TGCCCCTCTGGAGTATAGTCTGGTTCAGACTGTGAAATTTTAGAACCCTAGAAATTTATAGTGTCAATAGTCTGAAGTTTTACCCTAGGAATTGTAAAATTACCTTAAAATTTATAAATTATATGTATAAATTATTAAATTATTAATATTAATAAATTATAAATATGGTTTTATTATCAATCGTAATCCTAATCACATTTATAATAATATTAATGAGTATAGATTCATTTAGAACAATTATAATTCCGCCTATTGTATCGTGCCCAATCATATATGAATTAGCTCTAGAATCCAGGACAAATTTTATTAATAAATATATACAAGATTTTTTACCGTCACCTCCAGCCACAATATTAAACTTTGGATGTGGCCTAAATCTTTATTCTGATTATTTAATAGATATCGGATATAACGTAATAGCTCTTGATATTAATGATGTTTCTATTTCTAAAAAAGTAAAACCTATTATTTACGATGGAATTAAAATACCCCCTGAATTAAATTTTGACTGTGTTATTATAACGACCGTCTTACACCATATACCTGAAAATATATGTATAAATATAATAGAACAATTAAAAGATCTTAATAAACAAATCATTATTATGGAAGATAATAATGTTTCTTTATTAACACCACTCTGGTGTATGTTTACAAATTTACAGTTCTTAAATCATCCTCTAAATTTTAAAACATGTTACGAATGGAAAACTTTACTTTCGAAATATTTTAAAATTAAAAACATGAAAATTGATAGCGTAGCATGTTCTTTTAATTTATTTCCTCTTAAAGATAATATTTATATGAAATAAATGGATACATCTTTACAACACTACGAAAGAATCCCAGATAAATATATTAAACATAAAAAAGATTTCACGCAAGGCAGTTATTTAAGTATTCAAGATAGGGTTAATAGTGACCCTGAATTCGAACAGGAGTATTTTCAAGAGTTAATTAAAAAAGGATGGGTAAAATTAACAAATAATTCTGATATATTATATTATCCTCCAGGGGAAACTTTTAAGTATAGATTAAATGGAAATAGTATTTCAAAGGTGTCAGAGGGAACATTTAGATCTGGGGGATTTATTGTTGGTAAACCATTAGATTCAAATGATTATATACTATATAAAGCTTACAATGGTTGCATATTTCCGTTACAAATAAGTGATATTCAAGATGTATATGTTAAAGACGTTAAACAAAAAACGCTCATATTTAATCTTCCCGGAGAACCTACAAATAATCCTGTTTATTTAAAACATCCAATTACAGGTGAAGAAGTTGTTGTTTATTATGGTAAAAAACCAAAAGATTCAAGAAATTTTACAACTACTAAAAAATTTCAAACTGCTCTTAAGTATGGTAATTGGCAATTCAAGCAATCATTTTAAAATTACATTCATTGTGTTCTTCTTTTGTCACTATTACGCGAATAGGATTTAATAAAATTACATAAAATAGTAATAAAATATTAAATACACATGTTAGATTTACAATATTGAATTTATTTATTAATATGTTAATCTTATCCTCTAATGTTACAATTTTTTCCTCATAATATTCATAATCTTCATAATCTTCTTCTTCATAATCTCCTTCTTCATAATCTTCTTCTTCATAATCTTCTTGTTGTTCTTCTTCTTGTTGTTCTTCTTCTTCTTCTTCTTCTTCTTCTTCTTCTTCTTGTTTTTGTTCTTGTTCACTACTTATATTATCATATTCTTCACTTATTTCATTATTATTTTCTAATGGTTTCCAAAGTTTAATAGAATAGTCAGAGCTAACATTGTGTAACTTATCAAATAAATACCCTTTAGAATGTGTATATATTAAATTACGATCTTCTTTACTTAAATTGTCTGGAAAATAAACAATTATATCTGGTACTGCTATGAATAAACTATCTAAATATTCTCTGATATTATCTTTATTTTTTAAAAAATCAACATAACTTACGAAAAAATTCATATTACTTATATATATAACATCTCTCTAAACGCATTTATAGATTATTTTAATATAAATTAAAATGACAACCAGAGAAGAACAAATGAAAAAAATACAATCAGAGGCTTTAACTCTTTTTAGTAAAAAAAATAAAGACTATGGAGACGCATTTGCAAATTATGGAACCATTGGTGTTCTTGTTAGAATGTCTGATAAAATTTCTCGATCTGTATCAATTTCTACATCATCCCTTATTTTAAATAAAGATGAAAAATTAAGAGATACACTCATAGATTTACATAATTACGCAGCGATGGCAATAATGCTTATCGATGAAGATTCCGATGAAGATGTAGTAATGTTTTAACTAATTTCCTAATTTGGTAACTCCCGTTGTAATTTCCTAATTTGGTAACTCCCGTTGTAATTTCCTAATTTGGTAACTCCCGTTGTAATTTCCTAATTTGGTAACTCCCGTTGTAATTTCCTAATTTGGTAACTCCCGTTGTAATTTCCTAATTTGGTAACTCCCGTTGTAATTTCCTAATTTGGTAACTCCCGTTGTAATTTCCTAATTTGGTAACTCCCGTTGTAATTTCCTAATTTGGTAACTCCCGTTGTATTTTCTTATTTTTTGATCGGATTATTCCCAGGTAGGGACCTTGGAGTTTATATAAAATTTTATTTTTTTTAATTTTATAGAATGAATATAACCTATGATTTTAACTCCACAATCTGCATAGGTTCAAAATTTATTGTTAAAAAAAGTGCAACAATTTTGAGAGTTTGTGGACATTTGTACCTTTTTTAGCAAAAATATGCAACAATTTTGAGAGTTTGTGGACTTTTTGTGGACTTTTTACCAGACTATGAATTTTAGAGAATATTATTTTATACTATATTTATACTATATTTTTTAAAAAATTAAAATAAAATAATTAAAAATATCCACAAAAGAAGAGAAAACGTAAAACGTGGTCAGAAAAACAAAAATATATAAATCAAATTTTTAAAATTTTAAAAATTATTTTTTTGTTTTATATATTTTTTTTTTTACCCACGTGAGAACTCGCGAAAATCTGTGAATTTTGTGGATTTGTGGACAATTTTTCTCCATTTTCCACGCGGGCAAAATTTTGTGTATGAATTCATACACATTTTTTTTTATTTTAAAAAAATAGAGGTTTTGACCTCTATAAAATATCCACAGATTCTCAAAATTGTTGCACTTTTTTCGATGAAAATATTTTGGTATCCACAGATTCTCAAAATTGTTGCAAATTTTTTAACAAAATAGTAAACGTAATTTTATGGGGGTCTAAACCCTCTTTTGGTTTTTTGTATATTTGCTTATTCTTCGAGTTCTGGTTCTTCTTCTAGATCTGAGTCTGAGTCTGAGTCTGATGACACTGTGTTTTCAAAATCTTTCCAGTTATCTGCGTGCCTAAAACAGTAGTGATTTTTAGAACCATCAGGATGCACTGTTCCCGTTCTTGTACATGGTTCCCCCTTCGCGGTAAGACCGTTACATTGTACCTTTCTTTTTGTTTGTGCTGGAGAGGTATTGGTTGATGGACTTGCGATTTTACTTACCTGGGGAGTAGATTTACTAGTAGCTGGTTTACTCTTCAGAAAATCCAAAATGTTTTGTTTAGTAACTTTTTCTATACCGGGGAAATCATCTAGTGTAACTTCATTCTCTTCCGCGTAACCTTGTGCTACCTTACTAGCCCAACGTTGATTTTGAGTTTTACCTCGTGATGTTTTTGTAGTAGGTTTTGTATCCTTCAGAATGCCTTGTCCAATTTCTACTAGAGCTTCATTAAATAATTGCACCAATTCCTGTACACTCTCGCTAGGGAGGTTGTTCGATTCGGCAAACTCAGTTAGGCGTTTTTCAAACATCTTCCACGTCCACCCCTTTTCCCCTAGGGGGAAAGTCCCTTTTTAGTCTTTTTCAGTCTTTTTCAGTCTTTTTCAGTCTTTTTAGTAGTGATCCCTGTCGTAATCCTTCAGGTAATTTTCCCACGCGGCTTCCAGTGTCTCTTCATACTCTTCATACTCTTCATACTCTTCGTCGTAGTACAAAATAACCCGCTTGTTGACTATTTTGTAATCGACGATGAACATGATTCCTATAATTACTTTACTAATTTCTTTTGACCCAATTTAATGTCGTAAATTTTTACGATTTCTGTGTATGGATTTCGTGAATCTCACCACGTCTCAGTAGAAAATATATTTTACAATTTTTTACACCATTAGACATTTAAAACGCCGATTATTTATAGTTTTTTAATTCTTTTTTCTTGTTTTTGTTTTTATATAATTACTATTTCTTCTATAAGCTCTTGTAATTATATTTTCATAATTTACCTCTGCTCTAATATTTCTACTTTTGTTTTTAATTCTTTTACTGCTGATATTAAGTATGCTATCATATCATTATAATTTACTTTATAAGGTTCTTCTATTGTATTACCAGCAAAGTTTGTATAGTCACCTCCTGTTACACAAAATGATAAATCAGTTTGTAATACTTCTTGTGCTATTAATCCTGCTTCTTTATGTGTATCTTCTTCTACATTTAAAGTTTTACTTTTATCATAAATTTTTGGATTTAATTGATTTATTAATTCTAATCCATTTGTAATATTTTTTTCATTAAATTTTAATCTATCATCACTTGAGGCAGTTATTATATTTGCACCTGCTACTTTCCTAATTTGGTAACTCCTCTTCTATCCAATTATTTTACCTTAAAAATTTGAAAAATAGTTCTACCAATATCATAATTTACATAAGACGATCCAGATGCGACTCTACAAAATACCGTAAGTCGTAACTGGTTCCCGGTATCGATACTAACATATTTTGATATATTACATGAAACTGCTGAAGCCTGATCACCGGGAGCACCAAGTGCAAATTCATCTGCGGCAATAGTAGAAAATGTAGCACCTGAATTAATTCTAAATTCTAAATAAAGATGATGGTTGCTTATCTGATCATATACCGTACCTGTATGGAAACTATGCCCCACTATATGATATAAACCTGATGAAGAAGCAGTCCAAACAGAAGTACCGGCTGGTAAATCTGATGCTGATGCACTTCCTTCAGTAGTAATTGTGGCCCAGTTTAAAGCTGTTATTGTGTTTAATGGTATGTTTTGGTTTCCAGTACCTGACCCACTTAATAAATATGGCCCCTCCCAACTTGGTAATGCAGCACTACCATTACTTACTATTACTTGACCAGCTGTTCCATAATTAGTACCGCCGAGACCTAAAGCACCTTGATTATTAATTCTTAATTTTTCTGTTACATTACCTCCATCTTCTTTTGTGTAAAATTGTAAATCTCCTCCGTTATTCCCATCCTCTTCACCATCTATTTCTCCTAAAGCGTGAGGACTTTGGCCTGACTTTTGGAATTTTAATCTTGCTACTTTAGCAGAATCAATTTGTATAGAACCATCAACTTCCAAGTCTTCTTCAGGGTCAGTTACACCAATACCTACTCTCCCCTGACTTGTTATAGTTATTCCATCGGTTTGAGTACCCGTGGCATTTATATGTAATTTACTGGTATTTGAAATAATATCTCTTTCTCCTTCTATAGTTCCAACGTTTATTAGTCCGCTAGTGTCAGATGTCATAGTGATTTTATTGGTAGTATTCGTTCCTGTACTATATATTTTCGTACCTGTAATATTATCTCCATCTTGTTTTTTAAATATTTCATCGGTATTAATCGTGGGGAAGTTAAAATCTATTATCTGAGTATCTCCATATAAATTGGTCGCTATAGTATTTAAACTATTATTATTGGGAGTTGTCATTTATATATTATAATAAATAAATATATATAAATATTAATAAATGAATCCTTTAAAAAATTTTTATAAAAATTAAAAAAAAATTATTTTATGGTCTGTCAGTCACAAAATAATTTTTTTTTGATATACCCCCCCCCCATACGAACTTTTTTAAAAAGCGCCCAAGTTTCGCTTTAAACTTTTTATAAACATTTTAGGTCTAATTTTAGAACTAATATATTTATAAAATTTAGATTCCACGACTGGAATAGGAGTCCATAATTTACCTCTGCTCTAATATTTCTACTTTTGTTTTTAATTCTTTTACTGCTGATATTAAGTATGCTATTATATCATTATAATTTACTTTATAATGTTCTTCTATTGTATTACCAACAAAGTCTATATAGTCACCTCCTGTTACACAAAATGATAAATCAGTTTGTAATACTTCTTGTGCTATTAATCCTGATTCTTTATGTGTATCTTCTTCTACATTTAAAGTTTTACTTTTATCATAAATTTTTGGATTTAATTGATTTATTACTTCTAATCCATTTGTAATATTTTTTTCATTAAATTTTAATCTATCATCACTTGAGGCAGTTATTGTATTTGCATCAAATGTTCCTATTACACTTCTATCACAATAATCTTTTAAAATATTATCCATTTTATATATATATAATTATATTTTTTTTAAGATAAATTCGCATAACTTACTTGTATATGTCCTTCTACGCTCAAATTTGTTGTGTTAGAATCAGTGCATAAATAAACTAATTGCCATTGACTACCTGATATACGATTTATTCTAAAATTTGCGTTATTGTTACTACCTCGTGTATCTGTTTTATAAAAATTACTACCAAAATTATAAACTGTTGATGATGTTCCTGCAAAGTATAAATCTCTATATGCTTTTCCTATGCCGTGTGGATTTCCAAAAGAACCTTGACCTACACAATAATATAAACTAATTCCCATCATATTCCAACCGCTACTTACTTGATCATAATTTATAGTTTTTATTACGTGTTGAGTGCCTCCTCCTGCTAAATTATACCCCGAATATCCAAATACTATATTTTGGTTTCTAGATTGATTACATAATGTTAAATAACTACTAACTTTTGTATTATTAAAAGTTACAGAGTCGCTAGTTCCTACTGATTGTCCTATATTAATTTCATTACTAACATTAATAGTAACACCAGTTCCACCACTATAGGTAGTGTCTGTGTTGTCTACCCATTTTACAGGATCATTTTGACCTCTACTTACTAATACTTGGTCTGATGTTCCATAATTAGCACCACCGATACCTAAAGCACCTTGATTATTAATTCTTAATTTTTCTGTTACATTACCTCCATCTTCTTTTGTGTAAAATGCTAACATACCTCCATCATTTAATTCACCAAGGCCATCTACTTCGGCGTGTTCATGGTCGTTTTGTTTATCATAAAAAATAACTCGTCCTCTTTGTACGCCACCTGTGTCTAATTGTATATTTCCATCAAGTTCAAGGTCTTCCTGTGGGTCAGTTACACCAATACCTACTCTCCCCTGACTTGTTATAGTTATTCCATCGGTTTGAGTACCCGTGGCATTTATATGTAATTTACTGGTATTTGAAATAATATCTCTTTCTCCTTCTATAGTTCCAACGTTTATTAGTCCGCTAGTGTCAGATGTCATAGTGATTTTATTGGTAGTATTCGTTCCTGTACTATATATTTTCGTACCTGTAATATTATCTCCATCTTGTTTTTTAAATATTTCATCGGTATTAATCGTGGGGAAGTTAAAATCTATTATCTGAGTATCTCCATATAAATTGGTCGCTATAGTATTTAAACTATTATTATTGGGAGTTGTCATTTATATATTATAATAAATAAATATATATTTAAATATTAATAAATGAATCCTTTTAAAAATTTTGTTAATTTGGGTAGAGCTAAAATATTTATTCCTATAGTAGATGAAATTATAATAGATAATCACATTGATGATAGAAATATTATTCATAAAAATGATGGAACTGTATACTATCCTCACGACGAAATGAAGACGATACCTCCAAATTCTAACACATTTAGACCTATTCAGCAAGTCGATAACATACTAAAAATAAACGGATACGGTAAAAACTAGATTATAATTTTAATTTTAGCATCGTTAAAGTGTTTAAACGATCAATAAATCTTGTATATTTATCACTGGTTGCTGTTACAAATAATTTTAATGCACAGAATGTTTCTGGTACAATATGTTTGTTTTCATTAATTACAAATCCACAAAAAACATCATTCCTATTAAATAAACTATAATTATAATTTGGAGTGCTCGTAGCCAAATTATCAACTAAAGTTTGTTCGTGAACTTCAGGTCCCATTTTTTCTAATACATTATGCCAAAAATTTAATTCATCTTGAGTACATTTTAATACAATGAGACCTATATTAATATCATTTGCTACACTATTTTTTGCATAGGTTGTTTCACTCGAATTACTAATTATTTCATGTAATTTATCCACATCTTTAAAATATAAAGTACAATCACTGAATACTATTGTTTCTCCTAAATTTTCATAAATTGCAGCTATTATTAATTTTATCCTGTCTGAACATCCAGTAAAATGATGTTGACAATGTTGATTATGAATATTTAATTCATTTAATAATATTCCGTTTACTTCAAACTTATCTTTTAATTTACATTTTAGATGTTCATACCAAATTGTATAATCTTTTGTAAAAAATGTATACCATTTTATTTTTTTAGATAAATTTTTATTTAACCAATTTAAATCATTCCTATTTTCACTAATTTGATACCACCCTTTTGAATTATAAACGTCTAGGACCATTTGAAAATATTCTTCATACATTTTTGATATATTTTCCAGTGTAAAATTTAATGCCCATTTTCTACAATCAGATGGTTTAATTTTATCAATATTTTTAGCCGCCCAGCAAAAATGATCAAATGTCCTACACCTATAGCCAGTTACACCATGAATGTTATTTTCTGTAAATGCTCCCCAATCTGTTGTAATAGTTGGAGTTCCAGACATTAGCATTTCTATTTGTACTCCTCCAAATGGTTCAACGTACTGGGACGCAACAAATGCTCCTTTAGCCTTTGACATTAACATTTTTCGGTTTGTTTTATCAATTGAACCTATATAAGTAACATGTTCAGGTATTGTTTTATAACCACAATCTTCTAGAGATCCCTGACCACATACTAGGAGTTTAGCACCAATCTTTTCTGTTACTTGAATCGCGATATGAATACCCTTACCTTCGTATATTCTTCCGACGAATAAAAAGTAATCCTCTTTTTCATCACAATATTCAAAATCATTAGTATTAAAATAATTAGGAATTACAACATCATACCAACTTTGTTGACAACGACTAACAGATGAAAGACCACAATAGGCATGATATATAGCATATGATTCAAAAATTTTCCATTTAGCCCAGTGCCCTCCTCCATATCCAATTCCAGGTTCTACACATATTAAGTCAGGGTGAGCATCGCATATATTTTTAGCAGCATATCCCCAAAATGGTAAGATAAAATCGTTAATTTCCTTTCTTTCATTTATAGCTACTATAGCATTACTAGAAAAAGTAGTATAAACATCATCGGATGTATCATACTTAAAGAATTTAGTGGTATGATCGTGCTTGCCATAAATTTTATTAAATTGTTCTCTTGTAACAACTGTAATATGTTCATGACACTCTACGATAGAATCTTCATGTCCATAATGAAATATAATATGTCCTCTATCACGCATCATTTTACAAAATTTAACAACTTTTTGTGTATAAGCACAAGATACATAATCTGGACTTGAAATGGTATGAGGAACTCCTAAACAATGAAATCTCATTTAAAATTTATTAAATTTATTTTTAAGTTAATTGTTTGACTGTAAGCAAATTTAATAAATTTTAAAGAAGAGGAGTTGAAAAACGTGTAAATGTAGCATTTTACTCCATTAACGAGGTGATCTAATATTTGAGCATCTCCATATAACTTGGTCGTTACAGTATTTAAACTATTATTATAAGGTGTCATTAATATATAAAGAGATAATATATATAATAATAATGTCTGGGAAAAATATTATAGATAAACTTTTAAATATTCCACAATATGAACAAAGAAGCGCTGAATGGTTTGCTCAAAGAGAAAATAAATTAACATCTAGTGATGCTGCAACAGCTCTTAATATTAATCCTTATCAAAAACCGCATGAATTACTATTTAAAAAATGCGGATATGATCCAAAACCGTTTATTTCTAATGTAGCAACTTTACACGGACAAAGATACGAAGACTATGCTATAGAAAAATATTGTAGAGTTATGGGAATGACTAATTATAACTTTGGGCTTATATCATACACGGATGTATATCGAGAAAATCCTAATAGTGATTATTATTTTTTAGCTGGATCTCCAGATGGAATATGTATTAAAACTGATAATCAAAATGCTGATCCAATTTTGCTCGAAGTTAAGTGTCCTTACAAAAGAAAAATAGAATTAAATAAATGTCCTAAGTATTATTACCCTCAAGTACAACTAAACATGTTAATAACAGGTCTTAAAATTGCAGATTTTATAGAATACAAACCAGCAAGTCCAAATAATGAAGAAATATTAAACGTTGTTAGAATACACATTAACTACGATTGGTTAAATAATAACATTCCAATATTATTTAATTTTTGGAAAGAAGTAGAATATTATAGGTCTAATGGTATAGAAACTCATCCAAAATTTAAACCATTAAAAAGAAGTATAGATATTTTAGATACAAACGATGACCCTGAAGAGTCTGTAAATTTTAGAGACTAGTTTACGACAACAAAATAACTTAAAGGTTTTAACTATATTAACTATAAGTTATGGGTATTCGTAGCCTAAACACTCTAATTAAGAAGTACTCACCAGAATCTGTTACCGAACATAATGTAAAAGAATATGCGGGTAAAGTACTAGCGATAGATTGTAGCATTTTAATATATAAGTATGTACATATGTCTAAAGTACCAAATAGTCATATTATAGGGTTTGCTAATCGAATCAATTACTATTTAAAAAACAATATTTTACCCGTATTTGTATTCGATGGTATACCTCCTGATGCTAAAAAAAATACTTTACAAAAAAGACAGCATGCTAGGCAAAAAATTCAAGATAAAATTTCAGTATTGAAAGATACAATAAGTGATGAAACTAGCCAGGAGGATATTAAAAAGATACATGCAGAAATAGATAGATTATCAAATCAAATAGTTCATGTTACAAAATATCATATAGAAGAATGTAAGAATTTTTTAAAATATAGCGGTATTCCATATATACAAGCAGATGGAGAGGCGGAGAAGACATGCGTTTATTTGAAGAAAATAAACGCAGTTGATTATGTTGTATCCGATGATACAGATACATTAACCTTTGGTTGTGAATCAGTATTAAGAACAAATATTAAAGGAAATATTCAAGAGGTATCTTTAAATAAAATATTAAAAGATTTTGGAATGAGTTATATAGAGTTTGTAGACTTCTGTATATTATGTGGATGTGACTATTGTCCATATATTCCAAGTGTAGGTCCACAAACATCTTACTCATTAATAAAAAAATTTAACAATATAGAATCTATAATAAAATTAAATAAGTATAAAATTGGTGAAGACTTTGATTTTATAACTGCGCGGAAATTATTTATAAACTATGATGATATTAGAATAAATTCAAAAGATATTGAGAGAGTTCCTCTTCAAAAACCTGAATTTATAGAATTTCTCAAGGGTTTAGATTTTAAAGATAATTTAATTTCTAAATATATTAAATTATTTTCTTAATTTTATTTTTATTTTTTTTATTTTTTTTTCTTACGTTGTTATAAGTAATAATGGTTAAATTTGGCAATTCTTTTGGTGTTCGTCCTGTAAATCCAGCTTCTAAGAGACAGATGATGCTTGCGTGCAAGGCTCAGGGTCTTGTATTTGACTCAGCAACTGGTGAGTGCCGCGCTCCTCTTCGTCGTGGCAAGGCTCCGTCTGGTGCTCCAACTCTTGCTTCGCTCCGTGAGGCGTGCAAGGCACAGGGATTAGTTCTTGACATGGAGACTCGTCAGTGCCACGAGTCGCGTCGTGGTGCTGGTCTAGAGGCTGCTCGTGCTGCTCGTGCGGCTAAGAGGGGCACTGGAATGACCCAGGCGGAGATGGCGGCTGCGTGCAAGGCTCAGGGACTTGTATTTGACCGTGACACTAAGCAGTGCCGCCCCAGCAAGCGCGGTGCGTCTGCTCTCGAGAAGGCCTACGCACGGGGTTCCCTTTTCTTCGGTAAGAACAAGTTCGGTGTTCGTCCTGTAAATCCAGCTTCTAAGAGACAGATGATGCTTGCGTGCAAGGCTCAGGGTCTTGTATTTGACCCAACAACTGGTGAGTGCCGCGCTCCTCTCCGTCGTGGTAAGGCTCCGTCTGGTGCTCCAACCCTTGCTACGTTCCGTGAGGCGTGCAAGGCACGGGGATTAGTTCTTGACATGGAGACTCGTCAGTGCCGCGAGTCGCGTCGTGGTGCTGGTCTAGAGGCTGCTCGTGCTGCTCGTGCGGCTAAGAGGGGCACTGGAATGACCCAGGCGGAGATGGCGGCTGCGTGCAAGGCTCAGGGTCTTGTATTTGATCGTGACACTAAGCAGTGCCGTCCTAGCAAGAGGGGCGTATCTGATCTCGAGAAGGCCTACGCTCGTGGTTCGCTTTTTTTCGGTAAGAACAAGTTCGGTCTAAATCGTCCACCAGCTGCCCAGCGCGCTGGTATTATTTACCACACTTCCGCTTCTCAGCTAACCGGTGACGTCTTTGATGTTACCGGCATAAAACCAATTGGCAAAGTAACTGGTCCTGAGAGTCTTATGCTTAAGATCCCTGCTCAGGCCCCTGCTAAGCCCCCTGCTAAGCCCGCTAAGAAGTAAGTTAGTACTTAATTAGTACTTAATTAGTACTTAATTAGTACTTAATTAGTATAAAAATCTACATTGTATTAATTTTAATAAATAATAGATTTTTATGAATGACTAAAATATATTAGTCAACTATAGTCAACTATAGTAAACTCTTCAATTTTAATATCTTCTTGCGCATTAAATAAAGTTCGTTCAACGGTTCTTAAACTATTTGGGTAATTCTTATCTGTTCTTACTAGAAGTGGTGTAAAATTTTGTAAGTTTTTATTATATAAACATTCTAATATACAATCATTTTTAACATTTTTGAGAGTATAAAATTTATCAATAAAATCCTTGCCTTCTACTTGATCATATATAACATTAGCAAAATGTGCTAATTCACCCTTATTATAAACAAAAGCTGATAAATCTTTGTTTTCTTTAAAACGAATTAGAAAATCAATAGTATGTTTTGGTTTCCATTTAAACATTGAAAATTGAGTACCAGTTAAAACGGGTAATTTATTTGGCATAAATATAATTCCATCTGTATTTTTTTCATTATTATAGTGAGTTAAAAATGAGGAGAAATCTTTGTATTTATAAAATGTTTTAGTTTCAATGTTAATACTGTTTGTATCAATAGGTTTTATTAACGTTCTAATACAACAATCTATTTCAGCAAGTCTAGAATCAAAATTATTCTTATCGATTTTATTCCCACATAACGAAACAGAATCATAAACTATAAAAGAATAAATCCCGTTTGAACATACTAATTCTCCATCAAATAAAGTACCGTTATAAAGTGCGTCATCACCTTTAATATCTACAGTATAATAATTTAGTGAACGATCGCATAAAATGCATAATTTTCTGTTACGTTTATCTGTTGTAAAGAACATAATATATCTAATTCCATCGTTTTTAACTCCAATTAGATAATCATACATTTTTAATTTTTCAAAATTTTTACGTTCTATAGATACAGGTTGAGGACATGGAAATTGTGGTTCTCCTCTATGATTCCATGAAAATAGTATACTTCTTGTTAGATATTGAATAAAGTTAGGGTTTGTAATTTTTTCACTATGTGGAATATCCATATATTATATATATAATCATTATCTTTAAATTACTTAAAGACTTAAATTAAACTTTAAATTAAAGTTATCTATGGATATCTATACTAAAGAGAAATTATTATTTGATTCTCTTTTATCTTTCTATAGTCATAAATCTAATTTGGATATATTACTACCAATTATTGAGCAAAAATCAAATATATCTCTTAGAATATTAGATTGGTTGGTTACTAATTACGCTAAAAAATATAATGTTTATTACGAAAATTATAAGATGGGTAGTAAATATATTTTTTCTATATATTTAAGTTATAAAAATCAATTAAAGGCTTACTCTAAAAAATATTTTGATCCTTTTTGTAGAAGAAACAGAATAAATATAGATCTAAATAAAATAAATAATGAATATAATGGTATAATAACAACAACTATAGGTCAACTAAATTTTTTTCGATGGTTTATAGAAAATAAATTGTTAAATTATGTAGTTTTAAATGTTAATAAAATAGATGAAGATATGAATGAAACATTAAAGAGTACTAACAAAAACAGTAAACGAAAAGAATTATCTCCAAATATAATTAAACATGTTAATATTATATCTAATGCATTTGTTATAACTTTTGATTAATTTTTTTTCTTTATATTTATTAAATGACTTCTAATATTCACGATCATATTAATAATAAAGTTGATCATTCTGTATTTCCTGAAGAAAAACATCATATATTACAAGGTAACATAGGTAGACACTTAAGTGAAGAATATGGGTTTATAGCATCAGCACCAAGTATACTTGGTCCAGTCGGGGATATCATTAAGCAAGACTATCTATTTTTTGTACCAAATGGTAAAGCTGTTAATCAAACCGGTATGTATGAAAATGTACCTACACATTTTTTTGATAATTCTTCTCCGTTACATTATGGAGAATTAGGAGCTTTTATAGATTGGGATATTATTAACAATCCGCAAAATAATGTTGGATATAATTTAAATAATAAATCAGAAAGAGCTTTAAATTTTACTCATAGCGTCGTTAAAGGTACAAATATGCCAATTGTTAATCATTCTATTCCTATTAAACATCATGAAACAAATGGTAATATTACACCAAGTTGGACGCAACATCCATATTTAGGTACGCCAGTTGGTGATTGGACAAAATTATCCCAGCTTCATAGGGATTCAACTAATTAAGTTTTAATATTCTTATATCTCTCTCTAATTGAACTTGTTTTTTATCTTCTTCTATTTGTTTTAGAATACGTTGTTTATATTCTTCTTGTAAAGTTATTTCAGGGGAATAATCAATTTTATCTCTCATTTCTAATAGAGTATTGATATCAGTGGATTCTAGTTCAACGTTATCTAGGTTTTCTGATGTATAGTTAATATCGGTGTATTGACCAGGTCTGCTAAAATCTGAACAAGTATTTATTCCATATTCATAATAATAATTTTTTTTAAATTCGGTTGGCCTTAGTATATCTAATTGATTAGTACTTGTAGTGTTTAAATTATAGTGAATACTCCAAGGATTATCATAATTTTCTTCAGCGTGTACTTTTTCAAATATTGTATTAAAATTTTCCAACGTAGTTATATCGTTATTTTTTTCTATACATATAGCTGGATCATACTTATATTGTGTAAACATCGGGGCGTCAATTTCACATATTTGTTTTTCAGCTAATATTTGTTTATATGCAGTTTCTATTACATGAAACATAGTTTCCTTTTCTTCTTTACTTAAAAAATTACAATTTGATGTATCCGGGTGATATTGCCTAGAATATGCATAAAATGCACTTTTTGCATCATACAAATTGTAATTTTCAGATAATCCTAATATTTCATATGGTTTAAGTGACATTTTTAAAATATAATTATAAATTAATAAGTAATTTAAACCGCTAAATTACCTGTTGTAAGTTCATATCCAATAATTCCAGCAGCAGCTAACATTGCAGTTCTTCCAGCAAAAAGTTCATTCTTCTTAAGGAGAACGCTGTTATCATCATTGCTAATATTAAGAGGATCAAATGAATAGTTCCCTGGTATATGATCATCCTTCATATTAAACCATACATCAACACTTGTTGGAAATTCGTACGCCTTTAAAAGTTGAGATACTTCAGAAGCACCAAAAATACCAAGGAGTAATAGTTGATATTCGATTGGTGTTGAAGATAGTTCATTAATACCTAGCGTATCCGGCTTTATAACTTCTAAACTCATAAGTGTTGGGACAGCTAGCATAGCAGTTCTACCGTGCTTAATTTCAGCCTCCTTAATAAACTTAGAATTTAAGTTAAGCGCAGATAAAGCAAGCATATTAATTAATAAAGTCATTATAATTATATTAATTTTTATATCTTTATATCTATTGTAGAATAGATTGTAATAAAAAATATAAATATTCTTCAAATAATTGAAAATCCTCTCCATGATCATCGTCTCTCCATCGTACATGATTACAACCCGTGTGAGCAACTTCGTGTAATATGAGTGGTATTAACTCTTCAAACGATTTAATTCTATTTGAATCTCTAATTTTTAGAAAAATTACTCTATATGATGCTTTTAATATAGAATCCTTACCAACTAATGGTAAAATATAGTTATTTTTCACATTCTTTGGTTTATTTAATCCTTCAAATTGTGTATTTATCTGCATTTCTTGAACATAGTAATAATATGGATGTATACTAAGAAATATAATAGACATATTTCTTAAGCGATCGTTTACTTTATTTAAATTATTGTATATAAGATCGGCTAAAATATTTATTAAAAAACTAGCCTGATATAATCTTTTAGCTACTAATTTAGAATGTGGTAATTTAAGAACTTTAAATAAACTATTATTATAATTTATAACTTTATAATTTTTATTTTCGTCAAAATCCCAAAATGTCATTAATACTAATAAATATAAAATTAATATAAGATAAATAGTTTAAAAGGAATATCAATATAGTATATGTGATGGCAGAACTTCATTTAATTATTGGATGTATGTTTTCGGGTAAAACAACTGAACTTTTAAGGATAGCTAAAAGGTTAAGAAGTATCGGTCAAAGAGTAATGTTAATTAATTATTATGAAGATGTAAGATATTCAACTCAACACGTAACAACTCACGATAATACTAGTATAGATATAGATTCTCATTTTTTGAAAGATTTAGAAATAGATTGTGAAGGATATGATATCATTTGTATAAATGAGGCTCAATTTTTTACAAATCTTAAATTATTTTGTGAAAAAGTATTATTACAAAATAAAATAATATATGTAAGTGGATTAGATGGAGATTTTAAACAAAAACCATTTGGAGAAATATTAGAGTTAATACCTATATGTGATACAGTTACTCGTTTACACGCATTTTGTAAAATTTGTAATAATGGAACACAAGCATATTTTACAAAAAGACTATGTGAATCACAAGAACAAAAATTAATTGGAAGTGATGAATATATACCGGTATGTAGATGTCATTTATGAAATTTACTAGACGATGCGAATGCTTTTAAATCTTCATTTGTATTAACTATTTTAAGTTTCTCTTTTCTTTTATTATCTTGAATCATTTGAATATCTTTAATATTCCAAGATATAGTAAGAATACCAAATGATTCTTGTTTTACGTAAAATCCTTCTTTATATAATTTTGATTGTACATATTTAATCATAGACTCGTGCTTATACATTATGTAACCTAATATAAATGGGGGGACTTTAAAAGAACAACTAGTGTGACCACATGCGGAGTATTTTTTTATTTTATCTATAATAATATTTATCATTTTTGCTTTTAATTCTTTTTCTCGAATAGATTTGTGTCTCTGCGGTTCAATTACGTCTCTTAAAGTTGCAGATAACATTTAATAATACTCATATTTTAAATTATTATTTTTTAATTAGAATATATATACACTTTATTTGAATCCTTTGATGGTAATTTTATACCTAAAAGTCCCGGAGGGCCATCTACATCAGGTATTTGATCACCAACTGTAAATAATATTGAATATTTTGTCATAAGGTGTTTTCTAACATGGTATTTAAAAGTTATAGGTAAGTTTTCATCGTTCATATATATTTCTTTATAAGGAACTCCTAATAAATCTAGATTAAACTTTGTAGATAAAAATGAAGATTTTGGTCTTGCTGTTATAATAATAATATTATATTTTAATTGGTGTGCTTTTTTTGCCACATCAATCATTTCTTTTATACCGGGATAAATAAATATAGTATGATTTTTAAGCTTAATAAGCTTAAATTGTGTTCCTGTTTTTACTAAAGTATCATCTACGTCCATTATTATAGCCTTTGGTAATTTTGTTATTATATTACAACTGTTTTCTAGTTTTTCTTCTAAATATTTTTTAGTCTTATATAGTAATGTCATTAATACAATAAAAGATTATTTAAAATTAATAATCTTGTGCGTCTTCAAATAAAGTTACTGGGCTACTTGGTCTCTTATTATCACTATTATTTTCAGTAAAAAGTTCTGTTTTGTTTGTTGGTAATTCTGGTATATTATTTGATTCTATTTGTTGTGGATTTAGAATAGGTGTATCATTAGTACTCTTAGGGATTTCAACTCGTGTAGTTTCATTATCATTAAAATCCGGTATTTCATTATGTTTCTGTATTGGTTCTCCGTCTATAGGAACAGTAGAAATTTGTTTTTGTTCATTTTCAAATTCACTCTCATCATCAGATATATATTCTTCTTCATCTACAACTTCGTCTGCTTTAAATACTTTATCTGAGTTTTTATCTGAATGAGAGTCTGAATCTGATTCATTATTGAATACATCGAATAAATATTCTTGTAAAATGTGTTCAATGGGTAATTGTTTTCTGATACATTCGTTTATGAGGGACGAAATAATATTAATAACTATTTCTTCGGATTCATTTATTAAGTTAACATTATTGTAAAACTTATTACATACAATAATATAAATTTTATGTATAAATGTTTCCATATTTGGAATCTTAATTTTAATATTCTTATGTTCACCCTTAAGTCTAACACATGCTAAAATTTTAACATGACTAATAAATATAGCTGTTACAAGGTCTGATAAATATGAACAGGATGCTTTAATTCTTTTTGTTTCTTTTTCTGTAATAAATGAACTCCAATTTTGAACATTTGCTAATGAAATTTGAAAATTTCTATAAGATATTCCTCTAACAGATTTATGTAATTTTTTAGATTCTTCAAAAATGCTTAGGATACCTTGATAGATAAGAGGACTTAAAATATAACATAATTGGTTAGTATATTCTTCTTTAGCTGATACCAGTACATTTACATTAATAGGATCAGTCATCTTTATAAAATATATGTATAAAAAAAATAATGTTTAAACTTATAAATGACAAGTAAATGGACTTTATCTAAAAAATTATTAGAAGATACTTTATTAAAACCAAGTAAGTATAGTAAAAAAGGATTATTACTGGAACATAAAGAATTTGCAGGTGTTATAGAATTTGAAAATAATAACTGTAGAATAGTTGACGAAGAAATAGTTTGTGATAAAGTATATGTTAATCATTCTGTTATGGTTGGATCGAAAGATACTGTTATAACGCCGAATGCAAAAGTTAATTTTCATACACATCCACTACATTGCTATGTAGATGGTAATGTGATTTGGGGATGGCCATCTGGAGAAGACATGGCACAATGTATAAGATTTGCACAAAATGGTAATTTATATCATATCATTTTTACACTGGAAGGTACTTATGTTATAAATGTAAATAAACAAATACTAAATATAGATTCTAAAATAATAGATACCATAGAAACTATATTTAAACTTACACATAAATACCGATGGTATAAAAATATGGAAGATTCTACTTCTTTAACTGATGAATTTAAAGCATTCTTAAGATTATCACAAATAAAATGTGATGGAATAAATGACCCATTAGAATTATGGATGTGCTTAGTTAATAATTTTAAATTGATTCATTGTGAAAACTATACTAATATTAATATTAAATCCGATAATAAAAATTTAAAATTATTTAAAACTTATTTATACAAGAATAAGTCTTTTCAATACAATATGAATCCTGAAGATGCATACACGTATCTTAAACAAATAAAAACATCAGAACAAATATGTAAACTAATTAAAATGCCAAATAATATACATATAAAATTATAACTTATACTCCGTATACTCTTTATTATCAAAATTATATTTTTCTATATGGAAATTTGACTTTGTTAACTTAAATAATTCGACTGAATATTTATTAGGTGAAATTATAGCATCTAACGTTATTATAAAATTAATAACGTAACCAGATTCTACATTTAAATTTGTTAAATACTTATAAAGTTGTAAAAATTCTTTTTTTGTAACATTATTAGTTTGAGACTTAAGTTCCAATATACTCATCACATTGTTATTATTATAAATAACAATGTCTGCTCTTTCATATCCTACTTGGATATCCTGATATAAAATTGGACATATAACTTCAGACTGAAATAATATAGATTCCTTCTGTAGTTCTATTTCTATAGCTCTTTGATATATATTTTCTTTATAACCAGAACCTAAAACTGAAAATACATTTTCTAGAATCTGTGGTAATTTTAAATCCATTAAAATTAATTATATTGTGACTTTAAATTATATTGTGACTTTAAATTAATTAGTTATTTAATTTAGTCCCCCACACGAATATAGCGTGGGTCGTGGTAGACCTTCATAACAAGTTAAAGGAGCGTTAAATGAGCAAGTTATTGACGAGTTGTTAAATACACTGACTGGATCTCGTGGATTACATACTGGATCTCCCCTGAGATCTATACTGGGATTTTTAAAAGATGAAGAAGTAGTGTTAACACCAATAATATCTAGTGCAGATAACATAGACTGATTAGCTAATGCATTGGTTACGCAGGCTGGATCAGCCCATGTTTGATTTTTATCATTTGGTGAAGGGAGTGGTAGGAGGCTCGATGCTACGGTAGGGGCTGGTTGATTTAAAGCACAGTGACTTACACCTACTGGTAAATCTCCCATAGTACCTTGATCAACAGAAGAAGCTAACATAAAATTCTTATTTTGAATAAGATCTAAATTACTACCTTGTGGTATACCACTATTTTCGAGACGTTGATTAATTTCATTGGGTGGAGCAGATGCGAGTTCGGCGTGTTGCTTATTATGTAAATACGCGTCTGTCTCAGTAAAGCCTTCAATGTTATTTTGTACACACTGACACGCTAAGACTGCTACAACAGAAAGTGCTACTAGTGTCGAAATTACTGATACTGTGTTGTTCATTTAAATTATTATAAAGATAATAATTTATAGAAAAAAAATTAATTAAATTCAAATTCGTCTAAATTAATTTTAATAGCTGGAGAGTTATCTTCTTCTTGTACTTCTCTGAATTCTAAAACTTCTTTCTTTTCTTTAATCTTAAGTTGTATTGTATTAAAGTATGGTATACAATTAGCTTTATAGAAAACAATATAAGATAGGTGTACAAGAAGGATTACTGTCGTATTTGGTTTTACATCATTTAAACACATTTTTTTACCATTATTTGTATAAATGTCAACATTGTCATCCATTTTAAATATTACACTATCTCCGTGATTAACAATAGTACTTTTATATATTTGAGAAACTTTAGATTTAGTTAGCTCTTTAGAAAACCATTTTTCAGAATTTTGAGATATAATATCTGTAACAGCACTATCATATCCTTTTAAAAATTCCACTAAATCTCCAGTTGATTTTAACTCTATACTATCTTGGTTTGCACTTAATACGGTAAGTTGAGGCGTTTGAATAATAAGTTGATTGGAATTATATGTAATATTAGATAAATATAAATTATCATGTTTAAAAGGATCTGCTACGGAAACTTGTGAATAATCTATTTTATCAAGTTTTAGTATACTCATTGCTTTAATATCTTATTTTAAAAATAAATAATGTAACGCGGAATTAAGATATTATCATAAGTTGATATAATTCTAATGAATAACCAAATTTAAAATTAGATGAATCTGTATAAAAATTATTTATTTTAATAATACATTTTACGCGATGGTTTTTTCTGATACTATTGTAAGATATTGGATTTTTTTTATTATCAAATATGTTATTCAATAATGTTCCCATCTTAACTTTAATAAAAATATTGTCATTTATATCTTTAATTATTTGAGAATTAATAATTAAAGAATGATTTGAGATATATTTTTTCAAATAATGTTCTAATGATAATATATTGTTAATAAAATATATAGAATTTATCTTTTTTGAAAATTGTAATTGTAAATAACTTTTATTATTTATATCTATAATATCATGTATTTTTAAAGTTGGTGTAGAAAGATACAATTCATTATTATTATATAGTATGTTATTATTTATAATTTTGAACTGTTCTATTTTAAAGTCTTTATATTTAATGACTTCCATATTAAAAGTATTTTATTATTTTATTGGATTAGAAAAACGAGAAAATCTATTATTCCATTCTCTAATATCACTATTAAATTGGTCTACATCGCCTAAACCCACTTGTTGAGATGTTACGTTAGATCCTGTAATTGAAGTAAAAGTTGGTCTTTCTAATGGAACTGGTAAAGTTGTAACATCATTTATATAATATTTGTACATATCTATGCTGCTTATAGCGTGTTTAACATATCTATTGATTACCTGTTTATTAAGATCAGCTATTAAATTTTTGAGATTACATATTTCGCTTTCAGGTTTATTAGGAAATAATTGGGGCATTTTTCCTTGATACGCTAAAGTAAATGTTTCTTGCATTAAGTTTTGTAAAGCATTATTATCAATATTAGTATTAATATGTTGATTGCGTAATTTCAATATTTCGTCTCTTACTTTTTCTTTAATAAAGTCAATATTTATTTCATTAAAAAATAATTGAAGTAGAGGATTTCCTTTAGAACGAAATGCTTGTTGGTTAAAATAAGCTGAATCATCTAATGGACGGATTGCGTAATCTCTAATTCTATCCTGTGATATTGCGCTACAATTAAGATATTGTGTTACACTAGGACTTTTAAGATTAATATTTTTCCAATTTTTAGCTTCATCTAATGGATATAGTCCGGGAGGATTAAATTGACCCGAACTTCTTATACGAGGTAAAGAATCAGCGTCTATTATTGAATTACCATAATACGTTTTCACGGGTATCATTTAATAATATTTAAAGATTATAATTATAAAAAATATTAAATATGAACACTTTTAAATTATCACAGAAAGAAGTTCATAAAGATTCTAGATCTAGTATAGAAAATGTACATGACAAATATATGTCAAAAATTCAAGCTAGATACGACTCAGTAGAAACTAAAGAACAAGAATTAAAAATATTAAAAGATAGTCTTAATGATTGTATTAAAAATAAAAAATTTAAAGATATACCTATAATAAAAGATTCCATATATACTTTGGAAACAGAAATAAAAGATATTAAAAATCACACTGAACTAACTGATTATTTATCTAAAGCAGTACCGTTTATACAAGAAAGTAATAATATTAAAGAACCCACCGACATAGAAGATAAAACTGGTATATTAAAATATGTTACGAGTAATGGTACTACAGATAAAGGAACAAAATATAATGAATATTTAGAAACATGCTTTAATATTCCATTTAATAATCAAACAGTTAAGCCAAATGTTTGTAAAACGTGTGATTCATCTAATAGAGTTATAGATTCCAAGGAATCACTGATTGTATGTTCTGATTGTGGGACGTGTGAAATATACACAGATGTAAGTTATAATACTGACTGGTCACGTACAGATTCAACAGAATTTATTCAAGTTTTTACTTATAAACGGAAAAATCATTTTAAAGAATGGTTAACTCATTTACAAGCAAAGGAAAGCACTATAATTCCACAAGATATTTTAAATTTGATTTATATGGAGTTAAAAAAAGAAAGAATAGTTAATACGTCGGATATAACTCATACGAAAATAAGACAATATTTAAAAAAATTGCGTTTAAATAAATATTATGAACATATTCCTAATATAATTCAATGTATCACTAAAGAATCTGGATTATGTATAGATGATGAATTGGAGAAAAAATTAATGCACATGTTTGACTTGATACAAGAACCTTTTATTAAAGTATGTCCACCAAATAGGAAAAATTTTTTAAGTTATTCATTTACTCTACATAAATTTTGTCAGTTATTAAATCGAAATGATCTCCTTATATATTTTCCTCTTCTTAAAAGTAGAGAAAAATTATTTGAACAAGAGAAAATTTGGAAAAATATATGCGCAGAACTAAAATGGTCATATACATCAAGTATTTAAATCTATTTAAAGATAATTAAAATATATAAGATATAATGACTGAAGTTGACATTAATGATTATTTAGAAAAAGATTCTGTACGAGTTCCAAATCAAGAATATGCAGTTATTAGTATAATTTCTCCAAAGAGTAGACAAAAGGCAGATTCATTGGCTATAAAGATTCGTGGTGTATTTCCTAACATTGAAGAGGGGAAAACCTTTGCGGCTAAATTACAAAAAATTGATGCAACCTTTGATATATTTGTTGTAGAAATGTATTCATGGTTATGTTTACCACCAGATGCAGGGAAAATTGGAGAAAACCATTACGCAGATGAAAAATTAGAAGAACTGATTAAGGAACATGATCGAGAAATGACTGAAGCTAAATCAGAATTCGAAAAATATAAGAAAGAACAAAAAGCTGCTGGTAAATTAGCTTCTTTCCCAGAACTAACCAACGGGGAAGAGGTTAAGGAAGAGGTTAAGGAAGAGGTTAAGGAAGAGGTTAAGGAAGAGGTTAAGGAAGAGGTTAAGGAAGAGGTTAAAGAATAAAAAAATTGTTTAATATTTAAAAATCTATTATTTATTAAAAATTTAATATTATATAGATTTTTAATTTTTTAATTTTATTAATGATAGTTAGTTAATTAATATGTTTAATTCGAGTATGCTAGACCACCCATACCAGACATAATACGAAGAACATTGTAGTTTACGGCGTAAACTACGCCTTCGTAACTTACATTAGCACTGGTCGACCAGTGATTTGTCGTAGTCGGTACCATATTATTTAAAGAATCAAGTGCAGTGATAGTGGTGAATCTGTTACTGGCGTTATCTATACGCGAAAAGTTAAGACTGCCTGATGGCTGCTGTTCAATTGGTTGTAGAGCATACGAGTAAGTAAGGATACCAGTAGGTGGTATTGCAGTAAAATGATTATATGGCTGTACAAGATTGTAATAATCAGCGTCCTGTTCATTATACCGGTCATTACCGTTAAGAAGTAGTTTATGATTCCTGACGATAGTTTTACCAAGGAATTGAAGGAAAGGAGGAGAATTAGTAAAGTTTGTCCAATCCCATTGAACGGCTTGGACACCACTCGCTAGAGTCTTGCGGAATCCCCAAACATTGAAAGAAACAGGATGATTAAAGGTCTTATAATCAATGATTTGATTCGCGGCACCCTCGGTAAGATTGGCAAAGGTTGTTGTTACCTGCTGAACTTGCTTGATTAAATATTCGTGGGATAGTTGAGCAAATCGACGTCTTTCTTCGGAATCAAGGTAGTAATAGTCAGCATATACAGCAAGTGTAAGGTCATTTGAGTTAGCGCCGATGGTGAGGTTACCTAGATTTGGATCCCCTGGAACATTAAATTCGAGGTCTAATACATTTTTCACGTCTAGCGATGACATCGCGTTAAGTAGAACGACACAATTATGAAGATGCTCGGTCTGAATGTAAAGCTTAACCTCGTGATATTGTAGAGCAATTAAAGGTAAAGCAAGACCAGGGTGAGTGTTAAACCAGAAAATAAGGGGTACATATAGAACCTTTTCTTCAAAAGCATTGTTCTGAAGGCCAAGTGGAAGTTCTGTTATATCGTAGCCACCAACCATACGCTGGAGACCAGCGCGTTTGGCGCTAGGTGTAGATAGCTCGAACCACATGTAAAACCATGTCGAATAATGGCGATCAATTGGTTGGCCACCAATTTCGATAGTAACCTCCTTGAGAATGCGATAGCCAATATAGTTAACCCAGCACCAATTGTATAGACCACTTGTCGGACTACCTGCAACAGTTGATGCACTGTTGTACACCGATGTGAGTGAAGATGAAGAAATCTGTGTAGCTAATTTAGGTAGATTCATTTGAACATGCATAGGACCTACAAGGTCACCCGATCGAGAAATAGTAACTGTAAGTCGTTGGTTAAATCCCTGAGTACCCTGAATTGTCTGCTCAATACTTTCCCGAGCAAAATTAGTGTGTCTTTGGTAAGTTACCTTGAAGAAGGTAATTTGAGGATTACCTACGAGGTAAACGTCCTGAGCACCAATAGAAACGAGTTGGATAAGACCACCACCAGCCATTTTTACTTAATATATAGAAAGAAAAAAATTTTGAAAAAAATCGCAAAAAAAAAAATAAAAACTTACGATTTTTTGAAATATTTAGGCTTATATAAAATTAGTAAATAAAATGACGTCAATTATTGTGTCTCCTACTCAAAGTGGGAAAACTGGTTATATTCAAAATTTATCTTGTAAAAATTTAGAAAATGGTAAATCAGTTTTTATAGTTTTAAGAAATATTACAGCAGACCTTATTCAATTTTGTAAGAGATGGTCTTATAATTTAACGTTAGAATACATTTGATAGAAATACAAACAACCCTAGTGTTTATATTTGTTTATCTAATATACATCAATTGTCCAAAGATGTATTGCTACCATTGATAGAATTAATCATAATTTTATAATTATATTAGACGAAGCTGATTTGATATATTTAGATAAGTATGATTGTAAACAATCTACAATTTTATTTCAAGAGATGTATAAAAATTGTAATTTAGAACATAAATATTATGTTACTGCAACTCCATTTTCTTTATTTAAACATATGCCAAATGTGTTGTGTTCTAATATTTATAGACTACCAGTAAAAGATACATACGTTGGTTTTGATAAAATTAAAAGATGGCATATATTGGGTAATTGTATACAACGATTGACAAAAACTGATAAGTTCGAAGATTATTCTTCTAAGTATATAGAATTATTAAAATATATACTTGAAAGAAACAGTCACCAAGTTATTTTATTTAATTGCACTTCTTTAATTTTATTACAAGAAAGAATAGGAAAAGAATTTTTTAAAGAATTTAATATTAATGTTGTTATTGATCATGGAGAATATACTAGGTTGTACACAAAATGTAAGATACCCGGGTTTAATTTTAATGAGAATTGCGCGTGCGATTTAAAAAAAAAACATATCAAAGAAATTTTAAAACTGCTGAAAAAGTATGATAATTGTACAAAGGTCGTTATCGTCTCTGGTATTAAAGCTGGAAGAGGTCAATCTTATAAAACAGAAGATGAAAATGAGTGGCATCTTACAGACTTAGTGTATATGCCACCAAACTCCCAAACGTGCGAAACTTTAATTCAAGCATGTGGTAGAATTACTGGAATTTATAGTAATTCGCATAAAACTTTGCATATTTGGACAACTAAAAAAGCTAAAGAATCTATAAAATCTTATATAGAATATCAAACAAAAATTTTAGAAGAATCTTCTAAACATTCCGGAAAAATAACTGAAGTTATAGACAAAACTACTTACACGGGACATTTTAAATTAGTTTAAATAATAACTTCTAACTAAATCTAAACCAATTTGTAAACCTAATTTTTTGATAAATACGAAAAAAAGATAATTCCGTAAAAATTGTGCTTCTTCTCGTTGTTTAATATTTCTTTTTAAATTTATAAGTTTCATTTTATTATTACTATTAAAGTTTTTTGGAGTAATTTTATATTTGTCAGCAATCAACTTAATCGCAGGAGTCTGATAAATTGTATGTTGAGAATATGTACTTTTTAATGATTGGGGTAAAATATAGTATTTAGCTAGTGTGTGTAAAAGTTCTGTGTAATTTATGTTAAAATCATCAGAAATGCATTTTAAAATACTGTCAATTTTTGAAGCGCTCATCTAAAATCACGTAATTCTAGTTTATCCTAAGACTAAGTGTTTAAGCAAATGATACATCTTCTAATATTTCGCGCCTATATCGTATGTAAGTATAATTGTCTAAAAGTATAGGCGCTTCACTATTATATAAAAAATGACTCCTCCATAATTCCGTAACAAGATCTTTTACATCACGCAGTCTAATATATTTATGATTTGACATATAGCATCTTCTATCATATAGTGGTAAATTATATTTTAAAGCAAGATTATAGGCTCTTTTATCTTTAAAAATCAGTCTAGGGTTATCAGTTGGCATTCTTACGTTATTTAAAAAGAATAATTATAGCGAAACTTTCTGTCTATATTGGCTATCAAAATAACAAGTTCATATAAAGAATCTGGAAGTATAATAGAGGTATTATATAGGCTATATTCATAATCTACAGTTCGTCGCAAGTTACGAATTTTCTTATTCCACCACTTCCAATCTTCAACCCCAGACAATATTCTATCACACCTACGAATATATTTCATAAAATGTGGTATAGTATTAATTCTATAAAATCCATTGGTACGAAAATGTTGTTCATGTTTTACAAAAAATTTTATAAGAGACACTTTTAGCTGATTTCTTTTAAGATAAAACTTAACAATTGTTCTTTGTGCATCTTCGGCGCAAAATTGATTAATAAGTCTACACAAGTCACCTGGGAGTATAGATATAAAAAGGTGACCGTTCATTATTCTTACGTAACTATAATTACAACTGTTTAAGTTTAATTAATGTCGTATAAAATTAGAAAGCTATAAAATTGTGCCGAGTTAGTTGTTTTTCAATGAATGCTTATCCATTAATTGCTAAGTTACCTGGTGATGTTTGTCAGCACATCAACTTTTTTTTGGTACAAGATGCAAAAGAAATAATTTGTAAGTATTATTGTTCCAATCCATACTTGGAATACAAAGCTCTGTGTTTAAAGTATGAAAAGGATCGGTCGTCAGAAACATCACGACCTGTTATGCAGTTTTGTGAGCGTGTATGCGCGACTACGTTTCTCAAATCTGGAAATTATGGACAATGGCACTTCCGCGCAGAGGCCTGGTATCTAAAAAAACTGAATCATAAATTAGAATCATATAACATAAAATATCGTAATTACGACTAGTAAAATACCTTAAGAAATTAAAAATATACCTTAAAAAATGTCTATATCCTACGACAAACTAAATGAGTTGCTTTCTGCAATTTCAATTGAATACAAAATTGATATGGATTCTCTGGTAGGTTCACTTGATAAAATGAATCTTATTCCAAAAAAAAAAAAGTAATAAGGATAATACAACTCAACAAAAAGTGTTTGATAATAAACGAGCAAAAGAATTTGCTGAAGCGAATAATATTTCAGTAGACGGTATTATTGGAACAGGTCGTGGTGGTCTTATAACTATTAAAGATATTAAAATACATCAGAGTCAGGGTAAATTAGTATATAAAAAAGTAACAGATAAAGTAACAGATAAATTAACAGATAAAGTAACAGATGAATATACTGATTCAGATAGAGAATTATTTCTTGAACTGTTTGGTAGTGACGGAGAAGAAGAAGTTCCAATTATTGAAGACTAATAAATAATATTAACGTATATTTATAATTCCCTAGGGAATAAACTAAATATGTATTTTTTTATTTAGGCAACTATTTCTCCTAATCATCGTCCGTGCAATATTTACATAGCCATCTCGCGGTATGTCTACAATCACAGTCACATTCATGTGGACCAGTTGGAACGTATACGGCTTCCATAATCCTTTGAATAATTGCTGGTTTATCAATTTGATGCCTTGCGCAACAGTCACAATAATAACATTCTGTCAACATATCTGTAACAATGTGTCTGTTTTCTGTTATGGTTATATCAATATTATTATAATGTAAAAGTTTATCAAGAATTGGCCAAAATTTGTCGTAATAATAGGTGGGCATACCAAAAAGCAAAAGTTAACACGTGGTCTTACAAACTCCTAAGAGTCTTGCCATTCATGTGATTTTTTTATGTTATGTATTTGTGTTTATATTTTCATTCACAACATGTTGTCATCGTCGTCCGTGCAATATCCACATATCCGTCTCGCGATATGTCTACAATCACAATCACATTCATGAGGACCTGTTAGAACGGGTATTCTTTCCACACATTTTTGAACAATTGCTGGTTTATCAATTTGATGTCTTGCGCAACAGTCACAATAATAACATTCTGTCAACATATCTGTAACAATGCGTTTGTTTTCTGCTATGGTTATGTCAATTTTATAATGTAAAAGTTTTGCAAGAATTGGCCAAAATTTGTCCAAATAATAGGTGGGCATACGAAAGATAATAAGTTCACCCACACGTGGTCTCACACGTGGTCTTACAGACTCCTAAGAGTCTTGCCATTCATGTTATTTTTTTTGTTGTTTTTTTTGTATTTGTCTTTCTATGTTCACTCTTCAAGAATAGGGTCTTCATCATCAGACATAACAGGTTCTTCTTCGTCCACAACAGGTTCTTCTTCGTCCACAACAGGTTCTTCTTCGTCCACAACAGGTTCTTCTTCGTCCACAACAGGTTCTTCTTCGTCCACAACAGGTTCTTCTTCGTCCACAACAGATTCTTCTTCAATCACAACGGGTTCTTGTGGAAGATTGTCAATCGCGTCTTTGACATCTTTGAGTAGAATGTCACCACGCTTTCCAGATGGACGGATAGATGAAATGTCGATGTTATGCTCTCCAGCAAGCTTAGCCGCTGCCGCAGTGATCTTCACATCACTCTTAGGTGTGACAGAAACACGATCTTTCATGTCTTTGATTGTGATTCTATTGCCACGACCAGTTCCAACAAGTCCGACTATTGACACACCATTTGATTCAGCAAACTCTTGTGCGCGCTTGTTGTCAAAAAGACCTTTAGTGTTAGAAGAAGGCTCGGTAGAAGTCTTCATCATTTTCTTTGGAATAAGGTCTTTCTCTTGAAGCGAACTCAAAAGAGAATCCATGTCAATGTTGTGTTCCTTGCAGATCACAGTGAACATCTCAGACAGTTTGTCGCACGACATAGCCATTGCTGCGTTTGTGTGTAGTCTTGTTGTCTTGTTGTCTTCTGGTCACAATTTTATAGTTTTTTAATTTCCTAGAGGTGTAAAAATGTCGTAAAAATTTAAATGGCTTTAAGTCTTAATTTACGACATTTTTACACCTCTAGGAAATTAGAAAACTATAAAATTGTGACTGGTACTTTGAACAAATTTTCATAATGTACTGGTGGGAGAAAACATCTTCGCGCGAGCTTCAAGTTTCTTATCACAACGATGAAGAAGATGCTCGAGAATTTGCGGAACACGGTTTGCACAAAGAAGCTGCAACGCTGTTCACTTGTGCGGCAGATCAAAGAATCATGCAGGCTAAGTTGAATTACTCATCACAGTTGGATCCTGGTCATTTTAAAGCGTGGAAATATTGTAAAACAGCTGCGGAGTATCATACTAGATTAGCTGGTTAACACATATTTATGACCAAAAAAACAAAAAAACAGCATGTGTAGCTTACTCCCTAGGGAGTTGTAAGACTACGTTAATAAGTCTTAATTTACGACATTTTTATATTTCTAGGAAATTAGAAAACTATAAAATTATGTACTGTTACAGCTGAAAATCATGTCTTCCAGTTCATACTGGTTCGATAAGTTTTCTAAGGCTTACAGTAGTGTCCGAGACGTGCCAGAGGAGAAGACACTGTTTGATGAAAATGTGATCAAGATGTGTGAGCAGCAAGTACTAAAGACTTATCTCAACAAATGCGTGGCTTGTGATTGTTGTTCTCGTCATCAGATTAACAAGTCAATGACATTAAGCCCAATGTCGCATACTACAGTGTTAGTTGTATCACCAACTGTAGAAAATGTTAAATCTCTGTGGTGTAGGTGTGATTGTAGACATACTGCGAGGATCATATGTAGAATGTGTGAAGACTAAATCAAAAAAAAATAAAAAAATAGCATGTGTAGCTTACTCCCTAGGGAGTTGTAAGACTACGTTAATAAGTCTTAATTTACGACATTTTTACACTTTTAAGAAATTAAAAAACTATAAAATTGTGTACTGTTACAGCTGAAAATCATGTCTTTCGATTCATACTGGTTCGACAAGTTTTCTAAGGCTTACAGTAGTGTCCGAGACGTGCCAGAGGAGAAGACAATGTTTGATGAGAATGTGATCAAGGTGTGTGAGAAGCAAGTACTAAAGACTTATCTTGACATGTGTGTGTCTTGTCATTGTTGTTCTCGTCATCAGATTAACAAGCCAAACACACTAAACCCGTTGTCTTCTCCCCCCATGAAACGTTTCAAGTCTTCACAAAATCATCCTCTGTGTTGTAATTGTGATTGTAGGCATACTGCGAGGATCATCTGCAGAATGTGTGAAGAATAAATCGGAATACTAAATCAAAAACAACAAAAAAAATAGCATGTGTAGCTTACTCTTTAGGGAGTTGTAAGACTACGTTAATATTTACGACGTTTTATTAGCCGATAAAATATTGTATGTTAAATATTAAAAATGTCTTCTCCCCCTATGAAACGTTTCAAGCCTTCACAAAATAATCCTCTCTTTATGGAACATTCAGATATAGAATCAAACATTGTTATAAACCCGTCACTACCAAAAGATGGTGATGAATATGATAGATTGGGTCGCAACATTAGTGCTCAACAGCGTAGAGAACGGATGTTTGGAAAATGGATTAGGGTTACTTACAAAAATAAATAAATTAATAATTTACGACATTTTTGCTACCCTATAAAATATAAATAGTATATGGTAAATTTAAATTACATAGATTAAAAGCATTCCCGTCCTGTCATTTTCTGTATGTAATCTGGGACACACTCTAGTGGAGTCCATTAGGGGACCTCTGCTGAAAATTTATTTTCAGGAGTCTAGCACGCGTAGGAGGTCCATGTATGGAAAATGATTAACCCATACACCGTTAAGCTTAAAAGGATTTAAGGGAAGCAAAAGACCGACAGACTAATACTCTTTAACGATTAATGGAGTCTCATTTTGCACGCTCCATTATGATTTAATTCTCCCGTAGCTTCACCCCTTGGGGTGTGTAAGTCTACGTAGGTTTCACAATGACAACATCAACTCAAGCGATGGATAATGTCACTCAGATTGCACTTGATTCTATTTGGGCAGAACTTGTGAAACAGTGTATTGAGAAGAGTGAGTCTGACAAGATTCAGAATATGGAAGAAGGACTTAATTTTAAGTCTGGACCTGAACCTTCAACTCTTCCACTACCACCCCAGAGATGGCTTATCTAAAATAATAAAACGGCATTTATCTTCGGATATAAGAATGCCACGTTTTAACTTAGTTTTCTTTTTTTAAAATTAGTAAAGTATTGATTATTACTTGTTTTTAATTTTTCTTCTAGTTGTGTAAAAGTGGCTAACATAGTTTGTGGATTACATGTCATCTCTGGTAGACCAATATGATCATATACACAACCTATATCTGAATAATAATTATTAATACCAGATGCGTTTTCTAAATTAATTTCTGAAATATTCAACTTAATAGCTATATATGCGACTATTATCATTAGATAGTGACCAATTCTTTTTCTTTTTATATTTGCATTTAAAAGTTTAACATTAATATCTCCAAATCTGTCTACATAAAATTCAACAAAACCAATTATATGATTAGGGTCTAATAGTTTATCTTTTAAGTCATTTATTAAATTATTTGCAATGTAAACTATCATATTTGAACCTACACAGTAAAAATATAAGTTATGTTTTGCAAGTATATTATATTTTTTTTCAATATTTAATTGACCAGATGGATCGGTTGTATATATTGAACACATTATTAGTAATAAGCAAAGAAAATTAATTAAAATAGGCTAAACATTCTTTTGCCGTTGGTCTATTATTAGGATCTTCATCTGTCATTTTAATAATTAAATTACGTATAAATCTTGGTGTCCAAAAAAAACTAAATTTTGTATTTTTAATATATAATTTATTTTCAAATAATTCATACATAAGTATACCTGTGGAGTAAATATCTATTTTCGTTGTATAATGAGATTCTTTTACCTCTGGCGCCATGTAACGTAAGGAACCTACATATGAAGTGTGACCTGAATCATCATCTAATAAATTAAGATCTTTTTCATGCGATGCAACTATCATATTAGTTTCCGACAGTTTTGATAATCCAAAATCAACAATTTTAGCAGTCTTTGAGTTTGTTAACATAATATTACTCGGTTTAATGTCTCTATGAATTAAAGTATCTGGTTTTCTAGTATGCATATAATGAAGACCTTTTAAAATATCCACTGTTATTGATTTTTTTTTACGTAATCTTAAATTATTATTAGACGATAAATCTTTATTTGGAAAGTATTCCATAACTATTATAAATGGATCTTCTACATAACCAAAAAGTTGTACAATATTTGGATGATGCATTTTTGTCATATTATCAAATTCGCGTAGATATAAAAATTTTTTATCTGTTTCTTTCATAATTTTAGCTACAACATAAGTATCTTTCCATTTAGCTAAGTATACCTCTGCCCAATTACCCTCACCTAGTTTCTTATCTTTGTAAATTCTTAAATCCCATGGAGGAATCTCCCAATCTTTAAATTGTTTTGTTGCTAGATGACTATATTTTCTAGGTATACCTCCGTGTAAAGAAATATCAGCCTTAAATGTATCACAGAACATTTATATTAAATTAAATAATATTTTAAATCAATTTAATATTACCACATGCTATTCGATTACCTGCATTACCAGACTTTAGCGATTCAATTTCTTTCTTATTTAACTTTTTACCACTCTGTAAAGCTAGTAAACCAGGTATACCTTCATCGTCTTTGTCCTTATGAATAACAACACTTCTATCTATAATTGAATTTTTTCCTGGATAAAGAGATATTAAATTATCTATAAAATAAATATTTACCGTACCATTTGAGTTTACATTTAGATTATTTATTAAATCACCAACGTGCCTAATAGTATTCAAAGAATACGAACCATGATTTACTGAATATGGATTAAAATGTCCCCCAAGTATCTTACAATCTATAGTTTTAGTCCCTTTTTGGTATACCTTTTTCATGCACATGAAATCCATGATTACCACGTGAAAGACCCGACAATTTTACTTCTACACTAACCGGACTAAGTTTACTAAACTGAGTAAATAATATATACCCTTGTAAGTCAATATTAGAATAAGATTCATCACTGGGAAATGTAACAGTCGCACGTTTCATTTATCATGTAAAATATTTTATTTAACAGCATTGCCTCCTACCTCCAGTTCTCCTTATAGCATCTAGAAGACCAGCTTTATTTAAGGTTGAACGACCACGTATTTGTAGATATGACGCTATAATCTGTAACTCTCTAACTGTATTGAGTTCTATTTCTGATCGTAGATCTCTAACAGTTCTAGTAGAATTTTGTCCACAAACTCTAATAGAAAAAAAATCGTTTGGACTATCTATTGTGTAATATCTCGCACCTTCTATTAAAACCATTAATATATATAAATATTTTATTTCCACAATTTTAATTAATCCCATTGTCTTGGATCCATAGGGTGTTTTTCAGATCGATTATTAAATGATAAAGAATTTTTGATTATTTTAGGTTTACCCCTATTTAAATTTTCTTTAATACGATTTTCAGCTATCTCAGCTATTTTTGCCTGAGATGTTCTTTCATAAATAAGAGTATCTAAATCATATTTTAATTTTTCTTCTTTTCGTTCTAGGTCTTTTTGTTCTAGTTCTTTTCGTTCTAGTTCTTTTCGTTCTAGGTCTTTTCGTTCTAGTTCTTTTCGTTCTAGTTCTTTTCGTTCTAGGTCTTTTCGTTCTAGTTCTCTTCGTTCTAGTTCTTTTCGTTCTAGTTCTCTTCGTTCTAGGTCTTTTAGTTCTAGTTCTTTTCGTTCTAGTTCTATATCTTTTACATATTTTTTTTGTTCTGTATTTCTTAGTTCTTCCGCTTTAGCAAGTCCACATTTTAATACTGCTAGTTTTCGAATTGAACTATCGAGTGATTTTTGTATTGCTTCTATTCTTTCCTCGTTCTTATAAACTGCTGTCATTTCTCGTTCTACTTCATTTAAGCGCTGTCTAATAAAAGTCAAATTAATTTGTCCCATTTCGAAGTATGGTTTGAAATGTCTACCTAAAGTATCTTCCACAACTTCTAGTTTTTTTAATAAATCTAAATGATGAAGTTCCCAAGATTTAAGTTGAGATTTTTTTTTATCGATTTCATCTTCAAACATTTTAACAACCTGTGATAATGGTAATAGGTCACGATCGGGTTTGATGGGTTTGATAGCTTTGCGAGTCTCTTGAGCTACAATTTCATCATAGGAATAGTAGTTTTGATAGATATCAAGTACTGTAAGCGAACTCATATTATGCACATTTGCTAATATATTGATTTAAGCTAATTTTAATGTCGTAAAAAAACTAAGTATTTTAATCAGTTTAATTAGTAATGAATAAACTAATTCATGGTAACTGTTTAGATGAATTTAAATAAATTCTTTCCAAAAATCTTTCTTTAAATATTTTAATATTGAATAATTATATTTATTTGATGTTAATTTTAAAGCATCGTTTAAATTTAAGAATTTATTATTACTAAAACATTTTTCAATATCGTCCATATTTTCGGGCTGGCATTTGATATAATATGACCATTCAGTACAACCATATTCACCATTAATATCTCTAATTCTTCCACAACCATTTGAAACAATATATTTACAAACACCAAAATGTCCTTTTGTATTTGTATTAGAATACCTTAATGAGATATCATTATTCTTATTAATACTGTAAACACAAGGATATTTATGTTCATCTGTTTTTATTTTACTCATCCATTTCTTATCTGTACCATAAGTACTTCTATCTTTAATTAATCCGTTCTCATTATTAAAATCAAGGTATTCATTTATTTCGTTTATTGAATGATTTGGTATAAATTGTTTATTTTTGAGACTATATTTATACTCTCTATTCTTATAATCATTAATCAACGTTTCTGTATAACTCTCTATATTTTGTAATACATAATAATCAAATGTTGTAGAACAATTAAATACTCGCTGTCCTTTACATACATCATTCATATTTAGATATATAATTTGTTTTGATAACATTAATTTACCTATATTATTATCTATCTGCCTCCACGCATTTGGATGAACAAATGATAATAATCCTTTTTTAATTATCCACTCGTTCAAAGATTTATCCACAAATTTATCCCATAAAGTATTCCCTTTACCTTTATTTCCACAAGAATTTTGATAGGGAGGATTCCCAATAATTAGGTCAAACTTTTCATTTAATTCCATAGTCAATGAATCACCTATTCTTTTATTAAATTCAAAATCTACATATTCTAAACCACAATAACTTTGTACATGACATTTTAATAATTCTGTTGTTATAAAAACATTTAAAGGAGATATATCGATATAGTATAAACATTCTTCTATTATAACTTTACATGTTTCATATGGGGATTTATAAATATTTTCTAAATATTCATATAATATATCAAATAATGCTAATATAAAATTTCCTTTACCACAACATGGTTCTAATATCTTAGGTGTTGTTTTCCAAAAATTTTTATCTATAATATTTATCATATCATTTACAAGATTTATTGGAGTAGGTATCTCAGCAAAATTTTGTTTCTCTTCAGTACTTGGTATAAAATGTTTTGCTACCACGGCTCTAATTTTTTCTGGTGGAGATATTTCATATAATGTACGAATCCGGTCTACAATATCATCATTATAATCTATCATGTAATCTATCATATTATATATTTCATTTCCATAAATAGATTTTTTAGATAAGATAATATCTATCAATTTTTTTTCATATTGGAGTATTTCTTTAAAACTTTTATTTTTATAAGTTCTGCTAAGTAGTGCTAATATTGGGAGTATAATTTTAAAACATTCACATATCTGTTTATTATTTTCCTGATCTTCGTCGTCTTCTTCTTCCTCTTTGTCGTCTTCTTCTTTCTCTTCGTCGTCTTCTTCTTTCTCTTCGTCGTCTTCTTTTTCTGATTCTTTAGTTTTTTTTATTACTGTATCATTACTTATTTCATCCTTACCAGCCTTCCGTAAATCTATATTGTCACCCTGAATTTCATCATTAACATGTCGTATTTTAGTCTCTTTAAATTTTATTGAGAAAAATCGATTACATTGTATTTGGTTTAATAATTTTTCTACATCAATTATTTCTGTTAAATTTTTACATATTTCTTCATAATATTTTATAGCATCATGACTACTAAATCTACTAAACATATGTGGGTCACATATAAAAATTTTTTCGTCATACATTTTTTTAAGAATAATATGATCTGGTTCATTTGATTTATAAAATTTTTTATAATCTTGAATCATACGATATATTGTCAAAAGATATCTATGACTATTCATATCACAGTTAATACCTATAGTTTTATTATGTGCAGGTGTTAGGGCTCTAGAATCTCGTTGTATTTTTGTATCTAAATTGTGAGAATCATCCATAGATATTGTAACATCGCATTCATGGTATGTTACTCCAACACCTCCCTGATCTCCTAACCATACTATACATCCCTTTTTTTTATCTTCTTTAGTTTTCTTTAATGCTTCTTCTATAAAAGTATTGTAATCTTTAGAATTTAAGCTATTACATGTTCCATTTGAATATGAGATATAAAATTTCACCCATAGTTTATTATTTTTAATAAATTCTAGTAATGTTTTTTGTAACAATGCTATATTATTATTATTTGTATGTGTGGGTAAATAAATTAGAAACAATAATGGATGTTCTTTACACGATTTTCTAGAGTTATAGTCGTGTTGGGTTTTTTCAATATTTGACATAAGCGTTTCTTTATTATTTGGATCAGTTGATATTATCGTTTCTAAAACTTGTATTAACAGTTCTTTACCAGCTTCAGTTCTACATATTTTAAATTTATTTAAATAATTTCCATCCTTATCTATTTCTAGAGCAAACAATGATTTTAAATCATATCCATAATTTGTATTATTTTTAATGTTGTAATCATCAATTATGTTACCAAGTAAAGATGACAAAGAATGTTTTATATAACACTGGACTGGAGTATCCGAGTAATCACTATTTAAAGTCTTATCTTCTAGACACTTTTCTAATTCTGGATGTTTATTTTTAAGCCATGTAATTGCATTTTCATCACCATTATTATAATTTTTCACTGCTATTTCATCATTTTGTTCCCACGTGAACACATTTTCCTGTTGTAAATTAAAATATTCTATAACTTTATCCGGAGTTCCAGATGCAAAAATTTTAATCGGTATTCTATTACATATTTTTTGAGTTTTTAATGTTGTTCCACCAAGATGATATTCATCTCCAATGTAAGCATCAAAATTAATGTTTTTAAAATGCTTCAATTTTTCTTTGTTAAGATCATTTTTTAAAAATTGACTACTACATAAAAAAATTCCATTAAAATTTTCATTTAAATTGTCAAAGCTGTCTCTAGTGTAGCAAGTAATATTTTTAAAATCTAAAAATTCATTTAAATTTTCAATAAAATCTTTTAATGTAGAAACAATAGGTGTTACAATTATTATTTTTTTACAATCATTTCCTAATAAGTATTTTGCTATACATAACATTAATATAGTTTTACCGCTACGCGGTTTATTTTTGAGACATATAGTTAAATTTTTGTTTTTACTATATAAATTTATAAATCTATCTAGAAATATTTTTTGGTGTAATCGTAAAATTAATAATTTTCTTGGATTATTTAAATAATCTTTATTTATAAGTTCTTCAAAATCTTCGATAGAATCAATGTGCTTGATTTGATATAAAAGTTTAGCCAAAGCATTTATTACATTTTTTTCTGAGAATAGTAATTTATTTTCTTTTACTTGTTCCATGAGTTTATATTCGTTACTATCTTTATCGTGAGTATTTGGAATATTTATTGTATCTTTTACAATCACACAATATTTCATTTCATTAACCGAAAAGTCCTTTTTTTGTGAAAACATAGACACAAGATCTGTTATATCGTATTTTGTGTCTCTATATTTTACAGTAATAAATATATGAATATCATTCTGCTGAATAATTATATCACTTCCACTATCATGTCCTTTGTGTAAATTTTCTTCTAAAAGTTCACGGATATCTTTGAGATGATTAAAGTTAGTTGTTTTCCCGTGTTCAAAAAATGTATAATGTAAATAATCAAAACATTTAGCTATTATACAAAGTCTGACTATAGCTTCATATAAAAATCCTCGTCTACTAGAATTATTTTTAATATGATTGTCTGTTATGATTAAATTAAATATTTCTTCCGGTTGTAAATGTTTATTTTTAAATATTAAAGAAAGTACATCTTTCAATTTTTTAGGTTTAATAAAATCCGACATTTATAATTTTAAATTAAACTACTGATTTAAGCTAATTTTAATGTCGTAAAAAACTAAGTATTTTAATCCGTTTAATTAGTAATGAATAAACTAATTCATGGTAACTGTTTAGATGAACTTAAGAAACTCCAAGATAATAGCATCGATCTAGTTCTTACAGACCCACCTTACTTCATTCACAAATTAGACTCAACTTGGTCCAAAGAACGAATAGACTCTGATAAAAAGAACAGTCATATTACTCATTTACCAAAGGGAATGAAATACTCAAAAAGTCAGGTAAAAGAACTATTTGACTTTTATAAAGAAGTGTCTGAACTTGTTTACAAGAAACTTAAACCTGGAGGTTACTTTTCTCTCATTTTCCGCACCAAGACTATATCACTCCATTGCAATGGCCAAAGAGATAGCAGGATTTGAAATTAGAGACATCATCAACTGGATTTATACACAGAGTATTCCCAAGGGTATGTCAGTAAATCATATTATTGACCGCATGGACTTAAGTGAAACACAAAAAGATGAACTTAAGAAAGAGTATTCCGGTTTTAAAACTCCACAAATTAAATCATGCCATGAACCAATATGTGTAGCAATGAAACCAATTGATGTAACATTTATACAGAACGAACTTAATTTTAAGACTGGACTTTTAGATTTTAATCAAAAAATTGGCATTAATAGTGATAAAGTACCGGCTAATATTCTCGTAACGGAAGACTTTGATGAAATTTATACTAAAAATTTTTTAGTAGGTAAACCATCTAAAAAGAAAAGGAACAAAATACTCACATTACGATTAAACCAATTAAACTTTTAGAACATCTTATAAAATTATTTAGCAAAGAGGGTTCACTTGTTATAGATCCATTTATGGGTAGTGGTAGCACGCCTTTAGTGTGTAAACAATTAAACAGACATTATATTGGGATAGAAATTGAAGAGGAATATTATAATATAGCGCAGAACCGCCTTATTTCTTCTTGAGTGTTAAAGTTGTACCAGTTTTATCTTTAGTAATTTTAATTGACTTATTCCCCTTTAACGATTTAATCCCGTGCGCAGTTAGTGAATTTTTCCCTCCCGCTTTGATAGCCCCTTGTTTTAATTGTTCTCCTACTTTTCTATTAATACTCTGAATAGTATTTTGTTCTTTTACACTGTTACCACCTCCAGCTCCTTTACTTAGTAGTAGAGGCTTACCAAAACAAGACTTTTTTCCAAATCCATTTACAATTTTATTCTTTTGGAAAATTAAGCGTGTTATTAGCCATAGTTTTGGGACCTTGCCATAATGAATAAAAAACGTCTCTAGGTCCGGTCGGTCTTTGTAACATTGGGCATAGTCCTTTATTATTTAAACTTTTAGACTTAAATATTTCATAAATTGTAGGAATATTACCAAAGTTGTTTGGTTGAAGAACTCCTTCGTATTTTTGTTTTCCATTTATCCATAGGGGAAATGTGTATTTAAGTTTTTTAGCCTGGGTCATTGGTATGTAACGCATGTTTATATTTGGATTAGGGTTCTGTTTTAAGAGTCGTTCCTGTTTAACACAGGTTTTACAGCTAGGTATTAAGTAACATATCATTTTTGTAGGTTATCAAGATTAAAATACGAGAAAAATAATGTTGATATTATACAATAATGATAGATGATGATAGCGATTATTTATCTGAATTTGATGAACAGAGTGATGTAGAGACAGATGAAGAATTAGAACCTGAATTAGAAGAAGAAGAGTTAGATCCCGAGTTGGAAGAAACATTAATGAGTAATTTATTTAGTATAGAAGAAGAAGAACCAGAGGTAGAAGATATTTCGGAATCTGAGAGAATGGAGCGAAAATACGCAGCTGGTATAATTTCTTTTAAGGAGGCATTAATGAGAAAATACGCAGATGGTCAGATTGATTCCCAACAATATTTTACAGAATTGTTAGAATTAGAGATGTTTGAAAATACAAAAATTAAAACAGTTGCTGTTACACCGGAGGGTATAGAAATTATAAAACAAATAAGAACAGAACGATTAGAAAATAAAGAAAAATTATTAAAAGAACTAATAACGCAAAATGAACATGATGAGTTATACTACAAATCTCTTCAAGATGAAAAATACGCAGTTAATTACTATAAAGCTTCAGTATTTGAAGAGAAAAAAGTTAAAGTTGATTTAAGCGGAATGAATATATCAGATAAACTAGATTATTTAATTAAAAAAGAGGATCAAATTGTATCAAAACTTGCAAAGAAACATTCAATATCACTAAAAAAACCAAATAGTAGATTTAAAAACTCAGAAAATCCAGATATTCGCGATAGATATAATGAAGAATTGAGCATTTATGAAGAAAATAAAGCATATATTATGGATAAATATTTACCGGGTTACAATGTAAAACGATTAAATCCTACTGGTTATACATCGGATAAATATGAAATAAATATTCCGATTACTATAGAATTACGGGAGAGTTTAAAAATAGAAGAAAAAAAGAGTTTAGTTTCGGAACGAGATGTACTTGACCAAGAAAAACAAAAATACTTACAAAATCAACTTAGGAGTGTTCCTCGCGAGATACTAATTAAATGTTTAAAAGATAATAACTTATTATCAAAGTCGTCTAGTTATATACAGCGTCTTCGTAGCAATAAAGTTCCAATTTTAAAGTTTATTAAGTTTCCAAAAGATCAAGATGAATTAAATGAAGTTATAGATAAAGATTTGGTTAGTAAATATACTGTAAGTAGAGAACTAATTGATAGTGGTTATTATACTAAAATACCCACAGATAATTCTATAGAAGCAACTGAAATAGTAACAGTTCCTGGTAAACCATTGGCTTTAAAAGTTCCATTTAAGGGAATTTCACGAAGTTATGTTGGAAAAGTCATTGAAACAGTTTTACAAAAAAATATACAAGGAGAAGATTTATCATCACTGGGTGATAAATTTGACCCTATTTTACCTATTCCAGATCCTTTATATATGAAAATGGCATCTGCTGGTGATTTAGAAGATAAAGTTGCATATGTTTATCAATTATATACTCCGATTCCTGGATTTGATAAAGAAGGAGTTTATGTTATAACACGATATACAGACTTTGATGATTATCTTAAAAATTTAAAAAGTATTTTATCGGCAAATTTAATTAAATTAGAAAATGAAGGTTCAGATTCGTATTCTATAGCTATATTACAGACAAAAATAAATAAGATAAGTTACTATTTAGAAAATAAAGAAGACCCAGATATTTTAAAATTAAGCGATACTAGAGAAGAAGCCAGAATTGAACTAGTGACTGCAGAAATAGAAGAAACACGAACTTTAGGTAAAAGTAAAATTAATAATTTTATCTTAAGTGTAAACCATGATGCTATACAAAAGGCGGATAGTTTGGAAAATAGAATATATGTATCATCTATAAGTAATATTCCAGATACTGGAGAAGTAATAACTACATTTAATAAATCAACCTATGAATATTTAATTTTAAAAGTCATGTTTGTTCTTACACAATATCCAGACATGCTTCAAGATTTTATAAATGGGGAATTAGTATCTGATGATATTATCGATTTTGAAACACCACTCGTAAATACGGATGATTTTACTAAAGAATTTGAATTTAAATCTTTATCTCCCGAAGATAAATTATCACGACTTTTAGAATGGAAACCAGAAAATAGCTTATATTTAAAATACAAAAAATACTTAGATAAAATCAATTCTTCAAAGAAAACTGGATTTAAAACGGAACTTTTAATGAATGAATTTAATAAAAATTCTATAGATTTAGAATTTATAGAAATAGAGAAAATAATTCAAGAAGAATATGAGGTAAATTATTGGGAAGAAGCAAAAAAAGAAGTTTTAAGTATAACAACAATCCCAAATAGTTATACACCAGAACTTTGGAAGTTTATAAAGTTAAATAAGAAAAGATATACATTACCATCTCTAAGAATATATAGAGTTGCATCTGTAAAAGAAAGAGTGGAAATTAAAGAGCGAATAAATCGTCTATTTTTAAAATGTAAATTGCAGGACTCTATGACAGTTGCTTATATTGTAGAGAATATGATATATACAAAATCAACTGGAGTAAAAGATTATAAAAATTATTCAAACATGATTCTCTCGAATTATAAAGAATTTTGCTTGTATTTAAATGAGTTAACTAAAGAACAGATAAATATAATTAATTATATACCTATTATTACTGAATTTTTCTACAAAAATGGGGAAGAATTAATAATTAATAAAGAAAAAGTAATGAAATTATTAGATGCTTTTAAAAATGATAAAAATATTGAAGATGTGTTAAAAGAATTATCTAAAAAAGAGTTAGAATTATATAGATCTACTCTGTTACATATTATACCTCCTGATGTTAAAAGACGCTTTAAACTACTAAGCACTGTAAGTAAATTATTAAGTATTTATAATAAATCATATCAAAAAATTTATAGAGATAAATCAATGTTATATGTTAAACCTCATGTACAAAATAGTAGACCAGAAACTGGAGATTATATTTTTTATAATGATCAATATATAGTTGGTGGTAAATATCCGCGATTCAAAGATGAAAGATATGATACAAAAAATTATTCTACTGAAGATTTACAAGAATTAGCAAATATATTTGGTTTAACTTACACTGAATTTTTCTTACCAGTTACAGAGTATGCTATTGAACAAAATGATTTTGATAATTATATGAAAATCATGAATAGAATATCAGACTTGACTAAGTCACCAACAGAAGATATTGCGTATGAAAAACCAAATCGCGAATTAGAGTTTAAAACATATGCAGAACCACGAATAAGTGTGCAGTATACATTACGACCACGAATGGGTGTACCAAATCCAGGTCAAGCATATTACACTTCAAAAGATTATATTAAAGAACATAAAAAACTTTATCCTACAAATAGAGATTATTATGAGAGGCAATATGCAGTTCCTTATAAATTTGAAAATTTTATACCGGTATATCATAAAAATTTAAAAGACTTAGCAGACAAAAAAATAATTATACTTGAAGGTCCAGCCATATTTAAAACAAAAGAAGAAGATCCGTTAGCTACTGATACAACAAGTCCTTATTATATATTTATTGAATATAAAGATTCGTATGGTAAAATTGTATATTTTAAAGAGGGTGTATCAGAGAAAAAAGTTATAACTACTAAAAAAGATTCTTTAGATACATGCAAAAGATTTAAAAATAAAGAGGATTGTAACAATCCTAATTCATACTCTGTAGATTCTAGAAAATGTTTTTGGGACTCGAAAACATGTGTATCGTCGTTTTTCCCAGATAAAATAGTAACGAGTAAAGATATATGGGAATATGTTCCAGAACAAGAAGAGTTAAAAATTCCTTGGACTCAGGCTATAGTAAGCGCAAAAGACTATATTAGTTCGGTAGCCTTAAAAGAAAATTTAGGAGAAATTGGTGTAGCAAAATTAATATCTGAACAAAGTGCTAGATTATATAAATATAGATTAGAAATAGAAAAAAATTATAAATCTAGACCTAAACCTATTTTAGATAAAAACCCAGATACTTCTTTACTCGAGTTGGTGAAAAGTGCGGAAATAGAGAAGAAGCCGGATTTTACACGTAAAGTACCGAAAAATTTTAAGATGATAACTATTCGTCAGGTAGAAACTAAAATGAAATCTCGCATTTTAACATCTAGAGAAATTCGACGATTTAAAACATTTGAATTACCAGACTTAGGAAATGTAAATATAATATCAGTGATTGAAAAAGATTTAGTTGTGATCGTAAATAGTAAAGAACTAGGGCAAAATACTAGAGTTCCTTTTTCTCAATTTGTAGTATCCGATACTATACCTACTATTTCTGTAAAATCATTATTTGTATATATTTCAAACGAAGATAACGATTATTTAAATAATCCTCCATCTGTATTTTCTTGGAAATTAAAAAAATTAGACTACGACATCGAACAATTTATGTCCACTGAAGTTGAATATAAAATGGAAGAAGTAAATTATATAGATACAACCCAAATAATACCATCTGGCGAGTTTAACTCAACACCCTTAGTTAAAAGAGAAGATATAGATAAAGCCATGGTAAAGTTAGCGTTTTCTGAGTATTTACTTGTAGATGATAGATTACAGTTAGAAAATAAAATAAATGCTACTGATACTGCGATTAAACTAGCTTTAACAGAGAATATCTCACTTTATTCAGATAATTTTAAATTAATAATTAGAGAAATAACTAGCGAAGATGTTCTTAAAGTAATTGAATCTAAGAGACCTAATATTAAAACGCTAGAGGAAAAAATGAATGAAGATTTAAATGATGCTATTAAAAAATCTGATAAGAAAGAAATAGAAGCTATACTTAAAAATTTTACTAAAATGAAAATTGAGCCTAAGAATAAAAAATTAGCAGAGACTAAAATATTAGATATAGAAGAAAGAGTTCATAGTAAAGAAATAGAAAAAGATATTCCAGCGCCGCCTAAATTGAAAGAAGATCCTAAAAAACTTGTTAAATCTTTTAGACTCCGTTCTGTAATTTCTTCTCGCGCAGATCTTTAATTATATTGATAGTATAAATCAATTATTTCTTGCATATCCGGTGATATACCTCCTTCTATAGTGGTACCAGGGGGTACTTTAACGTAAGTACTAAGATTAGTATTAATCAATGAATCATATATATCGAAACCTAATGGTTCAGCCGGAACCATTTTTGAATTATCTGTGTAAATTTTTGAAGGAATAATTCCAGCAGTTTGAACAGTTAATTCTGGATCAAGATATAGTAAAGCATAGGCATCTGTTCCCGCTGAACGAGTTAAATCATATAAAGTAAACAAAGCTTTAATATACTTTTTATTACTTGAGTCTATATAATATTTTAAGTTTACATCAGTTACGGTAAAATTTTCTAATTTAAAACTTCCATTATTATGAAATTCATTATTATTTTTAATAGTGGATGCTATTTTATTATTAAGTAACTCGCGAACTTGATAATCAGCAACATCACAATCAGTTGTTTCTTGTAATTTGTTGTTTATAATTTCATCATTTGTACCTATCATTTTTACTAAATTTGTTATCATGTCATAATAATTATCATAACCATTAAGATATCTAGTATCATAATATCTTGTAGCTTGTTTATTACAAAACTTAAGACCTGGTTTATCATTATATAATGGAGCTTTACATCCCGTTTGTTCATATGAAGTAAAATCTAAAGGTCTAACAATAATATTAGTAAACATTTCTTTATTAATACATAACATAGATACTATAACAACTAATAAAATTAAAATAACAAGTTCGTTGTTAATCATTTAAATGTAAATAAATATTTTTATTTATTCGGTAATTATTTATATTTTAATAAATTATCACCTAATAAATGAGTGATTCTAACGTTTTAGTTATATTATATCATCCACAATGTAAAGCTTCACAAAAATTAATATCTAAACTACCCGACAATTGTGATATGGTAAAATTAGTAAATATTGCAAGTCTTCAATCGATACCACAAGGTGTAAAATCTGTACCAACCGGAATAATACAAGGTAAACTAATTAGTGGTAAAGCATTATTCGATAAGATAGATGGGATGGTAAAGGGACCAACAGGATTAGATATATTTGGTGCATCAAATAAAGCTGGATTTATAAATAACGATTTAAGTTTTAATTTATCATCAAATTTTACTACGTTGGATGAAAATAATCAATCTGATGGATTTACTGGTGTTCCAAAATTTAATGAATCTCAAGTAAGATCATTAGAACAATTGCAGACAGAAAGAATGTAAAAATATGCGTCTAATCCATTTAAAAAATAAAATAAGAATAGTTAAATGGATCCTAACAATATGAAGGAAATTTTCAAAATGGCGCAAGAAGTTGCAAAAACCATTAATATTCCAAAGGATGAAAATGGTCAAACGGATGCATCACAGGTTGATATGAGTAAAATATTTCAAGAAGTGTCTAAATCTGTAGGCAAGATGGTAACTCCCGAATTTGTAGAAAAATTTTCTCAGGGTGAAACTAAGATTACAAATAAAAATCCAAAATCTCGTATAGTAATGGACTCAGATGATGAGGTAGAATTAACAGAAAATTCTTTACCAAAAACTAAAGATCTCCATTTTACACTAAATGTATCTTTAAAGCATTTTTACAATGGCAAAACAAAAAATATCGCTGTTAAACGGCAAAGGTATAAATCAGTTGATGGTAGAACAGAATTACAAGAAGATAGAGTTGTATTAAATGTTAATATTAAGCCCGGTATGCAGGATGAAGAAATAATTATTTTTGAAGGAGAAGGCGATGAGAAAAAGGGATATATCCCAGGCGACGTTATTATAACTCTGTGCGCAGAGGAACATCCCTCGTTTACAAGAATAAATAATGATTTGTTTATGACACAAAATATATCTCTATCTGAATGTTATGATTTAGACTTTACATTTAAACACATTGATGGGAAGCTCGTTGGTGTAAAAAGATCTGGACACAACATTATGAAAGCTAATAATATATTTAAAATGGAAAATATGGGGATGCCTATAATTGACGAAGAAAGATATGGCAATTTATATATTAAATTTGAATGTGACGTCGCAGATAGTTTATCTACAGAAAATGTTGAACTTTTAAAAACTATTATGCCTCCGGTTAGTACACGGGATGAAACAGAAAATTATCATTCAATAATCGAAGTAACCGAAGAAGAACTAGATTCATTTTATTATAACCCAGACGAAGACGATGACGAAGATGAAGACGAAGACGATGACGAAGAAATATAAAGTATTTAAAGAAATAGTAATTATTAGTATAATGACAACTATTATAAATGGATGGGAATATTTAACTAGCATTATACCCGGAGATGTAATGACCCAAACTTTACAAAATGAATATATAAAAGAACAATCGATTGCATATCACATGTTACTAAGTCATATGTGTATCCCCCATGAAGAATTAAAAGAAGTAAAAGAGAAAAAACTATACATTGATTGTAATGATAATATTATAAATCCAGAATCATCTTATCACGTAAAATTTTCAAAAACTAAATTTTTGAAAACAAAACTTCGTAGAATCAAGCGGGATTTATATAACTATTATAACTCTAAAGGATTTTTAGTAAAAGGACCATACGAGTTGCAATTGAATATTTATTGTATAGATCTAGTTGTAAATAAAGAATTTTTAAATAATAAAACTGAAGATAAATCAGATGATAAATAAATAAATATTCAATTAAGTATGGTGTATTAATAAATTTTAAAAAGAGGATAATATCATTCATATATAAGATATATTCTTTATAAAATATTCTCATTCTATCGTTTTTAACAGCTAGTAAAAGTTCTGACTTATATGTATTGTTTAATTTAATAATATCCATTGTTCTAATATAAAATTAGTCTATAAGTTGTTTAAAATAAATAAAAATTATAATAAGTTATTATAAATGTTAATTATTATTATTGTAATAATATTTATAATAACTATTGCGTTAGTTGAATTAAATAGTTTATTTATGTATGGAATAGACAAGACTCAACGAGTGGAAAATTTATATGTAGATAATAGTGGGGATGAAGATAATATTTCTTTATTAAAGAAAATAACAGGTAAAGACTTTGTAGAAAATATATATAATACCAGTGAAACTATTTCCGTTGAAAATAAAAATCTAATATTTTTTAATGATTATGATATATTTTTGAATAATAATATTAAGTTAAATAAAAATATAATTTATAATATACCTAATTCTGTAGATATTGATATAATAAACTATAAAGGAGAGAAGATTACTATTTACATCAATTAAAAATATTTATAATTAATAAATGAATGAATTTTTGAATTTTTTATCAAAATATGTAAACTTATCTGTAATATCTGGAGTATTTACATTTAGGCTTATTTCTGTAATATTAGATAATATTGTTATTCCTCTTATTGCAATGATTTTACATGAAAATATTTTTTATTCATATAATCTTAGAATAGATAAAAACCACGATGTAATATTAACAAATCCAACCGATTTAACAGGTGCTGTTAAATATCAAATTGGTTTTGGTACAGTATTGAGGGAATTTATTATATGGGTCATAGCTATGGTTATAATATATTACTTATCATTAATGCAAAAATAAAAATCTTTACTGATAATTAAATGTATAATCCTTATTTTACACAAATGTTAAATCCAGCATATTTAGACATTTTAGATTGTCCTTATTTGAATTACGCTAAATCTCCAACTGATGTAAATAATACTCCAGATATAAGTTCACCGTGTACAGTCCCTGAGCAAAATGTATCGGGGTTTATAGACTCTTTAAAATATGACTGGGAGTCTTTACCTGATGATATTAAAACTGAGTATTACAATAAACTAAATCAGCTTCTTGATGAAGTAAATAAAAAACCTTCGATAGAAAAATTTACCGAAAAAATGGAAACTACTTATCCTATAATACTTAGTATAAGTATTATAGTTCTTATTGTACTTGTAGTGGCTGGTATTTATGTATTTAGTCGAAAATAGGGGAAGAATAAAGTTGTATAGTCCCCATTTCTGTATTTGTTTTGCAGATAATTGGGAATTTTTCAGACATATAAATGTCTAAATTATATATTTTATTTTGAATAAAATTGTAAAGAGCATCGATATGTAATTTACACGTTTCTATATTTATATCACAATCGATTTTAAGGTTTATTTCTATCTTTTCATTTTTAATAGTAAATGTAGAATTAGTTACTATTATATAAACATAATTTACCATAAAATAGTGAGATAAATTTTTATATGGTCTAATAAAATAACGTAATATATTTTTAAAAATTGTAGAATCTATTCGTACAAAAGATTCTGGAATTTCTAAAATACCTAAAAGTTGATCATTCACGTTATTTAATAAAGTAGTATGAATACTAAATGTTGTTGTAATTAACATTTCGATTTTTTTCCCATCTAAATTAAATTTGATATTTCCAGAGTCTGTTTTATCTATTATATCACAAATATTTTTATAATCGAACATTAAAGTTATATCTGTACAATCTATTATTACTGACTCATTAATATTGTAAGTGCTAATATTTGTTTCTTCATATATTAATTTAAAGTAAATTTCACCATCTGTAGAATTAATACATAAAACTAAAGAGTTGCTATCTGGAGTAAATTGTAAAGCGTCGATGATACATTTAAAATCTTTAATAGATAAACTAATATGTTGTTTCATTTCTAATATATTTAAGATTTCTTAATATTACTTAAATATATATATCATATCCTAATATGAAATTCCCCATAGTAACTCCTAAAAAATCTTATAGTGATCTAAGAAAGATCGTAAGTTGTCCTGGAAATTTAGAAAAATACAAAATAGAAAAAATAGTGTCACAACAGGCTATGGAATCTTTAATTGAAGAGTCAGTGGATTATAGTGGTCAAAACTGGGATCCAAGTTTAAAATTAATTACATTTTTATGTTTAAGTCTTGTAAATTCAATTAAAACGAGCATTAATTATAATATTTTTCAGAGCAAAATGAAAGAAATAATTATTAGAATGATTATTCAATACTTTATTCATGAATTGTTTTATATAATAAAAACAATTTCTTATTAATCTACTTAAAATTGTAATTAATTTATTAACTAATGGATAATTATTATAACCAACTTAAGCCAGCGATTGACACCTTAGAAAATTTAATTAAAAAGTACAAACACAAGAATAACATTGAAATAGAAATTAGAATAGGACGAATCGAAGAAGGTAAATTTTGTGCAGGAATTTTTTCTGGAGATTTTTATAATAAAATTTTGAAAAGTCTTAATAGTTATAAAAAATGGAAATCGGTAAAAACAACTGACAAGGTTGAATACATCAACAACAATATAAGAAAAGTAGATAATAAGTTTATTTCTAAAGAAAAAATTGAAAATATTAATTTTTCATTTAAAGATACACCATACGATTTTAGAATTAGTGTGTCACAAGAAACTCCTATTAATTGTGATAATTTTACACATAAAATCATTAGAAGAAAACATAGAGTATCATTCGAGTATAAAGAATGTTTATTTGAATTAACAAAAGTGGAAGAAGAAAATGATGAAGAAATTATAGAAAATGAAGAATTTGAAATTGAACTTATTAATTTAAAATCAGATACAACCGATAAGTATAGGGCTCATAGTGCTTTATTAAAAATTAGGGATATAATTAATATATGCGAACCTATACTAGATACTTCTCATGTTGTTAAACTAATATAAACATTTAATTCATATTAGTTTATATGAAGATTAATATTCAAGTGATAGGGCGCGAGGGTTATTGGATTAATCATCCAACATATTCAAAGGCTCAACAAAATGAAGATGTAGGTTTAGATATACCTATGTCAGAAGATATTACGATTCCAGGGAAAGCAGTCTCTTTTAGAGTACCTCTTAGGATAAAAACGGAACCAGATCATGGGTATATGCTCATTCCTAGGAGTTCTATAGTTAAGACAACGCTTAGACTTTCTAATAGTGTTGGAATAATTGATAAAAGTTATAGAGGAGAGTTAATAACAGTTGTTGATAATATTGGAGACGAAGAGGTTAAGTTAAAGTGTGGCGCTTGTTATTTTCAGATTGTTGCATTTGATGGTAAGCTTCCTAAATATTATATTGTAGATGATGTATCAAATACATTACGGGGCCAGGGGGGGTTTGGGAGTACAACTAAATAAATAAATAATATTTGCTTTATTTAAATGAATTTGATTATTGTTGTTATATTATATTTTATATTATCTAGTGTAACTACAAATTGTAATATAAATAAATCGTCGGGTGCTATTGTAAAATTTAAACCACCAAATATTATTTTTAGTATAGTTTGGCCTATTATATTTATACTTTTATATTTATCTAGTAATGAAACAGAAAACTTAGACTATTTATATTATTCTTTAATATGTTCATTTTTTTTATGGCCTATTTCATACGGTTGTAATAATTTTAAATATTTAGGGGTTTATTCTATACTTATATCTTATACAATTTTAACTTACATTCAAAATGAATCAAATAGTAAATATTTACCTCCTATACAAACATGGTTACTATTAGCATTATTAATCAATATATTTGAAGTTCAATTAGAATAAAGATTTAAGACCTGAAGAGATACCTGATGCACCTGACAAAGTTTGAGCAACTTTATTATTTATCAAAACATAGTTTATAATAATAGCTATAATACACACAATTAATATAATAATAAGAATTATATTAAAGAGACCTTTTGGATCTGTTGAAGCTAAAATTACAGTACCAGGAATATTATTTGGATCAAATTTAATGGTAACTTGAGAGTCTTTTGTATAATTATAACATTTAGAGCCTGTATTTACAGTCTCTTTGTATTCTTTTCCATTAAATGTAAAATTAACAGGCATTGTTCCGGTGATAAATTTGTTTCCTTTACTGTCAGTATTTGTAGTACAGACTGGATTATTTATAATTGATGCTTTAAGTACTTTATAATTTTTTTCAAATATTGTATTTACATATATAATTCCAAATATCGATAATATCAAAAACATGGTACATATAATTATTGTAATAATCATTTCAGATTTACCATATATTTGTGTCGCTTTAATTGTTCCAGATAAAATGCTATTCATTATATTTAACAAACTTTTTTTTCCTCGTATAAATATAATGAATATTCATTTATCTAATTTTATAGTTGTGTTGTTAGAAAGTTTATTATTATATATAACTTTCATAATATTAGGCAAAATGATTTTATAAATATAACGAACGAAGATATAATTGTAGCAATAATAACAAATTCTACAAGTTTATATTTTGCGTTTTACTTAGAACCAATAATTAGAAAATTATAAATTATATCCAAAATGTTTTAATGTTTCCTTTGCTGCTAATTGTTCCGCAATTTTTTTAGATTTACCAATACCATGATTATATTGAATCCCCTGAATAAAACATGCTACTTTAAAAGTTCTTTGATGTGGCATTCCATGTGTTTCTATAGTATCATATGACGGTGTTGTACTCATTTTATTTTGACAAAATCTAAGTAAAATATCTTTATAATTATCATCTTCTTCTAAATCTTCAAAATTTATAAATGACTCAATAATATTAATTACAAACTTTTCTGTTTTTAAAAATCCTAAATCTAGATAAATTGCACAAATTAAAGATTCAAAGACGTCTTCGAGTATTCTATCATTATTTCTACCATCTATTTTTTCTACATTAGAACTCATTAAAATATAATTTCCTAATTCTAATTTTTTAGCAAATGACGCTAAAGTTTTTCCATTTACTAATTTTGTTCTAATTCTAGTTAAGAATCCTTCATTTTTATCATTATACCTTTTAAATAAAAAATTAGCTATAATTAAATTCAATACTGAATCACCTAAATATTCGTATCTTTCATACGACTGTTTAGTATAATTCAGCGCAATCTTTGAATGTTTCGTATATTTTTGAATACTCTTATGTACAAAAGCCTGGTTATAATGTTGTATATTGATAGGTCTAAAATTTATAATTTTTTCAATATCTTCTCTTGTTATATGAAATTTTGAGTAATCATAGTCAGTTTCATTATCACTTCCACTACTCATTTATATAAATATGCATTATATTTTTAAATAGGTTAAAACGACACTGAATTATATAGAATATTTATGTCATTATCTACTACTTTACCAGTATATGAACCCAAAACAAACTGGAAATTGTATGTAACAGAAGAAAATTTAATAGATTTACGACATTAAATAGTCTTAAGATAACGAAAAGTCTTAAGAACAAGAAAATGAGCTGTCAAATTTGTGCTGAGAATTTTAACAACAGTGATCATTCCGTTGTTAAGTGCAATAACTGTTCTGAAGATGTGTGTAAAACGTGCATGAGAGCTTTTTTATTGACGCAACAAGATCTTCCATCTTGTATGTTTTGTAAAAGCTCATTTGATACTATATTTTTATGTACAAACTTAAATAAAACGTGGTTTAATCGTGAATACAAACTTCATATTGAACAAGTTCTACTAGATAAACAAATTTCCCAGTTGCCAGATACTCAAGCAAAGGCGATATCTGCAAAAAATATCAAAAATTTACAAGAAATAAATAAGTCCCTTGCGGAAGAAAGGAAAAAATTGAACAAGGCGGTAAAGGAACTTTCTTACAAAATAAATACAAATTTTAATGCTATAAACAATTTAAAACGTCCAAGTAAGGTTGCTTTTAAATTTACATATAAATGTCCGGGTGATGAGTGTCAAGGATTCTTAGATGATAAATGGTGTTGTGGCTTATGTGAGTCTAAAGTTTGTAAAGATTGTATGGAAATTTTATCAGATAGTCATGTGTGTAACCCAGAAAAAATAGAAACTATTAAACTTATTAAGAAAGACACAAAACCGTGTCCAGGTTGTGGTGAATTTATTTGTAAAATTCATGGATGTGACCAAATGTGGTGTCCAGGCTGTAAAGTCGCATTTTCGTGGATAAATGGAACTATAGAAAAAGGTCCTATTCATAATCCAGAATATTATAGATGGATGAGAGAACATGAACAAGAACTTCCCCGACAAGAAAATAATGATCATTGTGGACAATTGCCAGACGGTAACTTTTTACTGTCTAGTTTAAGAAAGATCTGGCTAAGAGTAGACAATGTTGATAAACTAGAAACAGTTGCTCTTCACAATTGTCATAGAGCAATAGTGCACATTAATAATTTAGAATGGTTACACGAACACTTTGAACGGGGTATGAATGATTATTTAGAAGATCTTCGAGTTAAATATCTTTTAAATGACATTACAAAAGAAGAGTGGAAAAACAAAATTGTAAAAGTAGATAAACAGTTTAAACTGAGTACAGATAGAATAAACATATTGAGACTAGTTAAAGATGTAATTACACCACTGTTGTGGTATACCGTAGAATTATTTCATGTTGAAAAACCGTTAGTCAATCAAATTAAAATTAAGTTAGAAAATGTAATATCTAAAATATATAATTTTAGAAACTTTGTCAATGATTCTTTTCTGAGAATTAGTAAAATTTATAAGAATAGTGTAGAAATGATTGCTTACGACTGGTCAATTGTTAGTCTGGCTGACTTTAATGCAATGAAACAAAGTTAACCAATTTCTTCTTCATCGAAACTGGGCACATTTATTATTATAGGTAGATAATAATAAGAATTGTATATTTTATTATAAAAAGTTTCAAAGGTTTCGATTGTAAAAGCTAATTGTCTAGTAATTCTAGGAGGTTGTCTATTTTGAGGCATTTAATATTACGTTACAAGTAACTTTAAATAGATTAATCTATGTATGGTGTGGGGTTCGAACCCACGAGGCTTACGCCATCAGGACTTGAGCCTGACCCCTTAGACCACTCGGGCAACCATACATACATTAATCTTTTAATCTATGTTTTACACACAGAGGGTACTTACCAGCATATCTTGGTGATATAAATTTTTCTTTACACTTCTTACATATATATTCTTTGTATAGTCCTTTGTCTTTAATCGGTGGATTATCCATTAATTTTTTTATTAGATCCCAATTTGGATTTTCAACATCTTTCATGGGGTCTTCCATTATAATAATATTATATGTTCTATATCTTTAAGTAGTTATAAAAATAATTCCGTGTAATCTTTCTAAAACGTAAGCTTCTATAGGGCACTTTTCTTTATTTAATAAACTTAAAATATTTTCATAAAATAGTTTTGGTTTTTTTAGTATTGTCTCGCGTGATACTATAAATTGCGCTCCAGCCCCAAAACTATAGGATTTTTGGTCCGGATATTTATTAAATATTTTAAAATAGATTTCGATAAGGGGTAACCCTGGGTGATACTTACAACCATTTTTGAAATCAAATGTTATTATTTTTTCACTAATATTGGAAAAATCTATAGTTAAATTTTTACTATTTATATAATATTGGAGTATTTTAATTACATTTGGAGAATGATCAAATGGATATCCTTGTAAAAATATATAATAACTATATTTTAAATTTTCATAGTTATCGACGATAAATTTATAATAAGTATGCGGTTCTCTGCCTACATTTTCTAAATTAATACAATCAATATCTAATTTATCTCCTTTGTTATAAATAGTTACATTTGGGAATTCATTTGTCCACGTAACATCTTCATTATATCTGGCTACTATAATACCAATATCATTCATTATGTTGAATACTATATCTAATAACTTATATTTTTTATATAATAATTGTCTTAAATTATAATACTCGGGTTTACTCTCAAGATTATCATAATCAAAATTTATAAAATTTTCTGTAAAATATATATAGTCTTCATATAAAGTGTTTAGTTCAGCGTCTTTTCCTTTTTCGCTAACTACAATACACCCACAAGATAAAGCCTTATTGATTCTATGTATTTCAAGTAATCCATCAGAAAAAAAAGGAATATTTAAAACAATTTTTGTATTAATTAGCAAATTTGTTAATTTAGTTATATCTCTATAGTTCCAATCAAAATCAAATAATATATTTTTATGACTATACCGTATTTTTAATTCATTATAAATATTTAATCTTTTATCACTTTTTGTACCTATAAAAACGATATCATATTCTTTTTTTATATTTGGACTATTTATCGGAAAATCAAAAAAATAGCACACGTGGGTATCTATACCAAAACTATCTTTAAGGAATTTATTGCTGATATTATTATAATCTAATACTAAAAACTTTTTTAAAATAGTAATATAATACTTATCTTTAAAAAATTGACTAGATGGTTGTTCCGAATTTATAATTATATATTTTGTATTATACTTATAATGATATAATAAAAGTTTATAAGAATGAGTTTGTAAGTGTGCACCGAAAATAATATAAGTGTCGTTGTCATCAAATTCTATGTCTTCTGTGTAAGTAAAATTATATTGTTTAGCAAGTTCTCTAGCATTTTCCATAAATATATCGTGCAATGAAATAACTTTCATTATATTAAAAATTATTTTATAACTCTAAATATATTTTCGTTTTTTTTTATAAAGTATTTTAGCTTATATTAGTAAATGAATACAGAAATTGAAGATATTAAACGTAGACTAGATGCATTGGAAAAAGAGGAATTACAGTTAACTCAGTCAAAACCTATTCGTAAAAAAAATGATTATCAAATTCATATGAGTCAAAGACTAAAAGAGCTTAAAAATAAAGCAGAATTAACGGGGAATCAGTTTAATAGAAAAGAAGCATTTTCTTTAGCGGCTAAAGAATGGACTGCTAAAAAAAATAGTGTATGATTTAATTTTATTTTCTCTATAATAGTTAAATGAACTGTTTAATACTAATAATATTAGTTTTATTATTACTCGTGATTGATAATGTAGATAATTTTACAAATTGCGGACCATCAACTCCTAATATTCCGCCACCAGAATGGTACATTCCGGAAAATTTAAATCTTAAAAACTGGACAACTAGAATGTATCCAGATATGGGATCTATAGAAAAAAATTTTAATAGCACGGCTTATAGATATTGGCAATATTAAACGAATATAAAAATCTACTATATATATAGATAAATGAAGAGTAACCAACTCACGAATTGGTTTTATACAATGAATCAGATTATTTCTAAAGATTCTGATATAAAACCAACTCATTTATTGTTAGATGGAGGTCGCGTTAAAATAGAAGATAATCTGATAGATAAATTTTATAAGCTTTATGCAGAATGCTTGATAAATAAAACACCAATTCATATTGTAGAACATAAAACCAAAATTTTTAAATTTTTTATAGATTTAGATTTTATAAACGATGTTGAAATGTCTATTAGTGAACTTACTAATATAATTAATATAATACAAGAGGCGGTATTTTATATGTATGAACAAAACAATTATGTCATAGTTTGTACAACTGATCTTAAAAATATTATGAAAGATTCAACCAAATATTTTAAACAGGGTATTCATTTATATTGGCCTACAATATTTGTAAATACGGAAAATGCAATATTAATTAGAAAGTTAATTATTCATAAATTAAAAAGTATTTTAGGTGAAAGAAACACGATAAATACTTGGGATGATGTAGTAGATTTATCTGTATACAAAAATAATGGTATACGAATGATCGGATCAAGTAAATGTTCATATGATAGAAGTAATGGTAAAACAGTTTTTATAGATGAAAAAAGAATATATATGCCAACTTTAATATTAGATTCACATAAGAATATATTAGATAATAAACTAAAGGAACTGTTAGATGATCAATATAAAATGATAGTTGAGACTAGCATTAGATTAGTTGATAAAGAAATAACAACGATTCAAAAATATCCAGAATCTCTTAAAGAAGAATGTGAAGAATGTGATGATTCTGAACAAACTCCAACGATTAGTAAACGTGTAAGTTCATCTACATTAGTGTATCAAGAAATTGTAAGATTTTTTAGAATACATGTTGCAAATTACTCCGCGGATGATATTAAAAAAATTTTAAATTTTGATGATAAAGTTTACATTATTTTAACTAAATCAAAATATTGTCAAAATATTGGTAGAGCACATAATTCTTGTCAAATTTATTTTAAGTTATCTAAAGATGGATTATGTCAAAAATGCCATTGTATATGTAATACAATGGTTGGTAGGAAATATGGTTACTGTAAAGATTATTCTTCAGAGTATATAAAGTGTTCAGATCATTTATTAAAATTTTTAAAGTTAGCAACTAAAGATAAAAATAAAGAATCTGAAAAAATTGATTTACCAACAATAAACCAATTTTCACCATCTAAGATTACAGATTATAGAGATAAATTATATAATCAATTTACAAACAAGACACCTCCTAAACAACGTAAAAAAATCAAATAATATAATTTTTAACTATTACATAACATATACCAAATATAAATCCTAATATTATCAAACTTTGAATATTAAATTCTCCATCATTTAAACATAAAAATGGTAATCCTTTACACGCATTTTTAAAATAACAGTTACTAAAAATTGTAAATAATATAATAATAATAATTATAGATTGTACCGCGTCATTTATGTTTAAATTGCTTAGTTTTTCTAACAATTTAATTTGATTTACCATTTTAGGCATTTGGTGAGGAGCCATTTGTTGTTGAGGAGCCATTTGTTGTTGAGGAGCCATTTGTTGTTGAGGAGTCATTTGTTGAGGAGTCATTTGTTGAGGAGCCATTTGTTGAGAAGCCATTTGTTGTTGAGGTTCAATTTCTGGACCTGTTGGTTGAAAAAAATTTTCCAGGGGAGTTTCAAACTCATCCGCCATTATTTATTAAACAATAAATAAATAATTTACTGAATTAAATACGCGCATGATATCTATCGTAAATTAAGTAAAGACATTCTAGATCTGCAATAATTTAAACCTTTTATGAATGGCATCTTTATTAATAAATAATCTTCCCATTCATATATTTGATAATTTACATATTGGTTATAATAGTCGGTAAGGGTTTTCTCTAGTGTAAATATTTGATTAGTGTAAAAGTTTAATAAACGAGATTTTACCCTAAACTCTAAAGTCATAAAATGTAATACTAAATTTTTTAAATCCTGTGGTAAATTTATGTATAAATTTTTTATCTTACATCTAGTTCTGTACGCTCTCCAACTTGCTTGAATTTTAATTATGTAAGGAGAATATTTTTTTTTTAAATGACAGAAACACATATCAAATGCTGAAATATGTAACTTACAGCGATGATTGGAACGGGTATAAGCTTTACACCGCATCGTTAAATAACTAATTATTAAATTTTCATTTTAAGTATATTATAATATCGTAAAAAAATATCCCATGAAACTTTATCTTTTGTTACGGAACCACTTGATATATGATAATTAATATTTAATGTATTTATAATATATATAAAGAAATTTAATTTATCTATATCTAGGATTACATAATACTTATCAATTAGTCTGATTAAATTAATTAAATCTGTTACTTGGATATGGGATAAATAATCATAAATTGAATTCTCTTTATGATAAATTATTTTATAAGTATCTATATTTTCCCAGAAGGTATTAATTCTTATATATATAATTTTTTTGATACTATTAGACATATATTTCAAATATACCGGTTCAGATATATAATATATAATTTTACGTTGTAAATCTCTAGGTAAATCAATAAATAATACTTTTATTTTATTCCTAGTTCTATAAGATTTCCATACTCTTTGTATATATAATGCATTTACATAACTCATTATATAAATATAATAATACACTTTATATTATTTTATAAGTTGCTAAAGTATATCCAAGTAGCAATGCAATACCAGCGCAAAACACATAATCAAACTTTCTCAAAGTTAGTTTTTTACTCTTTTCTACCTTTTTAAGAACCACGGACTCAGGTTTATTTTTTCTAATTAACCCCATTTATTGAGTAAAAATATTTAATTTTTAATATTTTATATATTTAATGCAAATATTTGTGAAAACTTTAACAGGGAAAACTATAACATTAGAAATTGAACCAAATGATACTATACAAAATATTAAATCTAAGATTCAAGATAAAGAAGGTATTCCCCCAGATCAGCAACGCTTAATATTTGCGGGAAAACAATTAGAAGATGATAGACAAATTAGTGATTATAATATTCAAAAAGATAATACTTTACACCTTGTTTTACGATTAAGATAAATTAACGAAATAAATCTATTTAAAGATATGAATATAATATTATATTAATACATGTAATGCTGGATTAACTCAGTTGGTTAGAGTGTCGGTCTTATGAGCCGAAGGTCATGGGTTCGATCCCCATATCCAGCATTAGATGTATTTAAAAATAGTTTAAAGATATAAATATTATTTATATAAATGGAATTTTTAAACGAATTTGTCTCTATAGATGGAGATTATTTTAAATTAATTGAGTCATTAAATTTGTTTAAAGCAGAGGGGGTAGATATTGATAAAGTTACTTTAGATACTATAGATAATATCATAGGAATCGCCAAAGGTCAGCGAATTAGTTTAGCTCAAGTCGCCAAATATTACAACATAGACGTAACTAAATATAATGCTGTTTCCGAAAGTTATGATCCTGTTTCAATTATATCTTCAATTATGAATGACGGTTACTTTAAACAATTAAATGATAAAATGGATGACTTTATTGAACGAGTAGATACTGAAAAAATGTTTCAAAAGTATCCGGTGAATTTATGATACTTTCTTAAAAACAAAACTAAAATTTAGGAAAGAAATCAGTTGTTCGTACTGTGTCATAGGGTGATTGTATAATTTATACCAGTCATAAAAAGAACGAGTATTTACTAACTCTAAATTATAAATTTTAGCTGTTTGTACTAATATAGATTTAAATACAAAATATTCTTTCGATTCACCTGTAACATCAAAATAAGTGTTTGATACAGACTTTCCAGTATTTATATTAAATGTATAACTATTTACATCTATTTTTTTAAGTTGGAAAATATCAGTAACAAAATCTCCTTTGTTTAGAATATTACTTACTAAGTCTCCATCTGTTGTTGTTGCAATAAATATACCATTATTTTTTAGTTTAGAACTAATAAATGATAAAACATGATGTAAGTCAGCATCTGTACGAGTAAAATAATGAAATGCAAATTGACAACTTACAACATCATACACACCTTCATGTAATCCTCTTACTTGTTTTTCAATATTTTTAAGTTTTGTGTTAATATTTTTGTCTAACACGTCTAAGGTTAAATATTTTGTAAAAGGAAGCCATGTGTTTGTTTTCAAAAGTTCATGGAATCTTTTTTTAGCTTCATGTATTGATGATTGGTGTGGATCAAATCCTATGACTGTTTTAAATCCAGTTTTTTTCCATTTATAAAGATCTCCTCCTCGACCCACAGCTATATCTAGCAAAGTTTTTCCTCTATATCTTTCTAATAGACTTAGTTTAATAAAATTGTGAAACTTCCTCATATTTTGAATATCATCATGTGGTTGCAAAACAAGGGAATGAATATTCCCAGATTTGATCGCATCAAAAATATCTGACATCAATTGTCACCAAATTATATTAAATAAAATTTTTAAGAAATTAAATTTGTCGTAAAATTATATTTGTCTTAAATTATATTTTTTTACGACATTTAGTTTTCTTTAATAAAATAATAATAATATTGTAATAATGTTTTGCGCCTGTAACGAACCCGCTTTTACTTTCACAAAATTTGTTCCAGAAAATGGAATGTTAGCTAAATATAAGATAGCTAGATGCAATAAATCCATTGAATACTCAAAGAAACCAAAATGTTCTTATAGATTTTGTGAAAAAATAGCAGAGACTATCCTATCGGACGTTTCTATAGAATCTAAACAAGTTACTAAAAAATACACAATAAAAGAAGATCCAATTAAAATGTTACAATCTTCTATAATAGAGATTAAACTGTGTCAAGATAACGAATTACCATTTAATCGACATGTGAATAAAATTTTATATCTATCAAAAAAATTAAGAATACCCCCATATTTACCAGAAAAACATACAATTGAAGATTATTACGATATTGCTAATCATTATCTTAAAACTCCATTACCAGAGTTTAAGCATAAACCTTTTAGATCTGTAAAGTTAATAACAGGGTTTGATGAAATATTGACAATTAATAAGACATCATCTATTAAAACGAATCAACAGCGTGATGTACATACCAAATATCCTGTGAAATTATCTTCTAATAAGTTTATAACAGGTGGACACGCGAATGATGATGAAGAAAATGAAGATGAAATTGATGTAGATAATTTTGATAGCGATAACGAACTTAATGACGATGGTTATGAGTCAGGTTCATTTAGTGATTAAAATAATATATCTCATAATGTAATAATGAATGTAATTAAGATGTTTTTACAACTCGACAAAGAAGATCAAGAAAAATGTTTATGTCTTGTAAATAATATTTTATTTCCTCTTAAATTTTACATAATACTAGTTGTTACTCTATTATTTTTAATTTTTTGTACTAATTTATACTTAATAAATAATATTAACTTACTTAAAGGAAACTAAAATTTAACATTTAATGGCAGATATAGAGTTCTTTAAAACTGACGTTAAAGAATTTGATGCAATAGACGAACAGATTAAACAAATAAGTGAACAAATGAAACCGCTAAATTTAAAATTGAAAGACTTAAAATCTAAAAAGTCTGAATTACAGGGTAATATATGTGAATATATGTCCAAAAACGACATAGACACATGTAATTTAAAATCAGGGAGGCTTGTATATAAAGAATCGCGTACGGTAAAACCTATAAATCAAAGTGACGTTAAAGAATCAATTAATTTATTTTTTACTAATGGTGAAAATGATGAATTATTGAAAAAGAATCCAAAAGAAATTGCCGATACCCTTATTAATTTTATTTATGACACAAATAGAGAATCTTCTACAAAAGTTTCCCTTAGGCGATCTAAAGGTTCGGGTGATTAACAGACTGAAGCTACATTTTGTTTACATATTTCAAATTCAAACTCTGACCCCGAATCAGATTCATAACTTTCAGTTTGATTTATCATATATTTTGTATCTACAACGTCCTCTGGTGCTATATTTACTATATTATTCTTTCTTGTAGTTTTAATTACAAACATGCTAAAATTTATTAAATTATTACAAAATTTAAGTTTAATTGGATCACATTTATCTAATTTAATTATATAATATTTATATCTGGATACTTGATAACATTCGAATATTTTGTAATTAAAATCATCGATACGTTTAAAAATAGTTGGTTCTAGCTTGATTCCTTCAGAATCTATGAATAGTATATTCATTATTGTAATATATAATATTTAATAATGAATATAATCAACTTAAAAATAATCTCCATAATATAGTAAGATGTCAGAATATGAAGCAAATCGAAACTGGGCTAATAATTTAAGTCAATACTTCGAAGAAGCTGATAAGGATCAAATATTAGAATATTTAGAAAAATTAGAAGAAAAATGGAAAATACCTAAAGGTGTAGAATCTGTTTTTTCTAAAACAATGAGTAACTTTAATATATCTGACATTGCTACAATAGACATTGATATCATAGAAACTGAAAAGAATAAAATACTATGGGAGTTAACAGGACTTCAAGGAAAATTTATAAAATTTTATGATATCAATGATGAATACTATAAATTAAAGTGGGAAAAAATATTAGAGAATTTTTACTACTCTGAAAGATTTTTAAGGACTGGATATTTATTGGATAGAATGTCTAATGATAATTATGAATATTCTCTAAATGAAGATACAGATGGATTATTTAAATTTACACCAATAGATGTTTCGAAAAATACACCATACCAAAATCTATTATTATTTTTATTTGGTAAAATTAATGAATTAGAATATGCAAAGTACAACGATTCTTTGTATGAAAAAGTGATGATAAATGGTAATTTTACTCATTCGTGGAGAAAAGTAGAATCTATTAAAAGTTTTATTATTAAAATTTGTAACATGAAAACAAATTATGAACAATGGAAAAACTCTACTAGTGGAGGTAATAATAATATTAAATCAGCGGAACAATATATTGTAGACTATACTGGACCTGAACTTAAAAATTTATTAAAAGATAGGCACGTTCATTCATTTAAAAATGGTATATATATTTCTAAAATTAACATTGGTACAGAAGATGAAAAAATATGGTCTGATAAGTTTATTCCATATGGGGAAAAGAGTGAATATATTACAACAGAAACGGTTGCATCTAAATATTTTGATCAAGATTTTAATAATTATGATCATTTAAAAGATGAAGAATTCTTTGAAATAATAAAAGATTGTCCTGTATTTAAAAGTATATTAGATTATCAAAAATTTCCAAAGGAAGTACAAAAATGGCTTGTTATATTTATAGGTAGAAATCTATTTGATGTTAATGAAATTGAAAGATGGTGTGTGGTTATGTTTTTATTAGGTATGGCTGGAGCTGGAAAAAGTACAATTATAGAGATGATAATTGCGAAGTTCTATGATGCTGATGATATTAAAATGATGTCAAATAATATAGAGAAAAAATTTGGACTAAAACCATTATCAACTGGTAAAATAGTAATAGCTCCAGAAATACAAGGAGATTGTTCTTTAGAACAAACAGAATGGCAATTAATTAGTGAAGGTGGAACAGTTACACCAGCAGAGAAAAATAAAAATGCTGAAACAATTAAATGGCTCCCACCAGTACCTATGGCTGGAAACAATGTACCAGGTTACAACAATGGTTCTGGTCAACAGTCTAGGAGGACTGTAATTTGGAAATTTTGGAGAAAAGTGTTGGAAACTAATACACATTTAGGTGATGAATTACGGAATGAAATACCAAAAATCATAAAAATGTCTGTTATGGGATATTTATGGGCTGTTAATAAATATAAAAAGAAAGGTATTTGGAAAGTTTTACCTAAATATTTTCAAGAAAATCAAGAGGAAATGGATGAAAATACAAATACACTTATTAATTTTCTTAAAAGTAGTAAAGTTATTTTATCAGAAAAAGTATATGTACCGGAAAAAATATTTAAACAAGCATTTAATGAACACTGTCGAGAAAATAATTTAAGTAAGTCTCAATTTACCGTAGATTTTTATTCAGCTCCATTTTCTAATAATAATATTACTGTAGCTAAAAGAACTAGGAGGAAATATCCAGCCAACACAGATAATTATACTCATGGTACATTTTTTCTAGGAGTTGATATTGCAACTGATAATAGAGATGAAGATGAATGTCCTGAAATTCCCGATTAAATATTATTCGGTAGAATAATATTTTAAAAATATTCACAATATATAAATGCCTCGACCATTCAAAGTACCATCAGCGGATATAGAATTTCCTTCAGATGTATATAGAGAATCTTCGGGATTTTTAGATATTGTAGCAAAAATTGGTCCTCTTATTATAGCAATTATAGCTGTAGCATTCTGCTTTTATATTTATAAAAAAGTTACAGAAATGACGTCAGTTAATAATGTAACCGCTTTTATAGAAGAACAAACAAACACAAATTATCAAATTCAAGAGTCTTATAATCTTATAGTAGAACAATTCAATAAGTTATCAAATGTAGTTCATGAATCTTTAGTTAAAAATGGAACTTTAGAAACTCAAATTAGTCCATCTCCCAGTCTTATAAACGAATTAGTAGAAATGGTACCTAGTTCAGCTCCAGAAGTAGATCAACAAATATTTACTGTCCAAGAACCTGTAGAAATACAAACAGACGTAGATACAGAATCTGTATTGTCAATTAACGATTCGGGTAAAGGAAAAAGAGGTAGAAAACCAAAAAAAGAAGTTAATTTATAAAAAAATAAAATATTAATTAATTAGTAAATGGTATCACGTTCCAATAATAATTTTATAGGGCTTGAATCTGTACCTAGTAAATTACCGACTTATACTAATGGAAACCCTTTTTATGAATACAACCAACCGGCTTTGAATACAGATTATACATCAGCTGGAGAACAGTATGCAAAATTTAGAGATAGTACTAATCATTTATATAACGTTCCGCGCGACTTAATGAGTTATCAATATTTTATTAATAATCATGTATTATATAATCCAGAGCCATTTTTAAAAGCAACTCATAGTAATAACGTAGAATCTTTTATGAAAGGAGTTCCAACAGAGACTTCTAGTTCACCATATCCAACATATAGTTTTTACTCAAGTAATCTTACTACTGTAAACCCTCGATTACAAAATGCACCAGGTAGTAAATTTTCTTTTATTCGACCAAAGGAAAAAAATCCGGCTTTTTTAAATAGTGATGGTAGTGTAAATTTCACAGCTATGAGAAACACATTTAGACCAACAAATGGTGTTAATTATACAGACACGGTTGTTTATGAACCTATAAGTAATGGTTTATATGCATCTCCAATTAATAATTATTTATCTATGCCAATTAATCCTTTTTCCCCTAATAAGGATGCAAGTATAGCAGTTTATCATAACAATAATAGCGAATATGGTACTTATCCTAGCAATGAATACGTTAAAGTTGTTAGATATATATTACCAGAAATTAATAAAAATGGATTTAATACATTTGAAGAAGCAATCCAGGCAAAAAATCATATTATAAGTATTAGTGAACATGTAAGTACTAAAACTTTAGTAAATGATTACATAGTTGTACAACACAATGATAAACATTATTTACTTCCATCTTTTGATTAATTGATGATTTATTTCATTATTTTCTTTATCTAATTTCCAATTTGTAGAATTTAATAAATTTAATTCTATATTCTTATAGTCATTTTTAGTTATTTCTAAACTTTTTAATATATTTAAAATATTTAAATTGTAATCATTTAAATATTTATTTGCTAAAATTATAGCACATAAAGTATATAAATGTATATTATGTATATTAACTTTATTACACATTTTAACGTAGGATAAACCAAGTAATATTGTATTTTTTTCAAATTTATATTCGTTAATTAAAAATTTTATTTTAGATTTTAATGGAGAATTATGTAAATATTTTATTATAGATAACTGTTTATATCTATTAGGATTATTTATAATGTTAAATGCTTCAATTTCTGATATCATTATATTATATTATATTATAAAAACAATATTTTAAAATATTATTGTTTCAGGATTTGATGCTATTATATTTAAGGTAATAGTAACAGCTGATATATAGTCTTCAATCTTATTGCCTCCTGTTACAATTATACTCCCAGGTCTAAAAATCAAAATAGATATGATATTTGGATATTTTTTTTTAATTCCATGTTCTAATTGGAATTTTGTATATTCTAATATTTTACCTTCTGGTATAAATTTTGCATTAATACCTGGATATTTCGAACATTGATAAACAACTTGTAAAAAATTAAAATTTTTATCTAATGTTTTATTGGATAAAATTTCAGTCAACTTTGTTTGATTAATACAATGTTTAATTTTAAAATCTGTATTAATCATTACAATTTTAGCATCGGTGATATTTGGTGTATTTAAAAAACACGAATTTGATAATAGTCTGTTATATGATTTTCTGATAGCATAACAAATACTTTTTATTGTATTGCATCCAGCAATTTGTATCTTACCATTTGGGAAAAATTTAACAGAAACATTATTTTTATTTTTAGTTACATTTTGATACTTAACCGTTAATGTCATTAACAAACTGTTATAAAAACAATCTTTTTTATTATTTGATTTAGTCTTTTTAGCATGAGGAGAATATTTTATAGAATTTGTATATAAATCAGCAACAGTATCTAAATCTATATGACTATTAAAGTTGCAACAAACAGTCATAGTAGATATTGATATTGGATTTAATATCAGTTTTGAGTCTAAATTTTTAAGAGTTTCAAGATGTTCTTCAAATGTATTCCAGTTTTCTCCACAAATACAATTGAAGTACTTCTTTTTAGGATCGCATATTCTACAAAATTCTCCTTCACTAATTGGAGAAGTTGGAGTAGATGAATCAGACATCTTTTCTTTATATATAAGACAATTCTTTAAGCGTATTTATTATATCGTAATTATAAATCTTCATTCATCATTATACCAACTAAATAGTTAATAATATAATATTTATTAATATCTACATGTGTTTCAATTATATCTATAAAATGTTGCAAAATACTCCGAGTCTGTATTCTGCACCGAATAATTAAATAATATACGTAAGTCATTAATTGGGGTACTGCATAGTTATAAATATAATCAGACGTTAATTGTGTTGTTGACATAATATTATTCACTATATCATTTATACAACATAGTATTGTTAATAATTCGGTACGCCTTTGCGAATTAATATTTCTTTGATTTGGTAATAGAATTTGTTTTTTTTTATAAAATTTTGCTATATTATTAATCTCATTAATTTTATGAGTACTAATATCTTCTTTCGTAAATGGATCTCTATAATCCTTCGAAACATTATAATAATTTATAAGTCCATCTAAAGAGTAATATCTAAAAATTTTGTTATTTTTAATAGATATGAAAGGATATTGTAATAAATCAAACGTTATAGGGCATAATTCAGACGACATTAACTTATTTCTTACTATTTTCTGAATATAAGAAGCACTTTTATGTTTATTAAGAATTTCTAAAATATCGCATTTATTTAATTTTGAATAATTTTTAATTTTATTAATTTTACATATTTTTTTAAGAACTGGTAATTTAATTTTTATTGAATATAATATCAACATTAAATATATTTAATAAAAAATTAATTATATTTAAACAATTAATTATAATTAATAATTAATGACTAAACGAATAGTTAGTATAGATATTGGTTATAGTAACATGGCGATGGTAGAAATAGACACTGATTTTAACACACTTACGGTATGTAGTGTTCACAAAATTGACCTTAAAAATTTTAATGAAAATGAAGTTCACAAGACCATGAATAAATTTATAAATAAATATTTTAATATATTTAACTTAGCTGATATAATATTAATAGAAAGACAACCACCACAAGGGTTAAATAATATTCAAGACATACTTGCTTATAATTATGCATCAAAAGTCAAATTAATTTGTCCTAGAAGTATGCATAAACATTTTAATATATCTAAGTTGGATTATGATTTTCGTAAAATACAAACTATTAAAATTGCTAATAATTATTTATGTAATTATGAAGACTATAATAAAGAATCTAGGAAACATGATATTGCAGACTCATTTTGTTTAGCTCTATATTATATAGAAATTAATAAACCGATTGCTACAGTAATACATGATCCTTTACCGGATAATGTAATACAATTTATTGATTCATTTAAGTATAATCCGTTTTAGCAAACGTTTCTGTATAATACTTCGCTTTATTATTAAATAATTCTTTATCTGTTTTTAATTCCATGGCTATACTTTCTACTAAGGGATCATCTGGATTTGGTTCTGCAAGTAAACTACTCAAAGAATACATTACTTTACTAATTGTTAATATTGGACTCCATTCATCTTTTAATATGTCTAAACATATAGTACCACTTTCGTTTATATTTGGATGATAAATTTGCGTTTTAAACATAATTAATGGAGGGTTATAAGGATAATCGGAGGGAAATGTAATACTAATATAAAATTTACCTCCTTCGTATGGGGTCAATTTAGGTCCAACTACGTAACCTTCCCATATATATATAGAATGTTCCGTAGGACTTATTATAAACACCTCTTTATCTATATTTGTTATTTGTTTAAATTCTGAATATAATCTTTTACTCATTTTATTAAACATAATAAATAATTTATGTATTTATTCAATAGTTCGTAGTTTTAAACCATGACAGCATAAACTACTGTAAGGATCACCTAATTTACCACTCTTACACCAACCTGGACCATTTGTATCTTGGTCATATGAACTTGATGTATAGTAAAAGTAAGGTGTAGTATTATCGCGTGTGAGAAAACCAGTACAATTGGGTGTTTCGTCGCATTTCTTTTCATAAAAATCTAATCCTCTATAAGGTGTATTGTATAATTTACCCCACCCATTATCTTTTTTACCTACAAGACTTGAACCTACTCCGCACCAATCTTTTGTAACATATTGTCTAGACGATGGAGTAGGGAGTGGAGAATCACCAGAGGCACCAGAATCACCAGAGGCACCAGAATCACCAGAGGCACCAGAATCACCAGAGGCACCAGAATCACCAGAGGCACCAGAGGCACCAGAATCACCAGAGGCACCAGAGGCACCAGAATCACCAGAGGCACCAGAGGCACCAGAATCACCAGAGGCACCAGAGGCACCAGAATCACCAGAGGCACCAGAGGCAGCAGAATCACCAGAGGCACCAGAATCACCAGAATCACCAGAAGCACCAGAGGCACCAGAAGCACCAGAAGCACCAGAAGCACCAGAATTATCGGACATATAAATCACTCCTCCAATTATTAATCCAATTATAACTGATAATAAAACACCAACGATGATTATTTTTAACATTTATAATTAATAAATATTTTTTTTTTATAATTATTATGTATACATACCATATGGTGGTTCATGGGTATTTTCTTTTCGTGTCAGTAAAAATTGATGAATAGAATCTATAAAATCTTCTTCTTTTAATAGTTTATCATTACTTAAAAAATTTTTTCGAGTATTTATAATTTTTGCCTTTGCAAATATATTTTCTATATCTCCACCATTACCTGTTAAATATTGTTTGTTTTGAGATAAGACCAAATAAATTCTATTATAAGATTCTTCATAATCCCATTCAGAACTTTCAATTTTTGATTTTAAAACTTCAATAAGTTCTTGTGTATTAAATGATTCTATTGAAAAAGTCCACGGAAATCTTCTTTTAAGACCTGGATTTTTAGAAAAAAAACAAGTTTCTAATTCTGTTTTATAACCAGCTATAATACAAATTAAGTCGTGAGAATGTTCAGTTAAATATTGATTAATAGCGTCTATAGCTTCTTTTGAGTATGAATCACCCTTTGAATCATCTCCTAAAGAATAAGCTTCGTCAATAAACATTACTCCATTTTTACAAGAATGTAAAGTATCCATTGTTTTTATAGTAGTTTCTCCTAGATATTGACCAATTAAATCTTCCCGTTTAACTTCTTTAAATTTTCTTTTTTTAAGAATACCCAAATCGGTATAAATATTTGACATAATTTTTGCTACTGTTGTTTTTCCAGTCCCTGGTGGGCCATAAATTACAGTATGCATCATGATACTTTCATCTATTTCTTTTATAAAAAATAATATTTGGTCAATTAATTGTTGTTTTAATATTTTAAGACCGACTAACGAATTTAATTCATATAAATAGTCTAATATCAACGGTAATTTATTCATTTTTTTTGGTAAAAGTCTCCTAGTTTTTTTGGAACAGTGTTTAGTATTATAGTCTTCTATCATTTGAATTAAAGATGGTATATCAGTTATATTATAATCACTTATATTAAATTCGTTTGTTGGTGAATCTAGTTTTCTCTTCATTATTATTTAATAATATTAAAGATATTCTTTATATTTATATGTAATGGACAATGTTATAGCGTCTAAACTAAATTTAACAATAAATAAACTAAAAAAATGTTATTTATTATTTGAAAAGTTTAGTGAATATAAATTAACATTAAATGATAAAATGTGTCTTTTACATCTTTTAAATAAAGTTGATGATAAAATTACATACGATTTTGTTTCGCAAAAATTATATGTTTATTTATTAATTATATATAGTAATTTTAAAATAGAATACTGTAATTTAGAAATAGATAGTGATTATATGAATACAATAATCGAAGTTATTAGAAATACAAATATTATATCAGAATTATTTAAATTACTTTAAGAATACTTTAAAACCATAATATGGGATTTTATGTCCCTTATGATTATTTAAAATTATATTCATCCAAAACACAAAGTGAACAAACATTAGATATAATATTAATATATGCAAATAAATTTAATGTTATTACAGACGCAACCGCTGGGATTGGCGGTAATAGTATTTATTTTTCGATATTTAGATCTGTTAATTGTGTTGAAATAAATTTTACTGCTTTTAAAATTTTAATAAAAAATCTTAGATATAAATCTAATATAAATTTTTACAACAATGATTTTATGAACATATATAAAAAATTAAAGAATGATATTATATTTTTAGATCCACCTTGGGAGGAAAACTATAAAAATAAAAAAAATAGTCAACTATTTTTATCTAATATACATATTAAAACTATAATTGAAAAATTATATATATATGCAAACTTATTAATATTAAAATGTCCTATGAATTTTGAATGTATTGTAAATAAGTGGAATTTTACAACACATTATATTTATAAACATAGAACTGTTATTTATAAAATTATTGTATTCCATAAATATTAAAACAATATAAAGATATATAATATTTAGATTCAATATCATATCAGCTCCTATAGTGTAGTGGTAATCACTAAGGACTTTGAATCCTTCAACCTCGGTTCGAATCCGAGTAGGAGCTGAAATGATATTATTATGGAATTAGTAAGGTATCTGTAGTACCATTAAAATTTTCAATACAATTAGTATAATTTAAAGTTTCTATACAATACTTTTTAATGTTAAAAAGAGATTCTTTATGATACTGTGGATAACTATTTTGTACACAAGTATATAAATACCTATCATTTTTTTCATTATCTTCAAATAATATAATTGGTCTAAAATTTGTTATAGTTTTTATAGCATGGGAAAATATAAAATTTTCCGAACCTTGAGCATCACAATGAATAAATCCTATATTATCTAACTTCATATCATCGATGGTGGTTAATTGTATTTCTTCTCCTTTATTTCCTAAACATATACCACCAAAATTACAATCTAAATGCTGTTCTTCTTCATATCTCTTTTTTACTATACCATTGCCCCCATCTAAATCTATATCATTCATATTACCTGAACCATTATAACAGAACACGCCTTTATTGTAAGATATAATTTTATTTTCTAAAGCATTTTGTTTAATATTTTTAAGTAAGAGATTATACATATTAATTTGAGGTTCAAATACATACAGTTTAGAGGCTTGATTTAAATATGAAGCATAAACGATACTAGAAGTTCCGCAATGCCCTCCTATTTCTAAAATATTACGCGAAGGATCTATATATTTTTTTAATAATTTTAAAGTTAATACATCCCAATATCCTCCACTTTTAAAGACCGGGTAAATATATTTGTCATTTGTATATAAAGTAATAATTCCATAAGGAGTATTAAAAGTTTCCATTAATTTAAATTATTTTAATAATACTAATAATTAACCGACAAATTATAAAACTAAATAAAGAAATTATTTATATAATATTATTATGTCTATAACTCCAAAAGGATACAGATTGTTATTGAATGATCCTATAGTCAAAGTTGTGGAAAAAGAATTAAAAGTTAAACCTTTTGTACCAGATGGTTATTCCAAAGTATATAAATTATATAGAAAAAGTGATAAATACATTTATTGTCCCCGATTTTACTTAATTGATAAGATTGGTTTACCCAAAGAAATTCTTTATCACTCTACGGAAAGAGTTAATATAAATATATTAAAAGAACCAAGAGACTATCAGATACCAGTTACGAATAAAGTTTTAAACCATATTCAGAATTATAAATCAGGCGTTTGTTCATTATATACTGGTTGGGGCAAAACATTTTTAACTTTATGGATAGCAAGTAAACTATCAAAAAAAACATTAATTATAGTTCATACAAAAAGTTTATTGGAACAATGGATTGTAAAAATTAAAGAATTTACAGGGATTGATGCTGGTATTATTCAACAGAATAAAATGTCTATAGAATCACCTATATGTGTGGGGATTATTCATTCTTTATGTTTAAGAGATTATCCCAGAGAGATAACAGAAGCGTTTGGTTTTATAGCATTCGATGAAGTTCATCACACACCGAGTGAAATGTTTTCTGGGGTATTTTTCAAAATGTTTATAGAGTATTCATTCGGTATATCAGCGACTTTAAAAAGAACGGATGGATTATCTAAAGTTGTTAATTGGTTTTTAGGAGAAACTATTGTTGATATTAAACAAGTAACGGATAAACCAACTATCTTACTTTCACCGTTTTACCCCAGTATTCCATTTGAGGAACAGTTGATGATAAATGGTAAACCGAATAGAATGGCGATGATAACAGACCTCTGCGCATCAAATGAAAGAAATGAATTTATAATAAATATAGTTAATCAGAATACACACAGAATTATATTAATTTTAACTCATATTAGAAGTCATGCAGAATTATTACATTCGCGTATTCCAAATTCTGGACTTTATATGGGCAAGATGTCACAGGATGAACTTAATATGAGTAATACAAAAAATGTAATAATTGGTACATATAATATGGCAAGTGAAGGTTATGATAATCCTCGATTAGATACTTTAATATTATCCACACCAAAAAGCGATATAGAACAAAGTGTTGGTAGAATACTTAGACAAAAAAATAGTAACGATCCTTTAGTGATAGATATTCAGGATTTTCATTCTTTATTTATATATACAAATTACAAAAGAATAAATTATTACAAAAAACAAGGGTTCATAGATACTAAAGAAAAAAATAAAAGTTCTATAGAAGATTATGAAATTAAAGAGTATTAAAGAATTGGTATATTATAAATTAGAATGGATATCGAAGAACCCATTACAAAAGAAGTTGTTAAAAATTCTAAGATGTTAGATTATAATGAATTAATGACAAAACAACCAAACGAAATTATCTATATACTTATTCAAAAAATTAATGCACAACAGTCAGAAATTTCAGGATTATGGAATAGATTAAGAAAAGCCCAAAATAAAGTAAAATAACTTAAAGATTTAATTTACCATAAATTATGGTTCCATAGCTCAGTAGGTCAGAGCACGCGGCTGTTAACCGCGGGGTCAAGGGTTCGATCCCCTTTGGAACCGTTTCAAGAGGATTCTTATTAAGAATTTTGTTGAATAAAATAATATTTACAAGTATTAATGGACTACCCTGTATTTATAGTAAATATAATTGTTCATGTTGCTGTAATGATAATTTTTTTAACATTTTTTTTCTTCACTATAGCAGCACATCAAGAACAAACTATAACGAAAAATCAACTCGATTTTTTATTAAATGATAGTATTAAAAATCAACTTAGTGCTTTACCTACCGATATTAAAAATAAAATAAAAAAACAATTAAGTACTAGTTTAAATAAAAATAAAGATGAGTTAATAAAACAAGGCAAAGAAGTTTCAAAGAAAAATCAAGCTTTATTTGATTACATGGTTAAATTAGTAATTATAATCGTCATAAGTGTTGTAATTATTGTAATAGTATCATATTTTTATTTTAAGTGGAATATCAGTAATCTACGATATATATTAACATCTGCTGGAGTTACTTTAATTTTTGTCGCTATTACTGAAACTATATTTTTATACTTAATTCCTACTAATTACCTAGCGGTCGACCCTAATCAAGTTAAATATAAAATTGTAAATAAAATATTGGTATCTAATTAATGGATACAAATAATTTAATAATAAGCATAACTTTACATATTTTTTTACTATTTGTGTTCTTATCCATATTATTTTGGATAATAATAAGTTCGACAGAAAGTCGTTCTTTAACACACGAATTGGATAAAAGTATAGATGAAATAGATTATAAACAATCTGTGCCTAAAGAACTTAAAAAATATTTGTTGAATGTATATAGTAATCAAGACATAACACAAGAAAGAAATAATAATATGCTATTTCACCTTAATATTATAATGATCATATTTTTGTTCATTATACTTATTACACAGATACTTTTCCAAATTCTAAGTGGGAGTTCCACAAAATATGTAGAAATCATAGCAGAAAATATTATAATTTTGATATTTGTTGGTATAATAGAATTTTTATTTTTTAAACATATAGCAAGTCACTACATTCCTGTAAAACCGTCTTACATGACACATGTTATAGAACAAAATATCAACGATGCGTAAAAAAAATATTATGTTATATAAATGCCTAAAAGCTTTAATTCTAATAGTGCTAAAATGTTAGCTAAAAAATATAACCTTACACTTAAAAATATTCCCGTAAGTAGGAAAGATGGAAAAGTTACAGTAAAAGATGTTGAGAATGCTCGTAATATGAGCGCCTTCGGTGGTGTTTTTGGATTAGGGATGATAGGTAATACAATACCGTTTATGCAGAGGTAAAGTACTTAAAAATATAACAAATTTAATTTTATCATGATTAATATTCGTGTATGGGAATATAATAATAACAAGTGGGCAGAAATATTTACATCCGATGAATTAGAGACTAATGATGAATGTAATTATTTTAGAGTTATTCGTAACGGTAAAAAGGAGTTTTATTATAATGTTCAACAGTATATGAGTCATATGAACTTAAATGAACTAATTACAACATCTAATGTTAAATATACAAGATAATTTTATTAAATAAAATATTTACAAATAAATAATGGGTGTTAATATAGAAAATTTTCCAATATATAAAGGTGGAGCATTCGTAACTAACGCTTATAGTAATATTAGAAATATAAATGTAACAAAGATTAGGGACGAATTTAATACGAATCCGGATAAAAATAAACACGTTATTGAAGGGGATGTTATGGTTTATTGTAATGGAAGTGTAGTTGAGGCTAGACGTCTTAAATACACTAGCGAAACACCATTTACGGGAAATGGATGGGATTTTTGTTACACCGAGTGGAAAAAAATATTAACATCTGAAAACTTATCATTTACTGACGATGTATGATAATCCTTGTAGAAAGGAATCTGCTAAATCATCCTTTTTTTTATGACTTAAGAAAAAAGATATCCATTCAGTATCATTTAATAAATATTTAGTTTCTTCAATAGCTAACTTTTTATTTCTTTGATACTTATTTTTAGCAATAATATTAGTAATATTGGTATTTTTGAGCTTATTTTTTGCTGAATAAAAAAGAATATTTACTTTTTTATTTAATTCATGTTGTATTCTAAGTGTAAAATATGTATATAAACATCCTCCAATTATTCTCATTTTTGGATTAAATGAAGGTTGTTTTTCTATTAAAACTGTAGTTGATTCTAGTAAATGGGGTAGAGTATCTAGTTGTTTTATTAATGTTAATATAGGATTACTAGAAGTACAATCTATAATATGCCAATCTAAAATATTACGTTCGTTATCTATTAAACAATATGCTAAATTTTTAATACCAACATCAAAACTTAAAATCATATAATTAAAAGATTAGATAATTCTTTATATTTTTATTAATAAGTTTAGAGATAATAGCAATATTAGTTTAATATGAGCACTATTCCCTTGTATAATAAAACGCGGTATGTATTAGATAAAGGATTTATTAAGTTAGTAGATTGTATGCCAAGAGTTGTATCAGATAAATCTTGGCCATTAAGATGTGACTCAGCTATTGTACAAGCAGCTAGAGTTTCATTTGGTGGAGGTATGAAAGATTTAAGAACAGACACTCGACTTATTCAGTATCTTCTCCGACATAAGCATACTAGTCCATTTGAAATGGTAAAATTTAAATTTCATGTTAAGACACCAATATTTGTACAAAGACAGTGGGTTCGTCATAGAATGTCTAATTTTAATGAAATATCAGGTAGATATTCTAAATTAGATCCAGAGTTTTATGTACCAGAATTTGTTGGTAAACAATCAAGTTTAAATAAACAAGCATCAGACAGCACAAATTTATTGGAAGATATAAACATTAAAGTTCTATTCAATGCATATCTTAAAAATTCTCAAGATCAATATAATTTATACACAAGATTAATTAACAAAGGAGTATCAAGGGAAATTGCTAGAATTTGTTTACCGCTAAATATGTATACAGAATTTTATTGGTGCGTAGATTTACATAATTTTTTCAATTTTACAAAACTAAGAAGCGCTCCTAGTGCTCAACCTGAAATTAGAGAATACGCTGATGCTGCATTAGAACTCATTAGCGATATTTGTCCAGTGAGTACAAAGGCTTATAAAAACTATATAGAAGACTCTGTCGTTTTAACACGGGAAGAAATGGACTGTTTAAATATATTAAGTTGTGATGAAATTAATCTAGAATTACGAGAAAGAGAAGAACTTACAAAAAAACTCTCAATTATTAATAATGGAAAAACTTTCTAAAATAAAATTACTAGATTGTATTAAAGAAATAGCTAATACATATTCAATGACGACAAAAGAACTATTAACAACTATGCAGAGTTCTAGTTATGAAGACAAAAAAGTTGTATTCCCAACTGATCCACATATTTTACAAAAAGATGGTAAAATATATGTAACAAACTTAGAATGTATGTTAGCAAAGAATTTGTATGATAATAAGAGTGGACAAATTATTAAGTTGAGTCCTAAATATTTAAGTGAATTAAACATTGGTCCACCTCCAACAAATTGGTGGGTATCTGAAAAATTAGATGGTATTCGCGCAATATGGGACGGAGAAAAATTTTTATCTCGAAACTCACAATCTGGTTTAGGTTCTAAAGTATTTTCATATGTTCCACAGTTTATTATCGATGGAATGCCTGGTGGTGTAGCTTTAGACGGTGAAATTTGGTTAGGTCGTAATAAATTTAATGAAATGTCTAGTATTTCTAATTGGATACCAAATCGTAAATTTACTAGCGAAGAAATAGATAAAAAATGGGAGAATATTGTTTATAAAGTATTTGATATTCCAAATAGTACATTAGCTTATGAAGAACGCATGAAAGAATTAGATAAAATAATATTACAAAATTTTAGTATGTGTAATCAAAAAAAAATAAGATGTCCTCTTGAAAAAGTAGATAGTATTAAAGTTAGTAGTCCAGAACATTTACAAGAAATTTACCGGGAACTAACAAAGGAAGGTGCAGAGGGTGTCATGTTAAGAGCTCCAAACAGTCCATACGAATTTAAGAGAAGTCCTTATTTATTGAAATTTAAAATTAAAGATGATGCTGAGGGTATCGTAATTCAAAGATTAATGGGGACTGGGAGACTGAATGGTTTATTAGGATCTCTTAAAGTAGAATTAATTAAAAACTCTCACCGAACAGGTATTATCACTCATATAGGAACTGGATTTAACGATGAAGAAAGAACAAATGATCAAACTAGTTCTAATTTTATTCCTGTGGGTAGTGTAATTTCTTTTAGCTATATGGAACTTACCGAAGATTCTGTAAGACATCCATCATATCGCGGCATTAGAACTGATGTACCAATAATAGATAAAAAAGGTGTAGAACAAATAGATAATTATAATGAATATATAATTTTACTACTAAAACAATTAATACAGGAAGTTGAATCAGTAAAAGAACCAAATTGGCAATTTAAGAAAAAACAGTACAATGCTGCGTTAAATGCCTTTATTAAAAATAAAGAATCAGTAAAAAGTGTAGAAGATGGGATTCGGATACTTCGAGAAAACGGAATGAAATTAGATAAAGAAGAAGAGTATTTTGAAAAAAATAAAGAATATAAAAGTGCTATAGTTAAAAAGATTCATAATATGATAGTAACCGGTAATTTACCGATAGAAAGTGAAGAATTTACAGCGATTACAACTTTAAGTAAAATACCTGAAATTGGAGAATCTAAAGCTAAAAAATTATATGATGAATATGGGGTTATTAGCATTGCCGAATTAAAAATATTATACGAACAAAATAACACTGTATTAACTCAAAAACAAGCAACTGGATTAAAATATTACGATGATTTATTAGAAAGAATTCCCCGTGATGAAATGGATACGTGGAATACTTTATTAAAAACAGTATACGATGAAGTAATAGCTGAAATAAATCCAAAAAATCCTGACTATGTAATGGTAGGTTCTTATAGAAGAGGGGCTAAATCAAGTGGAGATATAGATATTCTTATAACAAGTGAAGATAAAGGTGAGAATATGATGAAATTGTTTAAAATAAAATTATTAGAAAAAAGTATAATCGAAAATAATAATAATATTTTTGCAGCTGGAAATACTAAAATTATGGCTGTTGTAAAAATTTTAGATAAGTATAGACATTTAGATATATTTTATCATCCTCGTGATATATATCCATTTGCTATTCTACATTCAACTGGTTCAGCAAGCTTTAATCCAGAACTTAGAACTTTTTTTATATCGAAAGGATTTTCATTAAGCGAAAAAGGTATTAAAAGAGGAAACGCAAAAGGACCAGATATAGCATCAGATTCTATTAAATCAAAAATAGATAAAGATAAATTTGAAACTGAAGAAGATATATTTAAATTTATAGGATTACCTTATATACCACCCAATAGTCGCACGGGAGGTATTAATTTCGAAAAAATATCTAAGTAAGTATTAAATGAAAATTATATATATAATCATTACCGTTATCGTTATTTTAGCGTTAGTGGGTGGAATAATATCTATAGGTTATAATTATTATCAATCACCAGAATATATAGAACCATTAGAACCCGATGAAAATATAAAAAATCAACCTGAATCGCCAAGTTTGACAGATTTAACTCATGCACATATGCAAATGAACACACAATCTTTACCTCGTGGATATAAAGAACCGCCAAATCAAACTAAATATCAATGCTTCTTACCCCCAGTTCAATAATTACGATATTAAATGTACTTAAATAAAAATATTGATTAAACTAATAATATGAATGAATTAAGTCCTCAAGACCCCGAATATAATAAAGTTCTTTCAAGTTATTACGATTTAGTCAAAACTTCAATTTTAAGAACTGATAAAGAAGAATTTATTGGTGGCTTACCAATTACACTCTTAAGAAAACATACTTTTAACCTACTTCAAACGTCAAAAATGTTCCCTGGATATTCTAAGTATACTGTAACATCTAAAGTAGATGGAACTAGACTTTTAATGTTTATTAACGAACCGGATCCACGAGACCCTAGTAGAAGAAAAATACACTTTATTGATCGTAGTCTTAAGATATACACATTATCTAACAAAGAGAAATACTATCTTAATTCTATTAAAAGTCCAAAAATGTTATTAGATGGAGAATTATTATTTTTCAAAAATACTAGGTCATATTACTATTTAGAATCTTCCGACACCGAATATTTATCTTTTATGATTTTTGACATTTTATATGGTCCAATTTCATTAGAAATCTTAGATATAATGAGAGATACTGCACCGAGTTATGGAAGTGCAAATGCAATGGCTGGTCCTATTGGTGGTAAACAATGGCCTTACGGACGACGCCTTAATATACTACAAAAACTAATTTTACCATCTAAAGAAAATAATGAAAATCCTCCATTATCGATAGCATTCTGTAATAGTTCATTTTTCCGCATCGAATTAAAGAAAATATTATATATTTCTAATTTACCTAATCAACCTGTATATGACTATGTCAATAAAGATTTTTTAGTTTCAAGGCAAGTTTATTTTGACTTTTTAAATAAAAAATCCGACACTAAAATATTAAATGATAAGTACAAACAAAGTAAATTAGAGTTTGACGGACTTATATTTACTCCAATTGATACAGAATATGTAACAGAAAATTGGAACAAATTTATGAATACACAATACAAATGGAAACCAACCAAAGAACAAACAATAGATTTCTACATAGTAAATACTGGAAAGACGGAGAAAATTAAAGGTCAAATAAGAATGTTTAAAGTTGTGGAATTGTATATATTATCTAGAGGTTCATTAGAATTATTTGAATATGAAGGATTTAGCACAGGTCTTATAGATTCTAAATTTAGTATAAATGATGGTGTAATAGCTGAATTTGGTTATTCTCCAAATATTAAAAGATTTGTATTTACCCGAATTAGGTTAGACAAGAATAGACCAAATGCATTTAGAACAGCGCAAACAGTTAAAGAATCTATAATGAATCCTGTAGATATAAATTTATTACCTAAATTATACAAGGGAGAAGACATTATTCCGGTAGTGCAAGACTATTTAACGCCTATACAGTTAAATAGACTATTAATGTGTACAGGTAATTTAAAATTATTTACAGATGACACTATTAAATTGTTTGACGAAATGATAAAATTGGCAGATAGAACTAAAGACGCTGAACTAGAAATTAGAATTGGTAAAATAAGGGGTAAATATTTTAATACAAATGTATCAATTGATAAATTTATAGACACTAATAAACTATTTGATAATTTAAAATGGAATCATCAAGTCGTAAATTATGTGGATACTAATAATGGTGATATCAGAACCCGATATCAATTTATACCAACAATAGGAAAATTAGTAAAATTAAATTCAATCAAAAAGGAATCTATTTCAAAAATAGATGTTGATTTAAATTTTGTATCATCATTTGATATTAGAATATCAACCGCGTTAGAAGTAAATAATGATAAAACTGTTACATTTGAAGATGCTAGTAGAATAACGGAAAAGAAAAGAATTAGTTATTACGATCCTAACGGAATAATTAGAATAGATTTAACTGAAATAAATTTAGCGTCTTTTGAGAATGGAGCAATTACGCGAAAGGGTAGAACTGAATATCAAATTGAATTTGAAATACTTAAAAATGAAATGACTAGTGTAATTAATTTTTTAAAATATTATATCGATCAAATAGAAACTACATGGGACTAAGTTTTTGTGTATCTATATCATAATTGTATTTTTCTCCACCTATAATTATATACTCGTCACTTAAAGTAAAAAATTGTATATCTATTGGAGTCAATAATTCGAAGAACTGTAATTTTGCTTTTTCGTATGATTTTGGTTCTTTATTAACTTTTTTAATATATACAATTGGTTTATTTTTATCTACAGTTCCAGTTCTTTTATCATAGTTACCACTTATTTGAATATAATCCTGTTTTTTCACGTTTTGTGGTATAACAAGTTTATAAATAGTTGAGTGAAAACTATTATTATCATAACCAAATATATAATTTGATGTATCAATTCTATCAATTATTTGAACGGTAATAGGCAAAGGTATAAGATTTTCATCATAGTAATAGATACTTGAATTTAATTCCTCTGGGACGAATAGTATTCTAATATTAGAATATTCTTTAAGATAAAAATTTGATGCTTCTATATAATTATCAATAAAATCTACTGATTGAATTGTATCTTTAACGCTATTTAAGTTAGTATCAATTAAATCTCTACTTTCTTCTAAATTTAAACCTATTATATATATAGGATAAAATTCTCTAGATGATTCGTGTAAGTAACCAACGATTTTTGTTCCATCTATAAAATTGACATTACTTTCAATCTTAACATTTGCATTTATATCTACATAAAATTGATCATTTTTTATCATTATATTCTAGAATAACAAGATTTGTATTATCTGGGACATAAGTTGCTTTATATATATTTTTTGTAAATTCTTCACGTAAAGCACTTAGTGAAATATATTTAAAATTTAGTTTGTTTTTGTATTCTAATGTATCAATTTTTAATCCTTGTGTTACTTTATTTTCTTTAATAAGTATATTAATTAGTTCCTGTTTACTTAATGAGTTTAATCCGCGAAAGTATCTAGAATCTCTTTTAAACGCACTTCGTTCAATAGTAAATTCTCGAGAGTCTGATAATCTTTTAACTTTATATTTAGCTGTTGCAGTGATCTTACTTGGAACACTTATTACTTCGACATCTGAATAATCCGTCTCTCCTGGTAATAACACAGAAGATTTAGCCCCTTTTACAGTAGATCCTGGTATGATTACACCAGATAATATATCTTTGTTTGGAAATATTCCATATTCTTCTTGTTCTTCTGGAGTAAATCCATCTTTTAGTTTTTCAATAAATATTCTCCTGTCATTACCAACTAGTTTTTCACAACATGGATAATAAAGTTGTTGTTCTTTACCATTATAATTTACTTTAATGTCTCCACCTTTATATTTTTTATTAATACCTATAGCTGGTGCATAGTTTTCCGCAGCGCAATTTCCAGTCCAACTATAAGGATTTGGTCGTAAAGCTACTCCCGCCTGAGTTTTTCTACAAATTTCTGTACCAGTTCTCTGGGATTCTGATTTGGGTGGTGTAAGTCCACTTACATTAGTAAGTTGAGGACCCTGCATGTCATATATGGCTGTATCAGGTGTTATATAAGTTTTAACACTAAATTTATCATTTTTAAATATATTTATAAAATAGTCTCGTAAAGTTGATAGTATTTCCTTACATTCTTCAACGTTGATATTTTGACTAGATACAGTAAATTGAAAAACTCCGTATTTTGTTATAAATAGAGTAATAGTTATATCATCAACATCGATTAAATATACTTTACTATCTGTTGATTCCTTTATTAATTTTTTATCTTTAGCAGATTTTGGAATTATTGTAAAATCCATATCATCTATTTTTAAAAAAACTTCATCTTCAAAAATATTTACATATTGATTATCTTCATCTACTTCTAGAACGTTTTCCAATTCATCAAAATTAATTTCTAGCGATTTTTTACTTTCTTTACCAAACATATAAAATTGTGCATGATACAAATAGTAATAAGAAAATGTATCATTTAGAGTATATTTGTCGATAATAGGTTGTTTATTTTTATTTAATAATTTTTTATAATTGTTTACGATAAGTCCATTAGTCTGATTTATTCTGTTAATCAATTCTTGTATAAAATTTTTTTCCTGTGACATATTTTTAATATCAATTGAACCATCTTTATATATCCTAATATTTGTAGTTTTATCTTCGTATGTATAAAATATTGACACCATATTTGAAAATCTAACTGTTAAGGTCTTAGGTCCCTGAGGATCTCTACCTTTAATTTTAACAACTTCGTCATAAGTTACATTGGAAAATGCTTCATCTGGAATTTTAATTTTAGTTTTTCCATCTTCTTTCACTTTTTCTATATCATCTGCAAAATATTTTTCTAGTATTGATAATTTTGTAGAATTATTACCAATTTTATATTTTTTAATGTCTTCTTCCAATGGACCTGAGTATTCTCTGTCTTTTAACAAAGCTTTGAATCCTTTATAAGTCAATACTAACGATCTTTTAGACGGATTTGGACATTCAATTTTATGAGATTCTGGCCCTATTTCTTCACAAAATGTACATTTAAAATTAAGAGGAATTGGTCCAATAGGGGGTCTATTGATTAATTTTTCTATAGAACCCTTACCTTTTTTTTCCGAATATTCTAATCTATCAAATTTATCCGATAATTCAAATTTTCGTGCTATCAAGTCTAAATTAAATACGTCTTCTGAAATTTTATCTGAGAACTTATTTATATAATAATCTAGACTTGTAAAATTAATGTCACTTGCATTCATTATAATTTTATAAATATTTATTTTTACTATTTTTTTCGTTAATTATATTTAAAGTTTAAAAATTATTTATTAATAATGAGTGAAATTACTACTAAATTTAATGCGATATTAGAAGAATTCATATTAAAAATGCTGGATGCATTCCCAGATGAAAATAAACTTAAAACTTATTACAACGCATATAAGATATCAAAACTATACTCAAAAGAATTACCTCTACAAATATTTATGGGAGGGTGTTTAAACTTTACAGAACAAATTAAAAATAGAGATTCAGAATTTTTTATGAATCGAAAAACATTTGTAGATAAATGTGTTAAAGTATCCAGTTTTTCGAATGATATAGGTTTAAAAGATAGATGGGTATCAACACCAGATAAAACAAAGAAGTCTATTTGGGATTATATTCAAACTTTATTTGTTTTAGGCGAAATGCATATAAATAAGGATAACACTATTATTACAAAGATTAATCAAATATACGAATCTATGTCTATGAGTGAAATGAAAAGATTTGAAAACGATGAAGTGAAAAATTTTTCCGATGATTTTAAAGAAAAAATAAAATAATGATATATTATAAATGACTAATTTCTGGTTAGATTCTCCAGATACTTTATTACTATTAAATTTTACAGATACAAATGGGATACTTAATTTTACAACTTTATTAACAATATTAATTACATCTGGACTAATTTATAAAAAAGTTCCTAATTCTTTAAATTATGGTATGTTAATAATTATTGTTATAATAGTTATAGCTAAGTGTTTTGTAAAAGAAAATTTTAGAGATATATCTATCGGACATGAATATAAACCGTCAACTATAGAACAAACTAAACCTTGTAAACCAGCAACAATAGATAATCCATATGGAAATTCAAATATTACTGATTTTGGTGTAAAACAAAAATATAAAGAAATATGTAATAATCCAGAGACTAAACAATTACAAAACGATGTGATGCATAATGGAATATTTATGAATAGTAATGATTACGTTTGGAGAAGAAATCAACAAGACCGATGGTATTCTGTACCAAATGGAACAGTACCAAATGATCAAATGGCATTTGCTAATTGGTGTTATAATGATAATAATAATTGTAAGGCTGGTAATATTTTCCGTAAAAATCCAGATTTAGCATCTAATTATTTAAATTCTTGTACTCCAGATTTAGAATTACCACAAAATATAGCATATTCTTCAGCACAACCAGATTATGTATATACAATGTTAAATCCGAAATAAATAATTAAAATAATTTTATTTCTATTTATTTTATTTGTATAATATAAATGGATGAAGTTTATCACGAAAGTCAACCTATAAAATATCTTGTAAATCCAGAAATATCATCTGGAATTATTTCCAACTCACATAGTATAGTACCAACAGTTGGTAACGCCATTGTATATAATATGATTGGACCCTACGATAGACCTTTACCCACGCGCACAAATCAGCCAAAAACTGTTAGTACTCATCCAGTAGCTCCAGGGTTTTATGGACTTGCTACTGGTTTAAACCCTGAACAAATAGAAGCAGGAAGTGTAATAAGAGATGGAATATCTTCTAGACCAATTAAAACAGAAATGCATAATCAGGAAACCCCATCTTATGTATTTGGAGATGTATCAGTTGATGAGAGCGTTGTTCAAAATGCCGGACAGTTTGATATACCTGAATCTATAAGTCGCGATTTAATAGGTTATCGGACATCTTTCAATAGTGGGGGTAATATACTTTGGCCTTTGGGTCCTCGTGATGGTATATCTACACGAGTTATGCAAAAAAATATTGTTAATTTATGTAAATAATTATGTAAAAATAAAATAATTATTTTAATTAAATGAGTGCTTATCTTCCTGACAATTCATTTAGAAGTACACGATTGAATGATACACATACTATGTTACCTATACATACTAGAACTCATCCTATTAAAACAGATGAATTAGATTATTTTAGAAATGATCCGCAGTTACTTTTAATGAATCATCAAAATGTATGTAATATTATTAATCCTGAGTATGAAAGAGGAGGAATACAAACGCGGGATTATGTTAAAAGTGTTTATGGAACTAATTTACAAGATACTATTAGAATTCCTTTTAGTTCTGTTTACACAGAACCAGTTCCTATTAAACCGGAATATATGATACAACTAAATAAAGATTCGCCATTTATTACATATGTTAATAACTGTAAATAAATATAAAATTATTTTATATTATTAAATATAATGGAATATTCTGATAATATTTATATAATTCCGATATCTATATCGGTAAGTTCTGATTCTACGCATAGGTCTTATATGGATTTTATTGTACATGCTATCATCGGTGAAATATATGGAGACCCTATTTCTAATAAATTATTATTAAGTGATTTTAATAAATTAGATGTTATAGATATAAACTATGAGTGTCCTATATGTATTGAAACTAAAACAAGTGGGATTAAATTAAATTGTAATCATATATTTTGCAAAGAATGTGCAGAAAATTGGTTAACAAATCATAAAAATACATGTCCAACTTGTAGAAAAGAAGTAATATTTTAAAATTAAAAATATTGATTTAAATTAAATGGACGCATTACTGCTTGCTGGTGTATGTGTTGGAGGATTTTTAATTTTAAATAATACTAAAGAAAAATATACATTAGAAGAGACTCAAGAGGAACTTAACACACGTAGAGTTAATCAATACCCTATTCAGAATGTAAATATAATGAATGACGCAATCGAAACCATACCTGCTTTTCCAGAATCTGTTAATTATTCGACTGGTCCCCTTAAAACACCACTTGAATTAAGAATTAATGAAGATTCAAAGGTAGATCTTTTAGATATGAGTAAAAGACCTATGAGTGATTTTTTAAATAATAATTTTATTCCTAATAGAAATGCGGACACGCAAAATATGAATGGGACTGGAGTTAAGATGGGTAATTTTCGAACAGAGGATTACAACATGGGAGGTGATCCAGGTCAAATGATGTCTAGGAATGATGTTGGATTTGGTCCCGGATGTGATCCTACTTATATGCATAAAAGAGAGTCTGGACCCAGATTTTCTCCTTCAGAGAATTCCCAATGGATATACGGAAGACCTGATATTAGATCAGAACCAGATAGATTTAAAATGGATATTCGTAATAAAAATTATGAATCTCCGTGTGAAAAAATATTTTACACGGGGCCTGGTACAGGAGTTGATCCTAGTATTTCAGCATCAGGGGGCTTTAATGCTGGATTAAATAATAGAGTTTTACCAAATAATATATTTAACTATCAAACTAATCAATTACCTGGTAAGGTCATTAAAGGTAAATTATATTCTGCCGAACTACCTACAGCAAATCCTGGTCACGGGACTAATTTGGATGGTAATATATATGGAGTTCCTAATAATAAAAAGCCTCCAACATTTTGGGCATATGATCAACGTCCTCCAGTTGCTAGTGGTATATCTGCTTTGGAAGCGCAAACTTTACCAACTAGTATTAAAGTCCCCGATAATAATCGTTCAACAATTAATGCTGGATTCGGCACATTAGTTCCACGTACATAAAAGTTATTATTAAGTTATTAAAATAAAATTAATATCTCGTGTACTTAATAATGACATCTATAAGTAATGGACTAGGTCAAGTTCTACTAGAAACTCATAATCCCGCAAGTGGATCAATCGGACTTGTTAATGGAGGTGTTTACAACGAACCGTATACGAGTTATAAAAATATAAACAATAATATTCGTGTAAAATGTGACAATGGAACAACTAATAATCAACTAAGTAACTTAACCAGTGCAATTGATGGACCCAAACCTCGTTATGTAGATAAGTCCACATATAGAGTACATCCTAATAATCGAGGAAATATTAACCCAACGGTAGAAACACAGATGGGATTAAAAGGTCCTAATATTTTCCAAAATACAACTCATACGAATCCTTCTAGAACTACAATGAAACAAACAACTTTATTTACCCATAATGGAATAGCTAACACAGTTGTCCCGAATGATATGTTACAAACTAATTATACAACGAAGGATGGCTCTGGGGGTAGTACTAGTATACCGACCAATAAAAATCTAGTTAATAATTATTTTTCAGGTGGTAATCAATTCACTGGTACAGTAACCCACACTGGTCCAGGCGAAGTTGTTTTTAAGGAATTAGATAACGATAAAATAAGAACTGGAGGACCTGGAACATATTGTAGAGCGGCTCCTGAATTATCTCGTGTTAATCATATCTTTAAAGAGCAGGTAGGAGATGTTCAAATTAATCCAAATAGGCTACATAAAGAAGATATAAGTAGGACTGACCCAGCTTTAATTTCTGGTTTACTTACAAATGGTTTAAGTATTTACAATAATGGTCTTTATACACAAGTTCCTGCTTTTTATTGCGATTCACGACCTAATGATTATTCCCCATCTACAATAAAATCAATCCCTAAAGAAGAAATCCCAGATAGAAACATACCTCGAGTCATTCCAGTTCATAATTCTCAAAAAAATGCCAATGAAATTATAGTAAGAAATATTACAGATGGTCAGACGGAAAATCCAATGTTATTTAATAATAGAAGTATAACTTCTCCCTCTAATAACATGTATAGTAAATGTTACTCTTCTTACACAGCGAATCCTATGTACTAGGTATTTTAGTACGGTTATTGATAATATCTAAAATTTTCTCTTTATTTTGATTAAAAGTATTATTAAAACACGTCTTAATAGTAAAAAACCCCTTATGATTATCAATAGATTCTAAAGAAAACCATCTAATGTCTAATTTTTCTTTATATTTTCTATCTATGTTAATTTTACTTATAAAACTTCGTGTTGATTTAAAATAATTCTTATATTCTTCTTTATATGGTATTTTAATCAAATACATATAATAAGGATATCCCATTTGAGTTTTTGATTCTACAAATTCTATTTTTTTAGTTAATTTTGTAACATATGATAAATCAAATATACATCCTAATGTTTCTTCCCAAAATTCTCGAGCCGCTGTAATAGTTGGATCTGATTTATCACCTGCTTCACATCTACCTCCAAAATCAGACCATTTATTTTCATAATCTTTTCCTAATAAAAACATCAAATTTCCATTATTTGTTAGACAATAAGGTAACACTCCGGCAGAATATATAACGTAATTACTATTAATCATTATCAATAAATATTGTGTTTACTTTTAAATTACTTAATTATTTAAAGACATATTATATACTTTTTTTATGAATGAGTATTTTATTAAAGGTACTAATGGTCCTTTAACTAACTATTTGCGTTCTACACTTAATAAAAAAAAATCAGATAGTAGTATAATGAGCACTAGTTTTCCAAAGATTAAGGTAGTAAACGGTGACACTGATAGAAATACAGTTACTATTAAAAATCCTATAAATTTAGATCGTATAGATATTATGTCAGATTCTGGAAGTTCAGTTAAAAGTATACCTAGGAAAGAACCTCAACAGAATAAGAAAAATAATGTATCGGAAAAACCAACTCTACCTAAGGCAAGTTTTGATCCTAGTGAACTTCAGTATTTCATGAATAATCAAAAACATAAACCAGTTATCGAAAAACAATATGAAGAATCGGAGGAGGATGATGAAGAAGAACCTATGGATTATGGAGAAGAAGACTATGAAGATGACGAATACGAAGAAGAGTACCCTAGGAAAGATAATAAAGAATTAGAAAAAAGAAAAAGAGAATTACTTGTTAAACTATTAGCATTGGAAAATAAAGGTGTTGAACTTACAAAGAAATTTTCTTTAAAAAGTAAATATGAAGATATTGAATTTGAATATGAGACTCAAAAGACTCAATTAGAAACAGAAGCTGGAATAAAATTTCAACAGAAAGCTTTAATGGCATTTGTTACAGGATTAGAATTTTTAAATAATAAGTTTGACCCAGTTGGCGCTAAATTAGACGGATGGTCGGAATCTGTTATGGATTCTATGAATGACTACGATAACGTTTTTCGAAGATTATATGAAAAATATTCTACACGAGCTGAACTACCACCAGAATTAGAATTATTAATGACGCTTGTAGCATCTGGATTTATGTTTCATTTAACTAATTCATTCTTTAAGAATAACATGCCTGCTGTAAGTAACATAATGCAAAGTAATCCAGATATTATGAAAAATATTGCGGCAGCGATGAGTCAACAGCCTCAACAAAATACGTCTAAGCCTCAATCTAAACAAAATGAAATGTCAGGTCCATCAGTTGATTTAAGTTCTTTATTAAATAATAATACATTTAATAGGGTTGGTCCACCTCCTCCAGAAAATACAACTAAACCAAAGGAAATCGATAGATTTTCAGTTGCGAGCTCTGAAGACTCTGTACCAGTTAGCACTATTAGTAAGTCGGGGAAAAAAACAATAAATATTATTTAAAATAAAAATATTTATCATTAAATAATGAGTTATTGCTTATCAGGGTTTCCTCTAGATAGTTATAATGTACAAATGACACAAAAAGATCCATTTTTGAATGACGCGCCCAAAACACAAATGTATCAATCTTCTATTAACGAATCGATACCATCAAATATAACATCAGCTAAAGATAAATCATTCAATGTATTACCACAGGAAAATTTTACAGAATTTATGGACGGAAACGTTGAAGCTTTACTGAAAGAACAAATTCTTTTACTTAAGTTTATTGTCTTATTTTTAGGGTTTTTTTTATTATCTAATATTTTAAATAAAAATTAAATTTCTTTTATTTCTAAATATACTGTTTTACAGTTTATTTCTCGAACTATATATTTTTTTAGTATCTATAAAATTATTTCTATATTCATCTATAGATAATTTACCACCAAAACATGTTAGAGTAAATCTGGAAGGTGCTGGTTTAATAACATAACCGATACCGAACATTTCTCTACACATTTGACTTAATAAATATATTTTATTGTTAAACTTAGTATCATCAATTCCATATCTTTTAGCACAGTTTGGGCTACAAAAATTACCAAATACTTTATAGCGTTTAGTTTTTGGATCATAATCTATAGGAAGAGTAAATGGTTTTGTAAAAAAAGAATGACAACAATTATAGCATAATATGTCTGTTCTAGGTAGTTCTGAACCCTGTGAATATATATTTTTATGATATATAATAGATTTATTAGAATGAGTTATATCAGTGGAATTATGTTCAAAATCAGACTCAGAATCTATATCTGATACGTTTAAATCAATTTTACATATTGAATTTTTTTTTACAGTATCTAAATTTGTACTAATAGAATTTTTAATTTTATCCGTATTAGTATATTCTTTATTCGTATGAACCGTTATATTTAAGTTACCAAATGCTACACTTTCTTTTTCGTAGTTTGCACTATATATATTTTCAACAGGATCTACTGTGATAGGTTCTTCATCAGAATCTGGCACATGTATCTTAGTATGTCCAAATGATTCCCATTTTTTTTTACGACCCCTTTTTTTCTTTTCTACAATAACATCATTTACTTCTTTTTTTTTTCGACCTCTTTTTTTCTCTACAGATTCTGTAGAATCATTCATTACTTTTCAATATTTTTATATGTCTTTAAATAACATATATAAACAATTTAAAGACATATAAAATGTAAATTACATTAATGTATACTTTTTTATTTTTACTATCAGCGACCACAATTTATTATATCTACAATCAGATTAAAAATTTATTTACTATAAAAAAGTCTAAATTTGATGATTTAGACATTAAACTTCAAACATTAGATAATATAGAATTTGTTTACGAAGATTCTACTCGCAAAATTATAAAAAATGTAGACAATTTTAAAATAATTGCTGAAGAAAATAATCCCCTAAAGTATGTATGTGTAAGTTATATTTCAGATGATATGCATCGTATTTTGTTTAATAAAAAAGATATACCTGTATTATATAGCTTAAGTTTCCCTTTTTATAATGAAATAATTAAGCTGCCTTTATATAGAGAAATTCGTTCAGCATACATCGAAGTTCGTGAAGTATACTATGATATAACTAAAACTATAAAAGAATTTGCTGGACCAAAACTAAACTATCATAAAAATTTAGTAAATATTAGGTTTGAAGAGATAGTAGAATATATGGATATATATCCAGAACTAAAAGATGCTTCAGGGTTTGTAAGAATTGAGGATAATTTTGGTAAGAAGTATATTTTTAATTATCCAGGGAAATTAATTTGGGATGAAAATATATTAAAGTAAAAAACTTAAAGAATTATAGTAAAACATTAAATAATGTCATATATTTTAGAAATAACTACAGTCCAGTCGGCCGCTATACGTATTCTTTTTGAATCACTTAAAGATGTTTTAACTGATGTGAATATTCATATTAGTTCATCTGGGATTAAAATTATATCAATGGACGGTTCCAAAAGTGCCATAGTACATGTTAAATTACTAGCCACACAATTTGAAAAGTTTTATTGTGAGAGCAATATGACATTAGGAATAAATATGTTATCATTATTTAAAATTCTCAAAAGTATTAAAAATAATGATGTAGTTACTTTTGCGATGACAAGTGACACAACAAAATTAATTATTAAACTGCAAAATAAAGAAAAACAGACTGAAATTGTAAGTAATTTAAAGCTATTAGACATAGATGATAATTTATTAAATGTTCCCAGTATAGAGTTTGATTCTATTATTACTATTCCATCTAATGATTTCCAGAATCATATCAGAGATTTATCTACAATTTCAAATGAAATTGTTATTAAGACTGACGAGAAAAGTATAACACTTGAAGTTGAAGGTGATTTTGCTTCACAAAGTATTAAAATTAATCAACAAATAAATGGATTACAGCTGGCTAAGTCCACACATACTTATAATACATATAATTTAAAATATTTATTACTATTCACTAAAAGTAGCAATTTATGCAATACAATAGAAATTTATCTAAAAACTAATTTCCCAATTATTATTTTATATAACGTAGCTAATTTAGGACAATTAAAATTTTGCTTAGCACCAAAATAAGTTTAAAGAAATGCTAAATTTAGGTTGAATGGACCATATTGAATTAATCGAAGATAAAATAAATAATGGACTTATTCCCAAATTAAATGCATGCGAAATTTATCCATCGATATCTATCGTGACCCCAACTTTTAATAGGCACGATCTTATCGATATCGCAATTTTTAATTGGAATAATTTTATTTATCCAGATGATAAAATAGAATGGATAATCTTAGATGATTCTCCAAGAGATTCTATAGTAAAGACTAAGAAAAAAATACCTAAAGATGATAAAAGAATAAAATATTATACTTGTAAAAAAATTAATACTATTGGGAAAAAACGAAATAAAATAAATGAACTTGCTAATAATGATATAATTGTACATATGGATGATGATGATTACTATCCCCCTGACTCTGTAATAAATCGAGTTTGTGCTTTATTAACTTATGATAAAAAATGTGTAGGATCAAGTGGTGTTAACTGTATTAATTTACTAGATAATACTTGTTTTAAAACACAAGGAGGCTACATTGATGACACAATTGTAACAGCGGAGGCGTCTTTAACATATTATAAAAATTTCTGGTTAGAACAAAAATTTAACGAAGAAGACATGTCAGAGGAATGTAAAAATTTTTTAAAATTTAGATCTAAAGATTACATAGATCTTAACACAGCATTCGTAATGATCGCAATTACTCATTCACTAAATATGAGCGATCGTGTATTAAAAAATACAATTAATCAATTTGATTTTTTTAAAGAATTACCAGTTGAAGTTGTTAATATGTTGGAAAAAATACAATTTCGTATTCACAGTAAATTACCTGGAATGCAAGAATCAAAAGATTTTATTAAAGAAAACTATGGTAAACCAAATGAAATTATCTTCAATAAAATTAAAAAGTTACCCATCTATGTTAAAAGTACTACTATAATGAGTTGTTATATTGAAGAATTAACAATTAAAGAGCAAATTGTTAAAAAAACATTATGCGTTATTTATTACCCAGGCCTATATTATAGAAATATTGAATTAATCACTTCAAGTGGGTTTTCTCATGCGTTTTATCAACTTATATTTTTTTTAAGATATTACTATCATGAATATAAAATACGATTATATACTTATACACATGATGAATTTAGTATTAATAATAATATAACAGTTATTCCGTGGTATTACTTTAATTGTAAATTATCCAGTGATGAAGTCTTATTAGTAGATGAATATTCTCATATGGATATTGTAAACAAAATGTGTAAAAATAATATAATTTACTTAAACTTATCTAATTTAAATATAATTTATCCGCCAAATTTTTTAGATTCATTAGAATTATATTACACGTTTGGTAATAAAAGTAATATAATATTTAATAATGATTTTTTAAAACCGATAAAATTTACAAGTTTAAAATATTTTTATATAGGGCAAGGTAAAGAATTAAATAATAATCAACTATTTTTAGATACCGTATGGGATAAAGATTTAAATAAGTATAGCTCAATACATACATATGACTATAATAACATGGATATTAAAGATATTTTACGGGATAATGATATAAATTGCGAATTTTATTTAATTAAAGAAGACAACTTATCCCTAATGAGTTATTTAATATATAAAGGTGTTAAATACCTATGTATAAATAAAAATGAAAAAATGAATGAATTGGGTATAATAAGTATTAATGATGAAATTCCTCCAAATTATTTTGAAATATTAAATAATAAGCTTAAAAATGTTTTAAAGATAATATAATTTTATTAATAATGAAGTTATTGGTTTTAATATTGGGAATTGTTTCAGGATTTAGAGTTTCACCTATTAAAATGAATGTAATCAATCCTGTTGATATAATTAATTCAGTTGGAGATAAAACTTATAATGGAATCGAATGGACCAATTTAGATATATATAAGAATACAATCGATTCTGCAGCTATATTACAAAATCAACACGCTATTCTTTTTTCATCTGATGGTATAATTCATCGATATAATTACATAGATGCTACTATTAATAAAGTTATTGAATATTTAAATGTAAATAAAATTAATTATCAAGTATTTGATATTCAATACAATACTTTCAACATCATAGAAGATGGAATACAATTATTACTACTGTATATCTTATTAAACATATTATACAACATAGTAAAAAATAATACAAATATGATAAGATCTGTAAATAATAAATATGACATAGTAGACTTAGACGAAGATACAAATTTTGATAATATTGCTGGTATTACAGAAGCTAAAGAAGAACTTTTAGAAATAGTAGATTATCTTCAATCACCGGATAAATATATTGCCGTGGGAGCTAAAATTCCTCGAGGAATTTTATTAGAAGGACCACCGGGTACTGGTAAAACTTTACTAGCTCGAGCTGTAGCTGGTGAGGCTGGTGTATCATTTATATCTGCAACTGGATCTTCTTTCGTTGAAATGTTTATAGGTGTCGGAGCAGCTAGAGTTAGAGAATTATTCGATACAGCGTCTAAAAATAAACCATGTGTTATTTTCATAGATGAAATAGATACTATTGGTGGTAAAAGAGGAAGTGGGTTTAATGGTGGTGGAAATGACGAAAGAGAACAAACATTAAATCAATTACTAACCTGTATGGATGGATTTAAACGAGATGATGGTATTATAGTTTTAGCAGCAACTAATAGAATAGATATGTTAGATTCAGCATTAAAAAGGTCTGGAAGATTTGATAGAAAAATTACTATAAATTTGCCAAATTATGAAGAAAGAAAACAAATATTTGAAGTGCATTCTCGAGATAAAAATATAGGAAATGTATCAATTGAGTCAATATCTAGATTAACTAATGGATTCTCTGGGGCAGATCTAGAAACTTTAGTAAATGAAGCAAGTTTATTATCGATTAAATACAATAAATCATTAGTAGATGATAATTTATTACTACAAGCCTATGAAAAAATGGTGATTGGTTTACCAAAAAAAATCGATACCAGAACAAATTATACTAAAGAGTTAGTAGCGGCACATGAAACTGGGCATGCAATGATAGTTAAGTATTTTAGTAACTATTTTATATTACGTAGAGTTACGATTAATAGTAATACGCGTGGAGCTGGTGGCTATACTTTATTTACACCAATCGAAGATGTGTCTGATTATCCCACAAAAGGATATTTTTTAGCTCAATTAATGGTTGCTTTAGGTGGGCGAGCTGGTGAAATTATATATTTTAAAAATAAAGTATCTGATACTATTTTAGATAGTTATGACGATATATATATTACATCAGGTGCATCAAACGACCTAAAACAGGCTAATCAAATAGCTAGAGAATACTTTAAATTATTTGAAGATTATACCCAAGATGATGTTAGCGAATTAACAAAAAATGACATTGAAATTAAAACTAAAAAGTTAATAAAAAAATCTTTAGACAAAGCTATATTTATTATAGAAAATAATAAACTTAGTTTTGATTCATTAATTGAATTATTATTGGAAGAGACTACATTAATTTATTAATTTTTGTCATCAGTATTCATGGCCATAATGTAATAAACAAAAAGGAGAACGTTGACAAGTAACATAACATTTAGAAGAACCATAGAAAACTTGGGGTAAAATTGGACTAATGCGCGTACTATAATGTGCACTATAGCAGATACTACACCAACAATTGCCAAATTATTTGCGGAATAAATCTCCATTTATCATTATAAATATTTTTTTTTTCAAATAATTCATATACTATTTTATCATTATATTTTAATTGAGTTGGTTTTAAATAATAGTTTTCATCAATATAATTAATTTCAATTTCAATAATATAATAATAACAGGTAATGTATACCATTAATTGTTATAAAGTTATATTAAATTTATATTTAAATGAGTTTTAAAGCTGGAATATTAGCTGGTTCTCTAGCAACTATAATATGTAACCCATTTGATATTATAAGGGTTAATGTTCAAACAAAGGGGGGGACATCATTACATAGTATAAGTTATATTTATAAAAAATCTGGAATTAAGGGGTTTTATAGAGGTATAGGAATTGGATTAATTACCATACCCACGTTTTGGTCTTTTTATTTTCCAGTTTACGAATATTTTAAAAATGATCTAAGTATTCCTTTAGCTGCTTATTTAGCTGGTAATTTTGCATCTACAATTACAAGCCCTCTTTGGTATATTAAACAAAAAATGCAAACTTATTCTGACTTAAATGTGATCAAAGAAATTAAAAGATTAAATGTATTTCAATTTTATACAGGACTAACAACTACATATGTTATAAATTCAAATTTTATTATTCAAATTCCAATATATGAATATATTAAAACTAATATTGATAAAACTACTGTTAATATATTTTTAACGACTAGTTTATCTAAAATTATTGCTTCGATGATTACTTATCCACTTGAAAACATACGGGTTTTATCTAGACATCATCCAACCCTCCATTTATATGATATTATCAAAATTATTCATGTAAATAAATCATATTATAGAGGTATCACAAATTATTTAGTACGTAGTATACCTTATCACGCTGTTATATTTTGTACATATGAATATTTACGACATTAATTTATCCCATAGTTTAATTAACTTAAATAAATAACTCAAATAAGTATAATGCAAAAATATTATATTAATGAAGCTATGAAATTGGCCGAGAAATCTTTGGTACCGATAGCAGCACATGGAGCAATTGTTGTATATAGGGGTAAAATTATTGGACGAGGATTTAATAAATTCTGTGTACCCAGTGTAAATAGGGTAAACACATGGTCTATTCATGCTGAAGTAGACGCTATAAATGATGCTCTTCGTAAGATACATCGGTCTCATCTAAGGAATAGCATCTTATTTGTTGTTCGTATTAATAATTCTAGAGAATGTCTATTTTCGTATCCCTGTGAAAATTGCAGAAATTATATTTCTCAGGTAGGTATCAAGATTGCTTATTATTCGTGATATATTCATTATCTTAGGATAATTTATAACGACGTAAACAATATGGATTTTATTATGGAAGATAATGATTATTCTGAGGATGAAGAAGGTAATCAGCTCGCAGAATACCCAGACTGGTTTTTGGTAGAAGAATCGTATTTTCAAGATTTAAATACTATTAACAAATTCAAAGAACATATTTCTTTAGAACCAGAATTTTATGGAATTAAAATGGTCAAAAGCGGGGATATTCTAAATTTATTTAATAATGTTCAAAATATCAAGTGTACCAAAACAATTTTAACTAAATATCAAACAGAATTATTTGAAGACTTGCATATGACACTATTTGGAAATAAAAATACAATTAATAATTATAATAAAATAGCTCATTGTATTTTAAACCTGTGTTATATTTAATTTAAAAAAAAATAAAAATATTAAGTTAATAATAATGAGCAGCCAGTTTGGTAAAATTCCAATTACCGATAATCTAATTGATATAAATAAAGGACCATCTCTAGATAATTACTTAAAAGAATTGAGATATGCAACTTATTATTCTAATAATCCTGGACCTATAATTATGGAATCTAAAAAAAATAATGAATCCGAAGGAGAACCACTAGGGGGTCCATTTAGATTGATAACTAGTGGATATGATAAGCCTGATTCTTACGGAATACTACCGGATATTCATCCATGTAACACTACTCATATCAAAGAACCAAATAACATAAATATTCCTAAAGTAGTAAATTCACCTCAATTGTATGAATATCTAAATGAAAATTTTAGTGATAATACTTTATGTTACGTTATTATATCATTATTAATACTAAGCTGTATAGTTATTATTTATTGCAAAATGAATAAATATATTTAAAGCTTTACTTTATAATTAGCATTAATGGATATAGAAGAAGTACATAAGAGTATGATACAAATTTTGAATGATAAAAAAACATTAAATATTAGACAATTAGAACATAAATGGAGCACATTCATGCATGAATTTCCCCTAATTTTTATAAGTTTATCTCGTGAAGACGTTGATCTAAATATGCTAAATGTAATGATACAAAAAATAAAACAAATTCGGATGGGAGAAAAAGCTCATGACACAGCAGAAAAAGAATTTGGAGAAATAATGGCAGATAAATACATTTATCCTAATTTTGAAAAACCTTCAGAGGAACAATTAAAAGTAGCATATGATCAAGCACTTAAAAATAGAGAAAAAGAATCAAATAGTATATATAATTAATTTATTAGCACTAATAAAATTTTTAACTTTATTGTATGATTGTGTAAACTTTGTTAAATTTGTAATGTTTAATTCTGTTTGAATTTGTTTTCCCGTATAAGACATTTTTAATATATCACGGGCAACATAAAGCGCAGTAGCGCCATATGTTTCTTTTGTTTCTTCTTTGAATAATTTTTCATCTATTAATATTCTCATTAATTTATTAGTTTTTTCGGTTACAATTTGATTAGATATTATAAATTTAGGTTGTGGAGAAATAGTATCATTCAATATAGAATCGTAATCAGTACCTTTAAATATAACTTTCAATATACTATTAAAATATTCGACGTTATATAGAGTTACATCGAACACTTCAAGTATTTTGTATACATTATATTTTTGTTCAAATCCATAATAAACACACAATGCTTGATATGAATTTTTATTTATTGAAGTTTTAATAGAAGGTTTTACATTTTTAAATTTATCATAATATAGTGTTATATTCCAATACATTTTTAGAATACTATTCATTATATCTTTAGTATATTCAATCCCGGCTTCATCAAGTTTAGTTTTAATATTTTTTTCTCCGTTTCTATAAAGTCGTTGATGAGGTGTTAATGAGTCCATTGAATATAGATTTAATTTGTCTATATCCAATGTTACTTCTTTACCGTCTATTTTTGTTTTAAATTTGTTATCCGTAATTTTAATAAATTGTTCGTCATTTTTAATTTTGTTTACAGATGAATTGAAAATAATTCTATGTACAATTCCACAATCTCTACATATTTCTTGTGAATTTGTAATTTCAAAATTAGAAGAATTGCATGCGGTACAAATACTTGTATCTTTTATATTCTCAATTATCTTTTTGGGGGTAGTATCTGGAGATTTTTTCTTTAAAAGATCTTGACTTACACATTTTATGAGTATTTGTTTAGCTTGTTTTTCACCATAATCTGAAAATAATCTATCTAGTTTTACTTTTATAAGTGCTTTTTCAAATATAGGATCCATTATTTATTATCAACTTTATTTTTTATTTTTTTAACTAAGCTTAATTCATTTGGTGTAACAGAAAAATTTTTAGATTCACGTATAATATTATTACGACGATGATAATTTAATTTGAATTTATTAATACATTCAATTTTAGAGTCTAAAGAGTAAATAATAATGTTATTAATGACATGATAATAATCAGTACCTACAAATTGAATAGATGTAGATATATTATCAGCGCATTTATTAAGGGTATCTAGATTATTGACATTATACAAATAAGAGTAGTGTACATCATTTATATCATATGATGTTATATTTAGATCTTTTGTTTCATAAATAAGAGATAAAGATTCTAAATCTGTATTAAAATTATCAAAGTCTTCATAATAATTAGAATTTATGCTAGTAAAAAATTGGATAAATGATCCATTTGTATTAACTTTATTACATCTTTTATCATAAAATTTATTAATTAATAAAATAAGCATAGATAAATATTCATCAGACGGCGGATAAATATATAAAAAGTTTTTAAAATATTTTATACGAGAAATTATAATAACTTTAAAATTTTTTAAATATTTAGAGTAATCTTTATAAGAAAAACAATAATCATCGTAATTATCTATCACAATAATAGAGTTACTCATGTCATTTATAAAGTATGACATAACATTAATGCGTGTCAATTTTTTTAAAAATGTAACAAATGTATCATACGATTGATTATAATCATCAATATAATTGTAATTGATGTTCTTTAAATAAGTTTTTACTATAGTTGTTTTACCGCATCCACTTGGTCCATATACATTCAATAACTTAAAATTTAAATGTTTTAATTCAATATATTCTCTTTCAAGTTCTGAAGTTAATTCAGGTACATAATCCATATTGTTATACTTATAATAACTTTAAATAATCTAAAACACCCTCTACGGGGATCGAACCCGCGACATTAGGATTAGAAGTCCTACGCTCTATCCAACTGAGCTAAGAGGGCTTTTTACATTATTTATAAAGTATACTATTTACCTCCAGTGGGGATCGAACCCACGGCCACAGGATTAAAGGTCCTGCGCTCTGCCGAACTGAGCTATGGAGGCATATAGTATACTTTATTACTTTATTACTTTATTACTTTATTACTTTATATTACTTTAACATATCTAAATATATTTCAGGTATTTGATCATAACAGTAATCATCGCATAATTTATGTTGTTCTTCTGTATATAAACATTTTAAATATTTAATATTATAATAAATATTTGATAACATTACACATGTTTTTATATCAAATATATGTTGGTTTATATAAATATTAAACGCAAATTCACAATTCTGATAATGACTTCTGTAATTCCGAGAATATTCATTATATAGCTCCTTTAAGCTCTTCGAGATGTACGACGAACCTTTTTTTTTGCTTCTTCCTTTGGCGTATCAGGTGCATCAGGCACAACAGCTGCATCAGGTACAACGGCTGCATCAGGTACAACGGCTGCATCAGCTACATCAACTACAACGGCTTCCTCGGATACTACAGATTCTGTTGTTTGCTTTGTCTTACTAACTGTCTTCTTCTTCTTTGGAGGTTCAGGTTCTGATACTGAATCAGTGGATTCTTCAGTCCTTTCAGTTTGTGAACCATTGTCCTTAATATAAAATGGCTTTAAATACCTCTGCATATTAAAAATTGTAAGGGGTTGATCTGGCTTTAATAGATCATTAAGCTTTCGTCCTTCATCTGTCGTATCTAAAAGAATGAAACGACGATTTTCTGGGTTTTGAAGATTATGTTCCTTAATGTAACTAATAATACTATTTGTTACAAATTGTCTCGAATACATCTGACCCTTTTCAACACCTAAAAATTCACATAATTCATCTGTGATAGAAACTGGAATATCGAATACATTCTTACGCTTAACAACATCTTCTCCTTCAGCAACTTCCTTCTTCTTCTTAGATTTTGTAGATGACTTTGTCGACGACTTTAATTCTTTCTGTAAAACCTTTAGTTCAGTATTTACAGTCTTCATAAAATTAGTATAAACCTTTGACTGTTCATCAATTAGAGATAATACAGAAGAAAATCGTTCTGCTAGAGTTTGTTGTACTTCTGTTTCAGTATTAGTTGCCATTTATAAAACTTAATGTCTTATAACTTTAAGTCGATTACAACAATTTATGTTGGTATGTCAGTTAAATATTTTATTACCGTAAAGTGATTTAAGGACATATTGTATATATAACTATCAAGCAGCAATGGCGACAGTTCTCCTACCTCAAGAATTCAAGGAATCTAACATGACTTTTACTGAACCAAGGAAGAATCAGATGGGTGGTAGTAATGTATTAATTAATTATGCAACAGAGCGTAGGACTGGTCCGTTAATTATTCAAACACCTAGGCTAAGGGCTCCTTTTGGAGCTGATCGGCAAGAGTCCGAATCTGGAGGATCATCTCGGTATAATGTAAATTTAACTGTTAATAATGAAGGAAAGGTGGGGGAATTTTTTGAACTTATTAAGCAGATTGAACATTGTGTTCTTAATACTGCTGTCGAAAAATCTGAACAGTGGTTTGGAAAGAAGAAGAGTAAGGAAGTTGTTGAAGAACTTATGAGGTCTGTTGTTAAGTATCCAAAGCAAAAAGATAAGTATGATCCTACTCTAAAGGTGCGACTTCCTTCAAATGATAAGGGACCACAATTTACCTTAGAAGATTCGTCTAAGACGCCTATTACTATTTGGGTAGATGGTGAGTTAGACTTAAGTACTATTCCTAAGGGTTGTGAACTTGTGGCAGTAATCCAATGTACTGGTGTTTATTTTATTGGAAAGACCCAATTTGGTATTGGGTTTAAGCTTCTTAAGGCTCGAGTGTTTGAAGGTAATTTACTAAAGAATATTGATATTATTGATGATGATGAAGATCAAGGCGAAGAAGAAGATTCTTCATATGTAGATTATTGATTCTCTATAATAAATATTAACACATTAAAAATATTATATATATAATCTAGTTGTTTGTTAAAATCATGCTCATTTTTAAAGCTTCGAAATAATAATTTTAAAATATTTAATTTATAATTAATAGTTGATTTAGTTCCGTAAGATTTTTCTAAATCAATTGTATTAATATATTCAAAAGTTTTACTATAAACACGATTATAAAAATCTAAAGGAATAATTACATTGTTATTTTTATAGTAAAATATCTCATTGTAATTATTTATTAACTCGTTAGTTTCGTCAATACCACACCGTAAAGTAATTTTAAGCATAAGTTCGTTTAAATTATTCATTAATTATTAATATTTTTTTTCTTTACGTTAATTTATCAAATTGTATACTAACATATAATTAAATAGTGATTTGAAATTAGTTATATGTCTAATTTTATCATCATCTATTTCTATAGAACACTCTTTATTAATCTTAATATACGTATAATGTCCCATGTCTTTTGTACCTATATGATTTATAAGTCCTGTGATTGTATACTTACTTATTTTATTTAAAATAAGTAATTCAATATTTCTAGTATACTCAAATTCTATATTTATTTTAGAATTTACATTACTTCTATTTATACAAAATATTAAACTAGTGGGCCATTTAATAATTTTATTTTTAACTTCTGTTCTCGTATATTCGCTACAAGCATCACATAATATAGGGTCATTTAATGTTTCTTTCTCAAACTGTTTCATCAGGGCTGTCTGTAAATTATTACTATCTTCTGTAATGTACAAATTAATATTTATGAAACTTTCTAATACTTCTCTTTTGTGTTTACAATTCAAACATTTATAAGTTTTTCTATGCATTCCTTTAAAAAATTCTATACATGTTTCATCTTCTTTCTCAAAAATATCTATTAAAAATGTATAAATTTCCGCTGTATCATTCTGTTCACTAATATTAAGTCTTGTACCTAACTTTTCCTGTAATTTTATTAAAAAATTTCGAAGAGAATTGTTGTCTGTTATATTTTTAAAATAATTTAATAAATAATCTACAGGATATGTTTTTTTCTGAATGTAATCTTTAAAATTATAATTATTTAAAAATATTTGTAATACACTATTAATATAACAAGTGTTACCAAAATTATTAAGTAACATTATTACTATATACAAATAGTAAATTTGATACTTTTTAACGATTAATTACGATATTATATGTACTTAAACTATTAATATAATATATAATAAATGTCTTATAGAAGAAAAGAAGTTATAAAACGACTATCATCCATTTTTGACAATTTAATAATTTATACAAATATAGAAAAAGGAATATTTAATAATACCATCAAAACATGTAAAGATTTATGTGAAGAATTATCATGGAATAATTCTACATTTGTTAAAGAATATTCTCAAACTGCTAGGAGAATACTAGCAAATTTAATTTATACACCGAATGCAAAATCACTTATTGATAAAATTAATACAGGAGTTATTAAACCTGTAGAATTAGCCAGTATGTCACACGAAGACTTATATCCAGAATTTTGGAAACAACAGAAAATGGAAGTTTTGATGAAACATACTAATTTTAAATCTGAACAAGAACATGATGGATTTTTCAAATGTAGAAAATGTAACACTTATAAAACAACATATACTCAAGCTCAAACTCGATCTGCAGATGAACCTATGACAACTTTTGTTACATGTTTGAATTGTAATAATGTGTGGAAATTTTAATAATATGTATTCTAAATGGATAAATTAAAATTAAAAAATTGTATAATAAATTTTTAAACTCTATAGATTTAGAAGATCCTACTGAACATAAATTTTATAAACTAGGTACAACACTATAGATGTAAATATAGATAATAAATTTAAAGTTTTATTTTTAATATCGTTATTCTGTAACGTTTTCTACCATATATATGGAGACAGAAAAGATCAATTAGGTAAAACCATTAGACTTTGAACCTAAAATTAAATGTAAAAATTTTACTATATTTACGTATGATAATGATAAAACAGATCAGTTATTAAAAAATTTAGTCACGTTTTTTAATACAGATGCTACTAATATATTACCTATTACTGGTTTAATATTACAAGACTTAAATATAATGGACGTATATATATGAAATGAATTTTATAACGGAGTATTTTAAAAATTACTTTATAAATAACAGACCATACTTCCCTAAAAAATTTAATAGCAATATAGCATTTGCTAATATTGTAGCATTTGGATTAACTAGTATTATTATGTTTTTATTTTATGAACCTTTAGGTTATTTATATTTTTTAATTTTAATGACATCAACAGAATCAGACGCTAATATATCTGGTAACCCTTTATGTAATAAAATTGTTCAAAGATTAGATATAATTATAATATTAATTACTATAATTGTACTTATATATAAGACAAACTTAAAATATTCCTGTATTTTTAATACCAATTGTAATTATGCATCACTGGAAACGTGATGCTAAAAATTCCGAAGAATATGAAATTAAAATTAATATATGGCATTTTTTTTGCTGGATTTATTAGTGTACTAAGTATTGTTTTATATTCTCTTTTACATACATAAACTTAATTTTTATCATAAAAAGAGTTAACCCAATCTTCAACTAGATTTTTTTCCTTTTTGTGTACACGAGCATAAGTCTTAGTGCGTTGCTTCTTTTTCTTCGCCTTATTCTCAATTTTCTTTGTCTGAGCAATCACAGAGTTCATATTAACAAACATTTTCCTAACATATAATCAATCAATTTACTACTATTATATTAATGTCGTAAATATTAATCTCCAATAATAACGTACTGAATATAATAATTAAATACTCTCCTGGATTTTTTAAAATGTTTTTTTAATAAAATTACATCATTAGTATCAAATGGATTATTATCCCATAGTGTAACAGTTAAATTTATAATATTCTCGTCCGGTAAATTATCTATCCATTGAAAAAAATAATTATGTGGCATATTGTTGTCTATTATTTCCATATTACTATTTACATTATATTTAAATAATTTACGATATTTTATATACACTAAATTTTCTAAATAATTATTACTGTACACAATTATGAACGCAAATCTAAGATGGTGCGAATATGAAAAGAATGATAAGTTACCACCTATTCCATCGTCATGGTTAACTTCAAAAAAATCAACAGTTAATCTTAAACAAAAACAGAAGACAAAGCCAAATATATTTGAACATTTAGACGAATTAACGGCAAAATGTGATGAAAAGGAATGCGTAGGTTGCGAAAGTGGAGTAGACTGTGCAGCGGGTCATACTTGTATGTAAATTTACCATTTATTCATTAAACTTTAAGACCATGCTTCTTTATATCTGTCTATATTTTTAGGATCTATATAAGATTGTTTACATACTAACGGGGTATTACCTAATTCCATTGAAGTATATTTTATAGCTGCAATAATATTACGTTTAATATCTTTTTCAGATTTAGGTTTATCGCACGTTTTAAGATATTCTTTAAATATTTTATTAGCACTGTAAGTTCTTAGATCCTTTGCTGTATAAGTATTTCCTAAATGTTCTTTTATGAAACTATTTATATCACTGGCTAGTATTGGTATATATTCATTTTGATTTTGATAACAAAAAAGCCTATCATTTTTTATATTTTTAATTCTATCTAAAAAATTTTTAACGCGCAAACTTTTAATACTTTTAGAATGTTCCACTCCTTTTTTTCCTATAAATTTTAAAATATAATCAGTACCTATTATTTTAAGGTTTTCTTTACGTAAAGTTGATATACCGCATGTTCCATTCTCTTCAAAGTATATATCATTTCCAATTCTAATATTTAATAACATTATTAATTTAATAACGTTAGCTATTATACATTCTTTGGATAAATCTTTTTTATTTACCAATTTATCTAAATATTTATCAAATTTTGTATATTTTCTACTTAATGTATTCATAGCTTTATATTTTAACTCTTTAGCTTGTTTTATCCATTCTGGATGATATATTCTTTGTTCTCTACCCTTAAAATCATATCCTATGACCTGCACTTTATCTGTAGCATCTCGGGAAACTTTTACATTTTTCCAGTTTGGTGGAATTTTTAAAGATTTAATTCTATCTATATCTTGCTTATAAATTGTAGATTTACCAATTTCATAATAAGTATTCATTTAAAGATTAATAATATTAATATAAATTATGAATAAACGTTGGATTATTAATATTTTAGATAGATCTGGTTCTATGGAAGAAGTTAAATTCCAACTTATATCTGAATATAATAATTTTTTAAAATCATTTAAAAATAGTACAGACTCTATAAGATGGACATGTATTTTATTTAATGACACCATAGATACTATAGTAGATGATCTAATTGAAAACATTGACGATTTAAAAGTCGAAAATTACATACCGTCTTCTATAACGGCGTTAAGAGATGCGATTGGATTTGCTTGTAATAAAATACTACAAAATTCAGTTATATATATAGACATAATTGTAAATATTTTTACAGATGGGAAAGATAATTCTAGTTGCGTTTATACATGGTCTGCATTATCTGAATTAATTAAAACTATTAAATTAAACTATAATACTAGTATAAACTTTTATTGTACAACACATGATTCATTATGTGATATTAGTATATTAGATTTTGATAAAAAATATAGTAATAATGATATTGGAGCTTGTATGAAACAGATGAGTACTAACAGCCAATCTACTCATTGTGGAACTATCCTTAGCGAATCTTCTAAAAAACGAAAATTCGAGTAATTTAGTCTAATGATAATAAATGAAAACGCGTAGATGGAATAACTGAAGAATTAAAGTTATTTAATAAATTTTTATAACGTTTATTTTTACGATGCTTTTTACGTCTAGGACTAGGTTCTTGAACAAGTTCTAACGTTTCGTAAAAATATTCTTCATTTTCTTCAGTTATTTCATCACTATAAGAATATTTACAATAAGGACATTCTGATTTTTTTAAGTTATTAAAACAAAACTTACATAACGAATGAGCGCATGGTAAATATTGAAAAACATCATTCGGGAAAACTTCCATACATATTTTACATTCCATATTTAATATTTCGATAGATTTTAATTTAAATAAATTTGATGACATGTAACACTATTATTGTTTAAAAATATTATACCAGTTTTATCTTTGTATTCTTCGATGTAGTATACACGTGATATATTAGATTCTAATATCAGTTTTGCACAATCTCTACAAGGCGATAAAGTTGTATACAATGTAGAATCATTCGAACTAATATTGCTTTTAGTTAATTTTAAAATAGCATCAGCTTCAGCATGTATAACGTACCATTTAGTTTTATTATTTAAGTCTTCGCATTTATTATCATATCCCGCAGGGGGTCTATTATATCCATCACTAATTAACGTAGAATTTTTAGTTATGACGCAACCTACTTTTTTTTTTACAGCACAAGATAAAGTACTGCGTTGTTTAGCTATATTTAGATAGTGGCGTATCATTTTCATATTATTTTTATAAATTTGTATTTTTTTTGTCATTATTCAATATTGTTATTAACTTTATATTAAAGTTCATTTATTGAATAATATTATAAATATCTCTGTAATTCGTAATTAATTCGTTAATGCTATTAAATTCTTCCAAAGTCGTTAATTGTATTCGTGTCGTAATATAATTAAAAATATATGCTTTACCGTATAACAAAAACCAATGACAATCTGCTTCAAAAGTGTCGGAGACATCATACGCTAGATCATGTCCACAATGACCTAATATATCTAAAACATCAGTATATAAAATATTATAATTAATATAGTGTTTAATTGTAAAATCACAAATGTAATTAATTTCATTGATAAATGATGTACTAACTGGATGGGTTACAGTTATTTGATTAAATGACTCTATTAAACCCTCCATTTTTACGTGACTTAAGCGATTACTACATAATCTTTGTCATAATTATTGTCATGAATTATAAATGAATTATTTACTCTATAGTCTGGATTTTTATATCTAAAAATCTGATAAGGGGTCATTTCGCTTAGTTTTATGTAAATAGAATTGAAAGCACTAATTTGATAATAAATAAACGGTTCTGTTAATTTTTTTGTTAATCTGCTCCATCTATTTAATATATCTTTCTTTTTAGATAAAATATTTAAAACAGAATTGTAAACGCGTCTATACTTTTCAATATTTGCTTTTTCTACCATAACATAGAATCGATCCCATAAAATATTTACAGGTATTTTACTTAATTTTACTTTTTTCATCGCATCGGAAATATCACATATTTCTTTTCTTCTTTTAAACGGTATACACACTGGGATATCTGAACTAAAATTATATCGTTGACTTTTTAATTTAATATGACAAATAGAACAATATATACCTCGTGCTGGTATATGAGATTTTTTTATCTTTAATTCATTTTGTTTTTGTTCTCCAGAAAAATTTTGAATAAGTTTTACTGATTTCCACACATGACAGTGATTTTTATAAGGATCATAATAAGGACCTGGTTCTTCGGGCTTAAATTCTGTATCATAAGCCTTTTTATTAATATTTTGTTGAACTTGTTCACGCTTCTTAATAACACCATTTTTGATAAAAATATCCATGCTACATAACTATATAACAAATATTTAAGACTATTAATGTATCGTAAATTTAAAAATCTTCTAGTATATCCGCTGATTCAATCCCTTTATTTAATTGTTCTGCTCTGTTATACTCTGTTACTCTTTGTTCAAAAAAATTACTTTTCCCATCTAAGCTACCAATTTTCATAAAATCATACGGACATTCTTTATTGTACAATTTTGAATAACCTAATTGCGTTAATAATCTATCTGCAACAAACATAATATATTCTTTCATATTCTCTGAATTTATACCAATCAAGTTACACTGCAGAGAATTACAAATAAAATCAATCTCTAAATTAACCGCCTCTTTCATAATATCATGCACTTTTTCCTCTTTTAATTTATTAACAATATATTTAGTATATAAAAGTACTGCAAAATCCGTATGCATACCTTCATCTCTAGCTATTAATTCATTACTTTTTGCAAGGGCTTTAGTCATTTTGCCTTTTATATTTTTAAGCCAAAAAATAACACAAAAACTACCACTAAAAAATACTCCTTCAACTATTGAAAATGCTAACAGTCGTTCTGGAAATGATACTTTAGATGAATCTAAATATTTACACGCCCAATTAGCTTTACCTTTAACGGCAGGTATATCTTCAATAGCGTTAAATAGTTCTCGTTTTCTTTCTTCACTTTTAACTAAAGTATCTATCATTAATGAATATGATTCACTGTGAATATTTTCCATAGCCGCTTGCCATCCATAACAACATCTAGCCTCCGGTATTTGAATTTCATCAGCAAAATTATTATTAATATTTTCAAAAATTATACCATCACTACCAGCAAAAAAAGCTAAAACGTTTTCTATTAGATATTTCTCTTGGTCTGTTAGTGTTTCCCAGTCTGATAAGTCAGCTGAAAAATCTATTTCTTCAGCTGTCCAAAAGGCTAGTTGTTGTTTCTTGTAGTATTCCATAATATCCGTGTATTTAATAGGGTATAATACAAATCTGTTATTAGTTTTTTGTAGTAATGGTTCCATCTAGTTATATATATGTAACATTTTTAAATCGATTTAAATTATAAATAGAATAAAAAGGGTTAACGCTGTTCCCGAAAATCCTAACATTATAATATAACATGTATAATACATAGAATCTTCATTAGAATCCTCTGTAGGTAATTGATCAATTTTATTTCTACATATAATACATTCATTAAGAGTCCATTGATTTAAACAGTCTGAATGTATATAATATTTACCACAATGATTATAGTAAATCAGCTTATCTATACTTTCTTCTTCTAAACATACTATACAATGTTGCATTTAACATACTATCGTAATAGACTTTAAATTATTGTAAATTAACTAATTCTTTAATTGTAATACTATTAAATGTTTTAGTAATATCATCTTCGGTTGCTTTAATTTTCCAAGCTTTTAATTCTTTATTCCATTCAGCATTATTAAATTGCTTAATTCTATCTCTGTTATCATATGTTCCAGGGCCATGTATTAAAACATGATCGGGTCCAAAATTACAATAGTATAAATCATGTTTACTATCTAGTGGTTCAGGGACTTTAATTTTACCATATAACTCTTCTGATAATTTTAAATTTTGTTGAACTAAAGTTTGATTAATTTCAATTAAACCTGCCATTTTTTCTTTTATTTCTTTTAGTTCGGTATAAATATTGTTAATATCGACCATATATTAAAATATATTAATAGCTTTAAGTAGATTATAAATACATAATATTATTGCCAATAAATATAATATAATTAATAGTGCGAAGTTACATTCAGGGTTATCTATAAAATGTTCAGTATCGGTAACTACATTAATTAAACATTTTTTCTTAACACCTTTTTCTGGAATTGTACATCCTTTTATTAATTTTTCATCTCTTTCTTTATCTGTTGTTTGTTTACACTTAGCTCTATACTGTTCGTATTTATTTTTAACTTCTTCAAATGATGGTCTATCACATTCTGGAATTCCTAATTTATCGTTTACTTTATTATGTATTATATATAACCACTTTGTTAAAGCTTCTCTAGACTCCAAAAAATTTTCAACAGGATATTCTTTAATATAGTCGTTATAAGAATTTCTACAGTATTTACATGGCAACACATGTCCTAAAGAATTAAAAAAATTTGCATAATGTATTATTCTGTCTTTATTTTCTAAATTTATCTCATCAGGGTAACCAAATGTTATAATATGTAGGAAAAACCATCCAGGAGGTCCCCATATTTTAGTCATCATCCCGTTTTGCTTGTTATCCATTATTATATCTTAATAAAAGAAATTAAAGAAATATTGAATATTAATATGTATCATGAATACCCAGTTAAATAGGAATTGGACTTTATTTTTCCACGCAAAGGATAAAACTAAAAGTTATGATGATAATACTATCTTTATTATTAATATTAATACTATTAAAGACTTTTGGGGAACTTTTAATAATATACCAAAACCAAGTGAATTATTTTATGACGGTAAAACACCTAAAGGTCTTAAACTAAACGGCACGATTTATATCCCGAATGCTTTTTCATTCTTTGAAAAAGGTGTAAAACCAACTTGGGATGATCCTAAAAATATTTACGGCGCTGAGTGGAGTATAAGAAAATTTAACGAGTTGGAAGAAATATCTAATATGTGGATGATAGCTCTTACAGACTTATTAAGTGAAAGTTTTAAATATTCAGAACACATTAAAGGTATAAGAATTGTTGATTCAACTTTACCAGGAAAACCAATGTATAGATTAGAATATTGGTTCGATTCTCTAGAATTTTCAGAACAAATCAGTTCATATATTAAATCATTATTTAATATTAAAACTAATCTATTATATAGAGAACATTCAACTATTAAGGAGGCTTAAAATTAGAAACATTTTGCATAAAAGTCTTAAAATTATCATTAACTTCCGGATTGGACTCTATCTGAGATAAAACTTTTTTAATTTCATTTCTACTTAATATTCCAGTTACTTTTTCAATTAATTCTTCTGTTAATTGAGTATTAACTGTAATATTTTCTTCTTGTAATACTTCTACTAATTTTTGTATTTTATCACTCAAATTTTGAGACTCTTTACGTGTAACACCACCTTTTCTAACATTAGTCTTTTCATTAATTTTTGTTCGAAGTTTTTGTTTTAATTTTTCTCGATCATTCATTAAATACTAACTCGTAATAACTCTTTAAGTCAATTTTCTCAACAAGTTTACTTATATTTTAATAAACTTGTGTCATTTTATTGACTTTTATGTTAAAAATATTTACATTTTATGTTTAAAACCTCATCCACCAAATGACATCTTCAATTTTGACAATAAATCTATTGTAGGATCAGACGACGCACTTGCAGAGGAAAACATATCAGCTAAGTCATCCATTTCTGTTATACTTACTCTTTTCTTTGTCCTGGTAATTTTAGAACCCCCTGGTAATCTCTTAACTTTAAATATTACTTCTTGTTGTTCTCGTGGTGTATATAAAACTTTACGGATTCTCTCTAATTTTAGTCTTTCTTTTTTCTCTTTTTCTTTACTGATCGCTAACTTTTTAGCTTCTTTCATAGCTGGATAAGAAATTCCACTATTTACACTTTCCCTAATTTCACTTGGTGTTATATTTGGATATAATTTACGTACTTCTTTAAATAAGATTTCTTTAGTACCTAACATATCTACGTCTTGATTATGCATAATCATAAAGGATTGAAGTACTTTTTTTGTTAATCCGGAATAACCCTTGATATTTATTGATTTTACACCAAATCCATTTACACGACTCTTTATATTACAATTTGTACCAAAGGAATTATACTTTGCTGGTTGCGAAGCGCATTTGTACATTCCGAACTTATTTTTATGCTCCGGGTGACAATTTGTACCAAAGGAATTATACTTTGCTGGTTGCGAAGCGCATTTGTACATTCCGAACTTATTTTTATGCTCCGGGTGACAATTTGTACCAAAGGAATTATACTTTACTGGTTGTAAACCACATTTGTACATTCCGAACTTATTTTTATGTTCCGGGTGACAATTTGTACCAAAGGAATTATACTTTACTGGTTGCGAAGCGCATTTGTACATTCCGAACTTATTTTTATGTTCGTTACAACTTTTTCCAAAACTACATGCTTTACAATTTACCATTTAATTGATAATTAGAAAATAATTAATTTTAATTTAAGATAATTGTATAATTACATATATCCATTACTAAATTTGTATACGGTCCATATACAAGTAAATTATCAGTATCATATATAATTTCAAAATCTTCTAATTGATTTGTTAATACATTAAATACCGGTTTTTGAAAAATTTTAGTTTCATGAAATCTAGTTAGAGAATTTCTTAGTTCTTCCACATGAATATTATTTTTATCAATTGTATAATCTACTGTGTCTATACAAGTTAATTGGGGAGAATATAAAGTATTTGTATTTGATGATTTATAATAAATTTTATTATTTAACTTTAATATATCACGAGATAACTGATAACCACGACTTGAAGTAGATTGAATACCGATTATAATACTAAATGCATAATATATTATCCACATTGATAATTTTATAAAATATGTTTTAAAGTTTATTTATGCAGAACACATAGTGCATACTTGAGCATCAGCTTGTTCTTTTAGTTTTTTCTCTGTAATAGGGTCTAAGGTAAAACTTTGAGAGTTTGTAATTGGTTTTGTTCTAATATAATAAGAGCCAGTTTTAAGACCACTTTTCCATGTGAATAAATGACAGCTTGATATAATTTTTGGGTCTGCTTTTTCTATAAATAAATTTAAACTCTGGCTTTGACATATGTATGGAGCTCTTTCAGCAGACATTTGAATAAGAATTTTTTGTGACATTTCCCACGCAGTTTTAAATATTTCCTTAGCAGTTTGACTTAATTGTGTATACTTAACTGATCCCCTATGATAAATAATATTATCCAATGTTTCTTTTGTAAATAATCCTTCTTCTTTTAACTTACTAACTAAATATTTATTAATTACAGTAAATTCTCCTGCTAAAACGCGTCGCGTATATATATTTGAAGTATATGGTTCGAATGATTCGTTGTTTCCCATAATTTGAGCAGTGGAAGCAGTCGGCATTGGAGCAACAAGAAGACTATTCCTAATACCATAACGTTTAATATTTTCCTTTAGAAGATTCCATTCATTTTGAGAATATTTTTCAGGTGTAACATTCCACATATCAAATTGTAAAATTCCTTTAGATGTAGGAGATCCATTAAATGTTTCATATGGGCCTTCAATCTGTGCTAATTCATTGGACTTTTTTAATGCATAATAATATATGGTTTCGAAAATATGCTTATTTATTTCTCTGGCCTCCTTTGAAGTAAACGGAATATTAAGTATTATAAATAAGTCAGCTAATCCTTGTACACCAATTCCAATAGGTCTATGTTTTAAATTGCTTAGTTTTGACTCTTGTGTTGGATAATGATTTCTATCTATAATGTTGTTTAAATTATATACTAATTCTTCTACCTTAGATCCTAATAATTCGTAATCTACAATACCATTTTTTACATACATAGGTAAACATAATGATGCTAAATTACAAACCGCAGTTTCATTATTATCAGAAAATTCAGTAATTTCACAACATAAATTAGAACTTTTAATAATTCCAATATTCATTTGATTACTCTTTTTATTTATGGAATCTTTGTATAACATATATGGTGTTCCAGTTTCAATTTGACTATTTATAATGGCATTAAATAAATCTAACGCATTTATTTGTTTTCTATATTTTCCTTCATCTTCATATTTTTTATATAATTTTTCAAACTCTTCAGAATGTAAGTCCGTTAAACCAGGACATTCATTTGGACACATCAGTGACCATACCCCTTGATTAGATACTCTTTCCATAAATAAGTCTGGTATCCATAAAGCGTAAAATAAATCTCTGGCACGCATTTCCTCCGCTCCATTATTTTTTTTGGCATCTAAAAATGTAAATATATCTGCATGCCACGGTTCAAGATACATAGCAAATGATCCATTTCTTTTACCTGACTGGTTGATATATCTAGCTGTATCATTATATACTTTTAACATAGGCATAATACCATCACTATTACCCCCAGTTTTACTGATATATGAATTTTTTGCACGAATGTCTGAAATATGAATACCAACTCCACCAGCCCATTTAGATATTAGAGCAACATCTGATATTGTCTTATAAATTCCTTGAACTGAATCTTCTGTACCAATTAAAAAACATGAACTCATCTGAGGATATTGTGTACCGGCATTAAAAAGCGTTGGTGTAGCATGTGTATAATATTTTAATGATAAAGAATTATAAGTTTGTCTAACCATATCTAAATTATCTCCATGTATACCCAATGCTACGCGTAAAAATAAATGTTGAGGTCTTTCTACAATTTTATTATCAATTTTAAGTAGATAACCAGCCTTCTGTAAAGTTTTAAACCCGAAATAACTAATCAAATAGTCTCTTTCAGGAACTATTATTTTATCTATAATATCTTTATTACTATCTACGATATTTTCTATTTCTTGACTAATTAATTTTTTACCTGATAGTTTCTTCACAATATCAGAATAATATAAACTGGTATTTTTCTGATGATTATTAATACTAATTCGAGAGGATAAAATTTCGTTGTCCAAATTTTCTAGAGACATATTAGCACATACACTCGCAGTATATTCATCTAGTTCAGATGTTGATATACCATTGTATATCGATGAACATATTTTTTGTGCAATTAACGGTGCATCTATATTGATATTTTCTCCCCATGTATTATTTGACGCTAAATATTTAATCCTATCTGTAATCTGATCAAATTTAACCTCTGCTGATTCACCGTTACGTTTAATAACTTTCATTATAATATAGTATTACGATTATTTTTAAGTTGCTTAATAATGATTTATAGAATCATAAAATCCATTAAGAATTAATTAATAATATTATATAGTAAATTATAAAATGACGTTTCTATCAGCAGGTCATATCCATAATACATATGCCCCATAATGCCACATTTCGTAATGCTCAAATTACATTCTTAAAAGATTCAAATAAACAGGATGGAAATAATCAATATTTATATGCAAACAGTAATGGAGAAATAGAATGGAAAACTGCTCCATCTAGTGGATCTGGCTCAGATACTACAATATACAGAACATTATCTAATTTAGTAGCCGGAAATGATTATGTAATAGGTGAAATTGAGCAGGGTGCTGCAGAGGGTAGTGCGTTATATGTTATAAGAGCTATTGAACCTACAATTAAACAGACTACTGTGTTTACAATTTCAGTTCTTCCTAATAATGGATTACATATTACAGTTTTAAATAATATATATGAAGGTGATACACCAAGATTTGATCAATTAAGAACAAGGTTAATTGGAGGTATCACTGAAATATGTTTAAAATGTGTAGGAGATCCTATTAAAGCAGAATTACGCATATACAATAATCAAGATAACAGTGGAGACTTACTTGGTTATGGATCATTTATAAATTGTCCACTTTTAATATCTATAGCGACCGGTACAGTTATATCAGAACATAGTTTACGTAATAGAACTTTAACTACAACTGGAGAAATTAAATCAGATACCCAAATAATTGCACCTAATGTACTGACCAATCAACTAAAAGTTGATCAAATATCAAATAATGTTTTTATCGGAAGTATATATGGGATGTAATTTAGGAATGGGTGGACAAAATATAGAGAATGCTAATGCTGTCAATACCAAAGAAATCTTAAATAACCAAGAGGACCTCTTAAGTTAAAGTCGGTATTAGATACAGAGGCTCAATATATATTATCATCACAACCATCTGGTGTTAATTTTGATTCTAACATAAATATGAATGATAATGGTCTTGTTGCTTGTTCAAGTATTAATATAAGTAATCCTTTCACTGGAAATTTACATATAACAAATGGTAACATAGATATGAATAATCGAGATATTATTAAAGGAGGAGTAAATGAGTTTATTATAGGAAAATTTACAAATTTAGAAGTAAATCCGGGACCAAACAACGCTACTAAAATATCTTTAGGAAATTCTACTACATTAACAGAGGTTTCAATATCCTGTTCAATCAACAGATGTTGCTACTAAAATTTATGTAGATAATCATGTTAGTTCAAATTTAAGTGGTTATCTTAAAAATCCAATGGAAAGTGATTTATTAGGTGGATTAGGACCAGCCTATAATGGTCCTAATGGTTATAATATTAAAGAATTAAATTCTTTATCCACGCTGGATGTTTATGTTCAAAGTATAACATCCTCTTCCAATATCACCAAACGTTACAACGATAGGTTTTAATGATAGTACTCTTAGTGATGTATTAGACCCTGTTGATACACAAGATGCAGCTACTAAAAATTATGTAGATTCATCTATAAGCAATATTCAATTTCCAATTACTAATCCAATGTCTCAAAAATCTTGGAGGAGGTGGTTTTATTATTAACAATGTATTTCATCAAGCTAAACCACACACTCAAATAGGGTCTGCTAGTGTTAGTGTACAGGGAGGCACTATTTCCCAAATGATGAATATAACAGCGGGGTTATATGAAGGGCCTCAAGTGAACGGTAGTAATATATATCCAGACTTTATATCACAGAGTGCTATAAATATTCCATTTAATGGAGTATATAGTATACATATATATGGTCATTGGGATGGAAATATAACAGGAAGTGGACAGGATAATCATGCAGTGATCATATTAACAGATAAAGCAAGTGCGCGTCTTCACGCTGATCCATCTGCACATCAGTATCAATCTGGTTATGAATGGGTACACACTTTTAACTTTACAGGCTATTTAGATGCAGGGAAATATTCATTATTTGCAAATCAGTTTAATTCAAACACAAGAAGCTATGATGGAAAAATTCGTGTAACTCAAATTACTTAAAAATATTTAATGATATAAAGCAAATCTTAAAAATTCGCTATAATAAGTAGCAAACCTCAATAATTTCTCTTTAAGTTCTTTGGTAGTACCTTTAATTAACATTCTATTTATAGTACCAGGGGGTGTATTTGGATTCATTAATCTTAAAAACGTGTACATTATAGACCATGTTACACAATATCCCTGTCTAATATCTGCTTTTAACTGCGGTCCTAGGTAAGGGACAAGTATAACTTACATCTTTATATATATATTCATTTACATGTGTATAAAAATAGTCTTTTAAATAATTATCAACACCCTTCATTTGTTATATAATTAGGACTACGTCTTCCATATTTAGTTACGCCATGTGGATCAAATCTTTCTACGGTTTTATTGTTTGTATCAAATATTAGAATGTTCATATGATTTTCCTTATCATTTGGAAATATTTTTGTGTATTCATAAATATCTCCTTCGGCTAATGTTAAAGGAATAATTAGATATCTATTTTTACATTTTTGTAAAATATCATTCAAATTTTTATAAATTATTAAATATCTACTCGATCTATCAGCAAGAAATATTACAGCATGCCTTAATGGTCTAAAATATCTATAGTTTAATATAGGTTGTTCTGAAATTTGATAGTGTTGCATATTAGGGTTAATTGGTCCAAATCTCACCGGTATCGTCTTATTTGTTAACAGACACAGATTTTTTTGGAGTATAGGACTAATTTTTTGTATTTCTTCTAAAAAAGCCAGTACATTTTCTGAATCATATATGTGCAAAAAAATACCTTGACGTTTAAATTCTTCCTGTGCTGTAATTTCTTCATCGGATAAAAATTCTTCTATACCAATAAATGAATCTTTATTTTTATCTAAGTAAGCCTTAAGTTTTTTCCAGTTTGATATTTTGTTTGTTTTAAATAAAACTGGTAAAGTTCTTTCTTTATTAATTGCTATAGTCCATCCTTCTTTCATTAGTTTTTTTATCGTTTTATTATCATGCTTTACGCATCTTCCAGTTTCTGGATTAATTAAACGAAGTGGATCGGTTGGACATATTTTAAATACTTTAATTCCTGTTTTAGCTGATGGTTCATCTTGGTCTGCATTTGGCGTTATTACTATTGTCCATCCTTCTTTAAGAAGTTTTCTAATTGTAACATTAGATTCTATAACACAACGTCCAGTTAGCGGATTTAATAATTTATGTGGATCTGTAGGACATTTACTAATTATTTTAGACATTTACTATAATAAATAAAAAAAAATAATTGTAATTGTAAATGAGGAAAAGAGTTAGATTTGGAGCTGTATGTGATTATTCTGATTGGGTTTCTATCCCTTCGAATATTTTTGGTGATGGCACATTATACATTGGGAATAATTGGGCTTGGCATTATAGTTGGTGTAACCCTGACCCTCTTACATCAGGTGTAGCATCAAATAAATATTTACATGTTACTATTGTATATAATGTTACAGCGGCTATTGGATTAGAGAGACAGAATGATATAAGGATTCATTTTGGTTACAAACCTCAAGAAATAAGTCGAGGACCTATATTATGGGAAAGTAGAGGATGGGAAAATAATGATATAGGACAAACTTTAAATGGACAAGCAATCATTGAATACGCACAGAGAATATTTATGCTCACACCTAATAAAATAATTTAAATTTAAAATTTTTCCTTTCGTCTTGTTTTAGTTTTGTTCTTTGACCTAAAAATTTAAAGTATTTATAAGACATATTGTATCGTCTTTCTGATGTAGAATTTGGAGTATTTTTATGAAGAGCTCTAAGTCGTACCATCATTATCATTCCTACTTGCCAAATTCTTTTGTGGGGATACATATTTGATTTATATAAATATTCTAATTTATTTATTGTATTTTTAACATCTTGGATTGTGGTATATTTTATACTAATTGTGTCTGAAGGGTTTTTATCTATATAAACATCATATGATTTTTTAGGATTATTCGGGTTAAAAAAATACTGTTTCATTATTTAATAATATAAAATATATTTTATATTATTGCTAGAATAATTTATTTTAGACATTTGTTACAGTAAAATTAATTTAAACAAATAATTTATTATAGTGTAATGATTCTAGCTTTAAGAACGAATACATTTATTTGGAAATCACCATTAAATAAATACATTGATGATATATTATCTAAATCAAATGTCCAATTGATTGATTTGCCGTGGCACCTATTTACAAGATTTAAAACGGATCCAAACCACTTTACTTGGAAAGGGTATAAAATTTTTTGTAAACATTTGAAACTAAATTTAACAGAATTTTTAGAAACTGGAGACAGAATTCATATAATATCTGATAGCACTATAGGATTTTGGCAACATAGAGGCTCAAAATATTTAAAACAATATTTTAAAGAATATAAAGTCACTGTTGATGCTATATGTGGGAGTGGATATCATTCTTATCCTAGATTTGATGAAAGAATTTTAAATGTATCACATTATGATAAATTACTTATAATAGGTGGATGGAACGATAACTCGTTTCAAGAATGTCGAACTAGTATTAATAATATTACGTCTAAGATTTAACATGGTTTTTTATATAATTTTGTATTATTTCTTTATTAATAGAATCTTCTAAATTTTCATATATTTCTAATGTAGTTGGATTTCTAGAATATTCTTTAATAAAATTTTTAATAAAATCTTCAATCATAATCTCTTTATTTATAGTCTCCTGTTTTTGTTTTATTAAATCAATAATTTTATCAGTCTCTCGTCTTTCCATGTTTTCTGCACTTATTTTATAAATAACTTCATTTGTAGGTTGAATATTATTACATATATCTGGTTTAGATATCCCCCCTTCTATATCTTTAAAATTATTGTGGAAAGTTTTAATTAAAGTCATATCAATTGGTGGACTAGTTTCTATCAGTCTATCAAATTCTTCCTGTGAAGTTTTAAGTAAATAATTAACATCACACCTTTCTGATGGAATTTTAAGAAGTTCTGTTTTTATATTTCTATAAAACTTTCCCCACGATATAGATGCTATTCTGTGAGATTCATTTAATTCGTTAATTTTAAGGAATTGTTGGATTGTTGTTATTATACCAGCAATAATATTTAAAGATCCTATACTAATCTGAGTGATGCTTTGGTAATCCTCTGGTATTCTCTCAATGGCAAAATTAGCAGTACCAGTTAAAGTAGACAAAACAATAACAGGTATAGTAAATAATTTACTCATAAATGAGTATTTACTCTCAGCTCTTGAATGTAACCATCTATAGCACATAGCTTTATCCGACCATTCAGCTAATATTTTTTCATGTTGTTGAGACCAGGCTTTAATTTCGAATTCATTATTATTATCTTGATTCATTATACTAGTATGAATATAGATTTTATTAAAGATAAATTCGAGAATATTAAAGATTTAAAAATTACTATAGAGCGTGTATTAAATAATATGTATATAAAAATTGAATGTCTTAAAAATATATATAACGACTATATAAAAAAAAATAATAATGCGGAAATTGTTTTAACTTTAGATTCATTTCACTTTCAAACTAAATTTATAATGATTGAATATGAAAATTATGATAAAATTTATAAACTTTTTTTAAATAGATTATATGGAGATTACTATAAATTTTATAAATATATAATGAATAATATACTACATGAACTTACAGTTATTAACTCTAACAGATCTTTCCCCATATATAAAGATTTAAAGTATATTACATATGATTTTGAAACTATTATAGATATACATAACGAAATAATGCGTATAGTTCATGAATTAACAACATATCTTATAACCTTACAACATGAAAATAAAGGATATGAACAACAATCAGCATCTGGATTAAATATAAACAATTTTGTATCGGTTAATAAATTTAAAAATCTTGTTTTAGCTGAAAGAATCAATTTAATAACAGATTGTTTAACAAGTTATTCATCTTTTCAATCTAAATTTCTTGAAAGATTTTTATTAAAATTAAAGTTTTCTTATGCACAAATATCTGCTGATATTAAAATAGAAAATAATGAAATAATTGAAAAATCTATAGATAGAAATGTATTAGATTATATTGATGACACCAATCAGGTCGAAATTACAAAAATTTTTAATAATAATACAACTCCTTCTGTTTCATCTGACGAAGATGAAAAAATTACTGTTAATAAAGTCAATCAAGTTAATAATTTAAATCCGTTACGGTTTAATATGAAAAAATTATTGTGGATTACATTATTTTTAAATTTATTATATAGTATATCAACTCCACCAGTATCTGAATCAACAGCGTTAATTATAGTGTAAAAAAAATATTGTGAATTTATAAAAATGAGTGATAATAAAGAAATGTCAGTAGAAGCTCAAGAGGCTCTCATAAATGCAAAACGGAGTTCTCTTGTTAAAAAAATTAATGCAGCATCATGGACGCCTCATATGGAATTATTAATGAAACAATGGGGAGAAAAATCAGCGGGACTTAGATTTATTCATTCTAAATCTGCTACTAAATGGAAAAATTTTAGTAATAATTTAACTTTAACAACTATAATTATATCGACTGTATCATCCGCTGTTTCTCTTACAGCAACAAGCGTTGAAGACGAATATACTAAAAATGCTATCTTATATGGTGTTGGCGCGGTAGGACTTATATCTTCATTTGTACAAAGTGTAAAAAAATTTTATAATGCAGAGGAAAAAGCTGCAGATCACACTGCAGTGGCTAAACAATTTGGTTCTTTTTATAGATATATGACTTTACAAATGGGTATGTCTCGCGAAGATCGACTACCATCAGACCAGTTATCAGAATGGGCTCTAAAAGAATATGAAAGACTACAACAAGATGCTCCTCCGGTATCTGGAGAGGCAATTGCGCTTTTTAATGAAACTTTCAAGGAATCTTCGCAAGCAGTACCAGATATATGTGAGGATAAATTTGAAATTAAAGTATATTCATCTACAATTGATGAACAAGAATCTTTTTAAATATTAAAATTAAATGTTAGCTATTAATAATGGGAAATATAGACATATTTGATTTAATTAAAACAAGAATGGGGAAAGAGTATTATAATCTTAAAAATCATGTTGTAAGAACCTTAACTCCACACGTTATAAGAAGCACCGAACGAGGAATTGCAGATGATAATAATGTTATAGAAGACCTTATATCTGTTGTCTTTTTTGTAGGATTTAGAATAATGATATATTGTGATCAATGTCATGATTTTCTTGAAATGTTTAAAACAGACAGAACATTACTTTCATATCCGACACAACAGACCTCGTTTGGAACTAAAAGCATTCAAAAAAAAGGCGGAGGAGGTGGAAAAAGCGGAGGAGGTGGAAAGGGCGGGGGGGCGTCGGCGTCGGCGGCGGCTACGGCGGTGGCTACGGCGGTGCGACGGCGTCTCGCAGGGACTGCGGCGGGTATGTCTGCAAAGTTATATTACGATATGGAGAGAGACCTTTACTGGTATATGGATCAAATAAAATATCCTAATCATAAAGTAACAGATGATTTAAAGCATAAAGATTACGAATTATTTTATAAAATATTAACTTCAATTAGTGAAGGTAAATATATAATGACCCCGGTGATGAATTATTTGCGAACTAAAGAATCTAATAATTTTATAAAACAGCAGACAGCACTCGGAAAATCATCCACAGGTAGACAAAAACTGAATGAATATATTCCAAATGATGAAATAGCTAAGAATATTAGCAATATAATTCTAGAAGATTTATTTTTAATAAAAAAACAACCATTAGGTGAATCAGCAGATGCATGTTTTATAAGCACAATGGGTATAAATGAAATGTTAAAAAGGGTATATGATAATGTTTATTTAAACAGCACTGACTTTAAAAACAATATCGCATTTACAATTGATCAAGAGGGTTCAACGAGATCAACAATAGAAATATGGAATACTCTTCGCGAATTTAAAAAAGCGCAAATATGTAAACGTAGGGAGAAAGACAATCTTAAGTATTTTACTACAAATGCAACCCTTATAGACCCAGGGTCAGAAGCCCTTGAACGTCTTAGAAAATACTTAAAAGAAGATATGATATCTGTTCCTATAGATTTACCCGAATTAGACAAATATGACATTATTCAATTTAATGAAATAGATGTTATAAAATATAAATATGGTATACATGATACAAATTATACTATAACATTAGATAAAGCTTTTTCATATGAATATAAGCGTGACAATTATATGGTAAAAAATGCCACTTCAGTTAAAAGTATATCAGATTTTATTAAGAAGTCTCCTAATTATCTATACCATAAAGATATGATTTCCAGATTCACATTTTTTAAAACGTTTGGTGATCTAAATCAAGTCTTACAATTTGCCGGTAATTATAATAAAATTAAAGAACGAGTAGGAAGTAATTTTTCACCATTATTCCTAACTGGAGATATTTTATGTGGTAATTTTTCTGGGTTATTATCTCCCTATTCTATAACTGAAGATCGTAGTCCGCATTTACTTGGAGGAATACTGATATATTTAAATAAAGAAGAACAACAAAAATGGAATGAGTTTATTAAAACATTAACAAGTAATAAATATACCACGCTGACATTAACTAGAGATGGAGTTAGAGATGCTATTAGAGTTTTTACACCAGATACTAGTCAGGTAAGTTTTGGTAAGACAGATATTAAGTTAGAAAGTATATCTCGTTCGGATAAAAAAGATAAAAAATGGGTTGCTACATTTTTACGCAATGGTAAGAGAATAAATACACATTTTGGTCAAAAAAACGCTGAAGACTATACAATTCATAAAGATTTAGATAGAAGAAATCGATACATAGCTCGTCACAAAATTGACTTAAACACAAAAGACCCAATGCGCGCAGGTTATTTATCTATGTTCATTCTTTGGAATAAACCAGGGTTTAAAGATAGTATCAACGATTATATTAAAAGACTAAAAATTTTTAATAAGACAGGTAAATTTCCCATTAATATCTCTAATTACAATTCGTTTGGTGTGAATCCGGTAAGACAATTAGCTAGAACAGATGTAGTCAATTTTCCTCCTGAAATTTTAAGAAAAATAGATCAAGAGATACAAGTCGAAAAATTAGTTAAACAAACTAAGAAATATTTACCAAAACAAAGAAGATCCTCTTTGATATCTGAGCAACTTTATAATCCTGATGATACACAATATGATTTTGATTGGAGTCCGTCTGATTATAAAACTGTAGATTATTTAGAAAGTTTATCTAAATTTAATACAAAATCAAGTATAATTAATCACCTTGATGAATTGAATAATATTAGAAATAAATTTATAGATCTCGGTACAAATTTTTATGGAACAACTGAAGAAAGAATGAATGTATTTACTAGTAAAAAATATTTTGTAAATATTTTAAACAAGTTAGATTTAAATATATCATTTATAAATTTTTATAGAGATATAAATAGTGATCGTATCATATCTTATTTTAATCAAACTAGTTTTGGTGTACCATCAAATGTAATGAATAAAACTTTATATCTTAAAATTAAAGAAGAAATTAAAAAAGACATTAAAAATAGAAGGTGGGGTGCATATGATTCAGGTCGTTTAGTAAAAGAATATAAGAAAGCTGGAGGTAAGTACTCAGGAATTAAAAAAAGTAACCCATTATCTAGATGGTATGAAGAAAAATGGGTTAATGCTTGTAAATGGCCACAAATTGTACCATGTGGAAGAAAAGATATGAATAGTAAAATAGCATATTGTAGACCTTCAATTAGAATAAATAAAAATACACCGCGTACAGTTGAAGAACTTACAAAAAAACAAATATCTGAGAGATGTAGAATTAAACAACAAAATCCTACATCAATTTTAAAAAAAATGTTTCAAAATTAATTTATATATTAATTAATAATGAGTTTACCCCACTCTGTATCTCAATCAGTACATGCATCAATTGGAAGTATTCTAACATTACAAGCAGATAAATTGTATGATTCCACAAATAACCCCGGTACAACCGATGAATATTTAACTGCGCAAAATGATGGTAGTATAATATGGAAACAATTAGGTTCAGGAACTATTGGTGCAACTGGAGCAACTGGAGCAACTGGAGCAACTGGACCACTCGGACCAAGCGGGGCAAGTGGGGCGTCTGGAGCAACTGGAGCAACTGGAGCAACTGGAGCAACTGGACCAATTGGTCCTGATGGTGTAAAAGGTGGTAGAGGAGCAACTGGAGCAACTGGAGCAACTGGAGCAACTGGAGCAACTGGAGTAACTGGTCCACCAGGAGCTACTGGTCCTGCTGGCGGAGCAACTGGAGCGACTGGAGCAACTGGAGCTGATGGAGTTCATGGAGCAACTGGAGCAACTGGAGCAACTGGAGCAACTGGAGTAACTGGTCCACCAGGAGCTACTGGTCCTGCTGGCGGAGCAACTGGAGCGACTGGAGCAACTGGAGCTGATGGAGTTCATGGAGCAACTGGAGCAACTGGATTAACTGGAGCAACTGGACCTGATGGAGTTCATGGAGCAACTGGAGCAACTGGAGCTCCAGGGTCAACAGGACCTACAACAATTGGAGCAACTGGAGCAACTGGAGCAACTGGACCTGATGGAGTTCATGGAGCAACTGGAGCAACTGGAGCAACTGGACCTGATGGAGTTCATGGAGCAACTGGAGCAACTGGATCAACTGGACCTGATGGAGTTCATGGAGCAACTGGAGCAACTGGAGCAACTGGACCTGATGGAGTAACTGGAGCAACTGGACCTGATGGAGTTCATGGAGCAACTGGAGCAACTGGACCTGATGGAGTAACTGGAGCAACTGGAGCAACTGGACCTGATGGAGTTCATGGAGCAACTGGAGCAACTGGACCTGATGGAGTAACTGGAGCAACTGGAGCAACTGGACCTGATGGAGTAACTGGAGCAACTGGAGCAACTGGACCTGATGGAGTTCATGGAGCAACTGGAGCAACTGGACCTGATGGAGTAACTGGAGCAACTGGAGCAACTGGACCTGATGGAGTTCATGGAGCAACTGGAGCAACTGGAGCAACTGGACCTGATGGAGTTCATGGAGCAACTGGAGCAACTGGACCTGATGGAGTTCATGGAGCAACTGGAGCAACTGGACCTGATGGAGTAACTGGAGCAACTGGAGCAACTGGACCTGATGGAGTAACTGGAGCAACTGGAGCAACTGGACCTGATGGAGTTCATGGAGCAACTGGAGCAACTGGATCTGATGGAGTAACTGGAGCAACTGGAGCAACTGGACCTGATGGAGTTCATGGAGCAACTGGAGCAACTGGATCTGATGGAGTAACTGGAGCAACTGGAGCAACTGGACCTGATGGAGTAACTGGAGCAACTGGAGCAACTGGACCTGATGGAGTTCATGGAGCAACTGGAGCAACTGGACCTGATGGAGTAACTGGAGCAACTGGAGCAACTGGACCTGATGGAGTTCATGGAGCAACTGGAGCAACTGGACCTGATGGAGTAACTGGAGCAACTGGAGCAACTGGACCTGATGGAGTTCATGGAGCAACTGGAGCAACTGGACCTGATGGAGTAACTGGAGCAACTGGAGCAACTGGATTACAAGGAGCGACTGGAGTAACTGGAGCAACTGGACCTGATGGAGTAACTGGAGCAACTGGAGCAACTGGACCTGATGGAGTAACTGGAGCAACTGGAGCAACTGGACCTGATGGAGTTCATGGAGCAACTGGAGCAACTGGACCTGATGGAGTAACTGGAGCAACTGGAGCAACTGGATTACAAGGAGCGACTGGAGTAACTGGAGCAACTGGAGTAACTGGAGCAACTGGAGCAACTGGATTACAAGGAGCGACTGGTACAATAAGTGTGCCTGGATCTATAGGAGATTTAATAATTAGCGATGGAAATAATAGCGTTCTAAATTCTACATTTGTAAATATAGATGAAGTAAATCAAATAGTAAATATTAATGCAAATATTAAAATAGAAACGACTACAACAAATAGCACATTATCAATAGGTAATAGCGCGGGGACAACTAGTCAAGGAGTTAATTGTGTAGCTATAGGTAATAAAGCCGGTTCAAATATACAAGGGAGTAATAGTGTAGCTATAGGTAACTTAGCTGGTCAAATAACACAGAGTGATACAGCAGTAGCAATTGGAAATCTGGCAGCTAGTTCAAACCAGGGGATACATTCAGTTGCTATTGGTAACAGCGCTGGATCAAATACTCAGGGGTTTAGTAGTGTAGCGATTGGGACATTCGCTGGTTCAAATACTCAGGGGATTAATAGTGTAGCTATCGGACTTTTAGCTGGGAATTCAACTCAAGGAACTGAAAGTGTAGCTATCGGACTTTTAGCTGGAGCTACAAGCCAAGGTAACGGTTCTGTAGCAATTGGTGATGTTGCTGGGCAAACAAGTCAAGGTAACAGTTCTGTAGCAATTGGTATTTTAAGTGGTTGTAATCAACAAGGTAGTAATAGTGTAGCTATCGGAGGTTTAGCTGGGAATTTAACTCAAGGAACTGAAAGTGTAGCAATTGGATTAAATGCTGGAACTACAAGCCAAGGTAACAGTTCTGTAGCAATTGGTATTTTAAGTGGTTGTAATCAACAAGGTAGTAATAGTGTAGCTATCGGAGGTTTAGCTGGGAATTTAACTCAAGGAACTGAAAGTGTAGCAATTGGATTAAATGCTGGAACTACAAGCCAAGGAACTAAAAGTGTAGCAATTGGAAGAAATGCTGGGCAAACAAGTCAAGGTAGCAATAGTGTAGCTATGGGAGTTTTAGCTGGGCGAACAAGTCAAGGAACTGAAAGTGTAGCAATTGGAGATTTAGCTGGGCAAACAAGTCAAGGAAGTAATAGTGTAGCGATTGGTAAGACTGCTGGTTCCAATACACAAGGTGATAGTTCTGTAGCAATTGGTTGTAATGCTGGTTCCAATACACAAGGTAACGGGTCTGTAGCAATTGGTGATGTTGCTGGAGCTACAAGCCAAGGTAACAGTTCTGTAGCAATTGGTATTTTAAGTGGTTGTAATCAACAAGGTAGTAATAGTGTAGCTATCGGAGGTTTAGCTGGGAATTTAACTCAAGGAACTGAAAGTGTAGCAATTGGATTAAATGCTGGAACTACAAGCCAAGGAACTAAAAGTGTAGCAATTGGAAGAAATGCTGGGCAAACAAGTCAAGGTAGCAATAGTGTAGCTATGGGAGTTTTAGCTGGGCGAACAACTCAAGGAACTGAAAGTGTAGCAATTGGAGATTTAGCTGGAACTACAAGTCAAGGAAGTAATAGTGTAGCGATTGGTAAGACTGCTGGTTCAAATACTCAGGGGACTGAAAGTGTAGCAATTGGATTAAATGCTGGAGCTACAAGCCAAGGTAACGGTTCTGTAGCAATTGGTGATGTTGCTGGGCAAACAAGTCAAGGTAACAATAGTGTAGCTATTGGTATTTTAAGTGGTTGTAATCAACAAGGTAGTAATAGTGTAGCTATCGGACTTTTAGCTGGAACTACAAGCCAAGGAACTAAAAGTGTAGCAATTGGAAGAAATGCTGGGCAAACAAGTCAAGGTAGCAATAGTGTAGCTATGGGAGTTTCAGCTGGGCAAACAAGTCAAGGAACTGAAAGTGTAGCAATTGGAAATTTAGCGGGAACTTCAAATCAAGCATCAAATAGTTTAATTTTAAATGCGTCCGGATCAACTTTACAAAATACAACGGCAAATAGTTGTAAGATTAGTCCAATCAGTCCTTTGAGTGGAGAACAATATGTTCTCGTATACGACGACACTAATAAGTTTGTACATAAACAAACGATATTATCGGTTGACACTGCAAGTGGAGATGTGCATGCAACTGGAGATGTAATTTCTAATTATACTTCAGATATTAGACAAAAAACAAATATTGTTAAAATAAATAATCCATTAGAAAAAATTACGAAAATATCTGGTAATACATTCGATTGGATTAGTAAACCTGATAGACCTAAAAATGATATTGGAGTAATAGCTCAAGAGATACAAGACGTGTTACCATCTGCTGTAGT